TAGGTCACTTTGAATTAAATCTCCTGTTATTATCATTCTACTATTCTCACCTAAACGAGTTGTTACCATCTTCATTTGCGATGGACTACTATTTTGCATCTCATCTGCTATTATTATACTACCTTTATTCTTTTAATATTATACTTTTTTTGTTATTTTTTTTTACATATAATATTAAAAAAATTGAAATGCTTTTTTTATATTATATTTCATTTATTTTAGTCGTCCGCAAACATCAAAATGAATTTCTCGCAAACATCAGCAGAAGAATCAATCGCATCAGGAGGAGGAGATCTTTCATTGTTACCATGGTATCATCATCTAGAATTATTAGAAGCAAGATATTCAACAACAGAAAACACAGATGCAGATAATGAATTTTTCAAGAAAGATCCAGACCATCAAGATCCAGAAGGAGGATTGCAACGTTGTTTCAGTGATTATCATTATGAAGACGGACACAATTGGGGTAAAAAAGAGAGAGGTGAGACTCTGACTGATGATGATGAAATTATTATAAATAAACCATATAAAAATTGGGCTGGAGATTTTTGCCATTACAACACCAATACAAAAGAAATATATTATAGTTGTAGAAATAGTTTAGGTAGGGTTTTTCAACAAACCGAATATGTTAGAATTAATAAAAATTATCCTAGAGATTATAATTTAGATATTTTAAATGGATGGTCACAACCTCCACAAAATCATCATATCCTTTATGATCTTCTTGAACCTGAAGAAGAAGAAGTATCACCACATATCGAATCATATTTATCACCACAACTAGAATCATATTATACAGCTGCTTCATATATCAATAATCCTGAACCAGAACGTAATGATTCTACTCTTATTTCTCTTATTTCTCCTCTTCCTCCTCCTCAACGAATGGAAACTTGGAGTTATTATCCACAAATACATGATGATGATGATGATGACGACATCGAACCTATTGAATCATTAAAAAGTATTAATGATATGTCATCAATTGAATTTAAACAACATATTAAATATATTAAATGTTCTATTAAATCTAAACATGATATTTCTAAAATGACATCAGAAGAATATTCTGAATATATTCAAGAATTAAGAGAAGATTATTAAATATACTAATGATAAAAATTTATATTTAGCTTATTATAAATTTTGTTAATAAAAAATTTATATAGTATAAATTTAATTAATAAATATATATAATAAATATCATATATTAATTTAACCGTTGGGCAAACGGGAAAATAAATTGCTGAAAAGCAAAACAGAAAGTTAAACAGAAATGTTTAACTTTCTGTTTTTTTTATTATTTAATAAATTTAAATATATATTTTTTTTAAAATATATATATATATTAATGTCAGGACAACAAATACCGCAATATCCATTACCACCAACACCACAATATTTTTCAGAATATAATCCTACTACAACTAGTCTACTAGACCCAGTAACAACAGAAATAAGAATAGGTCCAAGAATAAATATACCTACTAATGATGCGACAACTATGGGAACTAAACCTGCTGCGACTACTCCAATTGTAATACCAAATCAATCATATTTAATGCGTTTAAATTATAATGACCCAGGTTTAGAATTACAACATCTTATGTATCAAATATTAGGTATGCTTACTGGTATTGATTTTTCATTGCCTAATCCTCCTCAGCATATATTGGAGTTTCCATTAATACATATTGAAGTTATAAATCTTAGAACGCAAACACCTTCTTTTACATTTTTTGCGTTACGTGATGATACTGATCTTTATAAATTGATTGCACCTCAATCATCAGTAACGTCCAAAATTACTGCTAATCACCTAAAACACTTATATGATACTGATCGTTTTATGCATGAATTCATTAATAGAATAGTTTTAAAATCAATGCATGAAAAAATTCTATTTGAAGGATTTCCTGATAATGATATATCATTAGCTATAAATCTTAATTTATATTTTAATAGAAAACAAGGTGAGTGTATATTTCATCGAGATAGAGATCCAATGGTTAAAATATCAGCTTTATCTTTAACATTTGTTTTACCTCTAGCAATAAACAATATTCCAGTTATAATTAAAGGTACTACAGTTATAGACAAAGCTCTTATACCAATTAAATATCAATTTACACTACCTGTACAAAATAATTCAACATTGATGTTAAATGATGAACTTTTAATGCATACTACTCCGGATGATATAGTTAATGTTTCTAATACACCACAAGTAAGAGGTCTAAAAATAGAGGGTGTTAATATATTAGATCCCGCCAATAGAGCATATATAGCAAGAAATATTAAACATGTTGATCCAATAGATTCTCAAGAAGTTATACAGCCATTTCAATTAGCATCTATATCTCATCCATATACTCCACAAATTGTTGGAATGTTGCAAACTATAGAACATAGCACACAAAATTTAAACAATAGATCATTTATTAGAACACATTATGTAACCAGATTGATAGAATTAAATAATCCAGTAAATGGTACTACTATACCAGATTATGATTTTGACACGGTTCGTGATATAGAACGATTTAAAGCAGATAGTATTGATGTAACACCACCTCAAGGAATACCAATAGATCCTATGTTTATAATAGGTATTGTAAATCAAATGAGAGTAATGACACGTTTACCAACTGATAGTGAGAGATATCCAGATGAACCACCATTATCCCCAAATGATATGTTTGAAGTATTTTCTACTCATAGTTTAGGTGGAGCAGCAACAACAAATGATATGAATAATATGATTAATATTAATAATAATGATGATATAAATGAAACTATTAAAATGAATAAAGTATTAACTAATAATAATGTAACTACCAAAATGAATAAAGTATTAACTAATAATAATGTAACTAATAATAATGTAACTAATAATAATGTAACTAATTTGAATAAAGTTCAAAAAGATTTTTTATCAATTATGTCAGATGCATCAATTAATTTAAAAAATATTAAAATGATAACTGATCCATCCCAAGAATTTATTGTTGGAAGATATTATAAAAAAAGTAATTTAAAAAAAGGTGGTTTAAAAAAACGTAAAATAACAAAACGTAAAAAAACAAAAAAAAATAAACGTAAAAAAACAAAAAAAAATAAACGTAAATAACAAAAAAATAATTTGTAAGATAGATAATGATTAATATAATATGATTATATATATTAATTACTAATATTGAATTCTGGTATGCTATATTTGTCATCATTTTTTACATATTTTGCAATAATTTTTGGATTCATTTTATTATCAATAATATCTTCTGCTTGATAAACATTATTAAATTGATCAATATAATAAATGATTCCTTGAATATCTTGTGCATATACTTCAATTTTTTGTATAGTATTGGTATCATCATTTAAATTATCTATAATACCGTGAGGTGTTCCTTTTAGATGAGTTCCACAGAATTCACTATTTATTTTTTTTCTTCTAGTGCATTGTTCATTATTAGCTCTTTTTGCGCAACATCTATCATATATAGGAACAACATTTTTAACTCGTTTTCTTTTTTGAAAATCTTCTTTAATAAAAGTTAATCTGTCATAATCATAAATATATTGAAGAATATTATTAACATTTTCATTTTTACTAATACCTAATTGAATGGTTTTTTCCCTAATAGAATCTTTAAAAGTAGTAACATAACTTTCTGCTTTTTTGTTTAAGCGTTTTTCCATATTATTAAATATGATATAATATAAAGTATAATCTTTATTTCATTTTTTTTATATATAGAATAGAATATACTTAAAGAAATATTATTATTTATGAGGTAATACTAATATACATAAAATAATTAATATATAAAATAAAATATATATACCATATACATCTTGTCCAACACCATAAAATTTAAGTATTTGAGATATACTATAAAAACATATTATAGATAATCCAATTAATGTTATAGTCTTCATTGTTGTTATAATATTATTTTATATTTTATAAATGTAATTTAAAGTATTTGAAAATTCAATGATTTTTTATTAATATAATGATAACTTAATGGTATTTGTTGATTATATTCTTTTAATACTAAAATATTATTTTTTAAAATAGTATCATCATCTAATTGAATATTACCTAAATATATGCTATTATAATTTTGTGTCCATTTACTATTATAATCAGTTATTCTCATAGTTAAAAAATCTATATTTTTATATAATGTAGAATTTTCTAATTTTTTTGTTTTAATATCAGATTCATCAACATCATCATTTAAACTATTTTCTACATATTTAGTTAATCCAGTAAATATAGCAAATCTTACTATACCATCTTTAATATCATTTGTACATAATAATTTATTATAATCTTCAATATGTGTAGATGAATAATTAATTGCATTAAAAAAATTAGTAAAATAAAAATATGGTCCAAATATATTATTATCAGCACATCTAGTTTGTCCAAATGTGTATATAAAGTTTAATTTATTAGCAGGTTTGCTAACATAATTTACTATTGGTATTTCAAAATTTAAATTATTTATATCTTTTATAAAACAAAAATACATATTATTAATGAAATAATTAGATACTTCATTATTTATATTAATATTACATAAATGTTTATGATTAACAATTTCATCTACTAAAGCGAACCATACGTTATTTTTTCGATAAATATCATTTAATTGAATATTTAATTTTGTAATATTAATGTATATATATAAATTATTATTATATTTATAAAATCCATTAAATTCGATCAATTCATTAATTTCGACTAATTTATTGAATTCTATAAAATTTGTTTTTAATAATAATTGTAATAATAGAATAGTATGATTGAGTAAATTAGTTGAATTTAAATCTTTATGAATTTCAATTTTTGGGAAATTTAAATATTCATCTAATTTTGTTTTTATTAATAAAAATGTTAAAAATGGTAATTTTCCTTGAAAATTAATATTATAACCACATAAATATATATTATTATAATTATTTAATTCAGTATCTTGATCGTGTAATTCTTTATTTAAAATATTTTTAACATTATAATTATAATATATAGGGATTTCTGGATTATAAATTTCATCTTCCATATAGTTAAATTAAAACTATAATATTTAAATTATTATAATTTAAATATTATTTATTATCTATTTTTCGTTTAATTGTTTCTTTAATTTCTTCTTGTCTATCATCCATAATATGTTTTACAAGTTCTTCTGCAATATTAGGTTCATTTTTATAATATTTTTGTAAAGAGGTTAATAACATTTTACTATTAATAGATTTTTTTACTTTATTAGTTTTATAAACTAAAGAACCACCATTTATATCAAAACAATCTATTTTATTTGTTTTCATAACTTTTACCAAACTTTCAGTTAACAATTTTTTATTCTTATTTTTATTTTTAATGTCTAATTTTAAATTACTTATTTCTGTGTCATTTTTAATCCATTCTTTTATATTATTTACTAACTCCTCTTTAGTTTCCATTAATATATTATTTAAATAATCTATTTATATTGTTTAATTATTTATTTATTTTCTTTTGTTTTAATTCTTCTTTTTCTTTTATTTTCGTTTGTTTTAATTCTTCTTTTTCTTTTATTTTCGTTTGTTTTAATTCTTCTTTTTCTTTTATTTTCTTTTGTTTTAATTCTTCTTTTTCTTTTATTTTCGTTTGTTTTAATTCTTCATTTTCTTTTATTTTCTTTTGTTTAAAGTCTTCTTTTATTTTATCAATTTCCATTAATTTCTTTTGTTTTAATTCTTTTTTTAATTTATCACTTATTTCTTTTTTATATTTTTTTATCATTATTTTTTTATGATAACAACAATAATAATTTTCATCAAAATAATTATCTCCATTATAGTGTCCATTATAATAATTTATTTGTGTACCTAAAACATCACAATTATAATCATCTTCAGAATTATAATTACATTTTTTCCAATTTAATAAAAATTGTTGTGATTGATTATAATTAGGATTATAATCATTTACACCTTGTATTTTTTTTAAATTTAATTCTGCATAATAAGGTAATACCGTTTTTTGTTTATTACGACAATATGGACATCTAATTTCATTATGGTTTAAATGATTATTATGTGTTTCCATATTATTATATTTTTCTTTGTGATTTTTTATATCATAATATAAAGGTATATAATTAAATTTATGACCACATTCTAATGTAACAAATTTATCAATTAATTTTTCATTACTTATTAAACAGATCGATTCATTTTTTTTATCTTCAATGGTATTATCATCTAATAGTTTATATAATTCTGAAAAAAAATCTATATTATCTTCTATACTATATTTGTGCATATATATTATTATTATAAAGTTATATCTTTATATTTTTATGTATGTTAATATATTATGTCACCACCAGAAATTTGGGGTCCTGCTTTATGGATCTTTTTTCATACTTTAACTGAAAAAATTAATGAAAATGCGTATACTCGTATATCACCTCAATTGTTTGCTTTTTTTATAAGAATATGTAAATATTTACCTTGTCCAGAATGTTCAATACATGCAAGTGATTTTTTAGCAAAAGTGAATTTTTTAGATTTAAAGAATAAATTAGCACTAAAAAATATGTTTTATTTATTTCATAATAAAGTTAATTTAAGAAAGAAAAAAAAATTATTTAATTATACTTATATTAATATTTATCAAAGATATAAAATAGTTAATGTTGTTAATAATTTTATACAAAAATATCAAACAAAAGGAAATATGAAACTTCTGGCTGAATCATTTCAAAGACAATTAATTATTAAAGATTTTAAAAAATGGTTTACACAATCAATTCTTGCATTTATTCCACAATTAAATATACCACCTAAATTATCTTTACCAAATATTAATAAGAGAGAAGAAATAAAAGAAAGTATTGTTGATACTACTACTACCACCGATACTACTAGTGATATTATTATTGATACTAGTGATATTATTATTGATACTAGTGATATTATTATTGATACTAGTGATATTATTATTGATACTAGTGATACTAGTGATACTCCATTACTACCGATTATATAAAAAGTATAACTTTAAAATTTAATTGATACCACTTATTAATTGTCCATTTTTATATAAACTGCATTTAAAAGTTTGTTTTTTAGGTTGATAACAAACATCTTTATTACTAGATATTTCATTAAAAAATAGATATTTACCATTACCACTACTATACATTAAAGTAATAATAAAAGAAGAAATAGATACTCCAAGTAATATATTTATAAATAAATCACTAATACTAGCAATGCATTTTTTATATTGTTTAATAAATATGTCAAATATGAAATAAGTAATTAATAATAAGAATAACCAAAAATTAGGATCTCCATTAGTAAACATAGGTATAGATAAATATGTAATAGTAAAAGCAAATACAAATGCACTAAATGTAGGATTACCATATTTACTATATTGAACACTTGTGCAAATACTATTATCATATACAAGAGGTGAAGTTTCTGACATCATATAAATATAATTACGAGTTACACAACAACTAATTATAAATCCTAAATAAATAATTCCTTTAAAATTTTGAAATAAAAAAGATAAACTAGTAATACTAGCGACAAGAATAATTGGTGAATAAATACTAAAAAAGGCTAACATATCATAAATTTGATAAATTTTTAATGGTGTAATATTTGCATTAGTATTAGTTGGACTAGTTGAACTCATATAATAATATATTATTATTATTATTATTTATTTATCTAATATTAAATTGAAAGCTTCATTAACATGATTAATTGGATAAAATGAGATTCCTTTAATTATATTTGAGTTTTGATATTTTTCCAAAAATTCATCAAAATCTTTTTGATTATCTTTTGGGAAAATGAATGATTTAACTCCAGCTTTAATGGATCCGATTATTTTATGGGTTAATCCTCCAATTGCAGTTACCTGTCCAGACATTTGTATTTCTCCTGTAATAGCAAAATCAGCTTTAATTGGAATATTATTTAATAAACTATATATAACACAAGTAATAGCACATCCTCCACTAGGTCCATCTTTTTGAACACTTCCATCTCCAGTATGAATATTAATTCCACATTTATTATTTATTAAATCATATTTCTCTCTTATTATATTTTGTTTATCTATATCAATTAAATTCCAAGCAACAGTTAATGATACGTGCATACTTTCACGCATAACTTCTTGTTGTAATCCAGTTAATTTTAATTCTAAAAAAATATTAGATGGAAAGAATTTTGCATGAATAGGTAAAGTTCCACCATTTCCATATGATGTAGCATACATTCCATTAATAAGTCCAATTGTGTTGATATTAATAATTGGTTGAATAATAATATATTTTTTATCTTTTAAATACTTATTTTTAATATTATCAATTGTAATTTTAATAGGCAATTCATAATTAATATTAATATTTTTTAATATATCTAAATTAATATCTCCAATAATTTCAAATAATAATTCTTTTAATTTTCTTACACCGGGTTCTAATGTATATTCATCAATTATAAATGTTAAAACAGTATCATTAAATAAAATCATATTTTCTAATCCCATTTTTTTACATATTTCTGGAATAATATGTTTATGACTAATAATTAGTTTATCTTCTAAATTTAAATTTTTAAACTGTATTCTATGAATACGATCTAATAATATTTTATCTATATTATCTGGATTATTATATGATAAAATAAATAAAACTTTAGATAAATCTAAATTAATTCCTGTGAAATACTTATCTTGAAAACAATCATTTTGAGTAGAATCTAATAAATGAGTTAATATTCCAATAATTTCTTTACCGTGATCAGTTTGACTAATTTTATCGACTTCATCAATAAATATAATAGGATTCATACATTTAGTATCAATTAATATTTGAACAATTGTTCCCCAAGTAGAACCTACATAAGTGTAATTATGACCTTGAAGAGTACTACCATTACTTTCACCGCCCATTTGTATCATAGAAAATGGTCTATTAACACCTTTATCATCTTTTAAAAATTCAGATAATCCACGTTTAGCTAATGATGTTTTTCCAACCCCAGGAGGACCTTCAAAACCAAAACAATAACCATCTTGTTCTCCATTAATCCATTGACTTATTATTTTTTCTATATGTTGTTTTGCTTTATCGTGACCATATACAGCAGTATCTAATGTAGATTTAACATCTATCATATAATTGGATAATTTATTAATATTAATATTTAAAGATTCTATATTATTTGTAATATTATTACTATTTATATTTTGTGTAATTACAAATGAGTTTATTATATCTTTTATAATTTCAATATTTGAATTCATTTTATATGTTTCTATAAATTCAATTATTTCTTTTTGCATTTGATTTTTATTTTTTGCGTTTGATTTTATATATTCTTTTTTAATATTATATTTTTGAATAATATTATTAATTATTATAATATTTTTTTGTAATTCTTCTTTATTACATGTCATACAATATTTTTTGATATTTTCTATATTTTCACTATTATTAGTATTTAAATATTGTTGTATTTTTTTAATATATTGTAATATTTCAACATTAGTATATTTATTTTTATTGGGTATTTCATTAATAATGCTTTCTATATTGTTTTCGATATATATATATTTAAATTGTTTTTTAATTTCATCCATTAAATTTAAGATTGGTTCTTTTTTATATATATTAAAAGGTATTTTTAATAATCCATCTAAATATTGACGTGCTTTTATATTTGAATCATCTGTTTTTGTTTTGATTTCTTTTAATTTTATCATTGCTTTTTCTTTTACTAAATCACTCGTTTTTAATAAACAAATCTGTTGTTCAATTGGAATTTTATTTATATCATAATTGTTTAATTTATTTGTATAATAAATCGTTTTTTTCATCGCTTGTTTAAAAAATTGTTTTAATGACCATGGAAAACTATCAAATATTATTATTTGTTCTTTTGTATCTATCATTTCATTAGAACTATTTGAAAGAAGATCATATAATAAATAAGCTAAATATTGGTTTTCACAATTTGAAGAACAAATTAAAAGAGTTATTAACATATTCCTTTTATTAAACATTTCATATGCACAAAATTCCTTTATTATATCTGGCAATAGTTTTTGTTTTAAAATATTATATTGAGTTATATAAATTAAATATTTGTTATAAATATCATTTTCCTTGTCATATATTAAATAATCTTTTAAATTTAAAGATGATATAAAATTATCTAAAAAATCTTGATTTAATAAATCTTTTTTTAATATTTGATTTTTTATTTGTTTTTTTTTATCTATAATATAGTTGTTATTTACAAAATTAATAAATATGTCATCAACAATCCCATAAATTATTAAACTCGTTTTTAAAACTATATTATAAATATATAATTTCATTCCAAATACTTTCATATGAAATTGCTTATAATTTAAACTTACATCATAACAATATAAATTTAATGACGCATTTATACTTATTTCATTAGTATTATTTTTATCTTTTTTATTTATAAATTTATAACTAATTGGATGAAAATACTTTTTTAAAAGATCTAATTTATCTAATTCTAATTCTGTTATAAATTTATTATTGTTTCCAAAACATATCATTAATAAATCTTCTAAACTATTTGTACCATATATTTTTAATAAACACGATAAATCATTATTTATTATTTGTAAATTATTTATTAAATTATTATTATTTGTATTATTATTTTTATTATTATTATTTTTTATATCATTATTTGTATTATTTAATAAAATTGTTATTTCTTCTATTTTTATATTTAGTTCTTCAAATTTTTCAATACATGTTGTAACTTCATTAATATTTAATATATCAAAAAAACTATTTTTTTGAACATGTATAATCGTTTTTTGAATCACATCTTGAAAAAATATTATTTTTTGTTCAACTAAAATTAATACATCATTAATTTTAATAGTATTTTTTATATTTTTACTTAATTCCATTTATATATATTATATATTTATTTATTAATATATAAATAAATATTATTTTACTTGATTATATTAGAATTATATATTTTTTATAAAGTTCAATGGTGTTTTAGAATTTAAATATATATGTAAATCTCCTAGTTTATGTTTAAATATTGGATTATTCATATTTGAGTGTGTTTCTACAAATTCAGTTAATTCTATAAAGGCATCATTCACATTACTAATCTTATTCGGTAATCCGGATGATTTTATTTCCATTGTACCATATGTACCAAGATAAATTACTTTCTCTAATAATTTGTATAATTGAGGATTTACTATTTTTACAGATTCATAACTTTTTAGCATATTTAATAAACGTAAATCGTGACTAATATTATTATAATTTGCATTAAGATAAGAATTACTTGAAGAGGGTTTCTCATTATTTACCCAACCATATCCAGATTTCTCTCCACATTTTGTACATTCTTTACAAATTTCTTTATAAATTTCAGCAGTTTTTTCTTTAAAATATGATCTTCCATAATCTATAATTTTAGCCATATAATAACTATTAAATTTTATTATTTTATTATCTTTTAAATGATAATGATAAGTTATATATGAATCTTTTAAAGGTTGATAAAGAAGAACATTACCTGTATGTAAATCATAATGAGTAAAATTTAATGACATTGAAGATAAAGTAGAATAAATTTGAAAAAGTATATATGGTAAATTAAATTGTATAAATTGTATAAGTTCTGTATTATTTTTGTTTTCCAGTAAAGATGATATACTATTAGAATTTCTCAAATTTTGTATCATTATAGCTAGATATTTAGAATCTAAACAAGATTTTTTAAAAGTAGGACTTGGTAATTCTATTAAACTATTTAAGAATACATTTTTATTTATTATTTTATTTTTTTTAACATAATTCCAATTTGTATTAGATGTATATAAATATATACCATATGTATCTACAAATGTTGGATATATTTGTATCCAATTATTAATTTCTAATCCAATTAAATATTCATAATACAAATTATCACTTTTTTGTGCAGCAGATGATTTTAAAATAACATAAACATCATATTTATCACGAGAAAATTTCATTTTATTAACAAATCCATTAGAAGAAGGTTCTCCGATTCTTTGAATTGGAGGTTCAATATATTTTAAATCTTTAAAATTATTAAATAATTGTTTAATTTGTGTAGCTTGAATTCCAAATGCTAAGCATAATTCAGAATCTAAACATTGTTTTAATAATTCTGTCATATTAACATTTGTAGATTTTGGAGGTATAATTGTAGATTTTGGAGGTATTTTTGGAGGTATAATTGTAGTTTTTAGAGGTATTTTTGGAGGTATAATTATAGTTTTTGGAGGTATAATTGGTATTTTTTTTAGAGTTTTATTTTTTTTGGTTAATTTGATTTTTAGAGTTTTCTTTTTTTTTGATGGTTTGATTGGTTTGATTTTTAAAGTTTTCTTTTTTTTAAGTAGTTTAAGTCTTTCTTTTTCTTTTTGTTTATCTTCTTTTTCTTTTTGTTTATCTTCTTTTTCTTTTTGTTTAAGTAGTTTAAGTCTTTCTTTTTCTTTTAAATTGTTATTCATTATATTATATAATAATATAATATAATATTACATTTGTAGTTCCCTCAAATTTTATTATTTTTTATAAATTGCATAGGGGTTTTATCATTTAAATATACATGTAAATCTCCCAATTTATAATTAAATATATTAACTTTTAAATTTGAATTCGTTTTTACATATTGTGCTAAAATTATAAATGCATCATTCACATTATTAATATTCGAAGGTAATCCTGATATATTATGATTTATCATCATACCATTTAAATTATAAATAACTTTATTTAATATGTTAAATAATTCTGGATTTACTATTTGTATTTGACTTCCATTTTTTAATAAAAGATTAGTTAAAAGATATAAATCTTCATTTATATTATTATTTTTTGGAGGATGACATACTGTATCATATCCAACATTTACTTCTTTTTTACATTCTTTGCTAATTTCTGTACAAATTCTAGCGGTAGTTTCTTTAAAATATGATCTTCCATAATCTATAATTTTAGCCATATAATGACTATTAAATTGTAATATTTCATCTTTTAAATGATAATGATAAGTTATATATGAATCTTTTAAAGGTTGATAAAGAAGAACGTTACCTAAGTGTAAATCATAATGAGTAAAATTTAACGACATTGAAGATAATGTGGAATAAATTTGAAAAAGTATATATGGTAAATCATATATAATAAAATATATTAATTGTGTTGGTTCAGTATTATTTATTACTGATGATATAGTATTAGAATTTCTTAAATTTTGTATCATTATAGCTAGATATTTAGATTTTAAACAAGAATTCGCAAAAGTAGGATTTGGTAATTCTATTAAACTATTTAAGAATACATTTTTATTTATTATTTTATTATTTTTTGCATAATTCCAATTTGTATTAGATGTATATAAAAATATACCATAAGTATCTACAAATGTTGGGTATATTTGTATCCATTTATTAATTTCTAACCCAATTAAATATTCATAATATAAATTATCACTATTTTGTGTAGCAGATGATTTTAAAATAACATAAACTTCATAATCATCACGAGAGAATTTTATTTTATTAACAAATCCATTAGAAGAAGGTTCTCCGATTCTTTGAATTGGTGGTTCAATATATTTTAAATCTTTAAAATTATTAAATAATTGTTTAATTTGTGTAGCTTGAATTCCAAATGCTAAACATAATTCAGAATCTAAACATTGTTTTAATAATTGATCAACTTCAACATTAACATTATTAGAATTATTATCTACATTATCTACATTTAGTATATTTTTTATAATTTTTGTTATAATTTTTAATGTTTTATTTTTTTTAATTGGTTTTATTTTTAATGTTTTATTTTGTTTTTGTTGTTGTTTTTCTTTAAGTTGTTGTTCTTTCTGTTTTTGTTTTAATTGTTGTTCTTTCTGTTTTTCTTTAAGATGTTTTTCTTTTTCTTTCTGTTTCAATTGTTGTTGTTTTTCTTTTTCTTTAAGTAGTTGTTGTTTTTCTTTTTCTTTAAGTAGTTTTTCTTTTTCTTTTTCTTTAAGATGTTTTTCTTTTTCTTTCTGTTTCAATTGTTGTTGTTTTTCTTTTTCTTTAAGTAGTTTTTCTTTTTCTTTTTGTTTCAGTAGTTGTTCTTTCTGTTTTTCTTTTTCTTTAAGCTGTTTTAGTCTTTCTTTTTCTTTTAAATTATTCATTTATTTATAATGTAATTATATTATATAAATAACTTAAATAATATTAAACATTATTTAAGTTATAGTATATTAAATAAATATGGGAATTCCTAGTTATTTTTCATATATTGTTAAAAATCATTCAAATATTATTACAAAATTAAGTTTTTCAAATCTTCCAATCCATAATTTATATATGGATTGTAATTCTATTATTTATGATATCGTTTCAAAAATAGATTTTTCTCTAATAATGAGTTCTGAAACTGAAACTATAATTAATAATGTTTGTTCTAAAATTGATGAATATATTTTATTACTTAAACCTAATAATAATATATATATCGCATTTGATGGTGTCGCTCCTATTGCTAAACTTGAACAACAACGATCCAGACGATATAAGTCTATTTATCAAAATAAAATATCACGGTCGATTTTTAAGGATACTACTATTGATCCTTGGAATACTACAACTATTACTCCAGGAACTATTTTTATGCAAAAATTAAATCAAGTAATTTATTTAAAATATAATAATCCTGATAAATATAATGTTAAATCCATTTTTGTATCAGGGAGTGATAAATATGGTGAAGGAGAACATAAATTATTTGAATATATTCGGAAATTCCCTGAAGAACATTTAAAATTCAATACAATTATTTATGGGTTAGATGCAGATTTAATTATGTTATCAATGGTTCATTTACCTATATCTACAAATATTTATCTTTTTAGAGAAACACCTTATTTCATAAAATCTTTAAATTCAGAACTTGAACCAAATGAAAATTATTTATTAAATATTCCAGAATTCTCTAAAATTATTACATTTGATATGAATAATAATAATAAATTAACAACTGATATAGAACATAAAAGTATTTATGATTATATCATATTATGTTTTTTTCTTGGAAATGATTTTATGCCTCATTTCCCTTCAATTAATATTAGAACAGGAGGTATAGATAAAATGATTAATGCATATAAATTAACTATTGGTAATACTAGCAATAATAATTTAACAGATAATTTAAAAATAAATTGGATTAATTTAAAATCATTGATTCAACATTTAGTTATTAACGAAGAAGAATTTTTTAAATTAGAAACTAAATTACGTGATAAAAAATCTAAATATATATTACCTGATGACACACCTGAAGAAAAATATAAAAAATTTGAATTATTACCTATGTATGATCGTAACTTAGAAAAATATATAAATCCATATAAGACTAATTGGCAAGTAAGATATTATAAAGTATTATTTAATATTGATATTAATGAAACAAATAAAAAACAAATATGTATGAATTATCTTGAAGGTCTTGAATGGACTTTTAAATATTATACTACAGGTTGTCCTGATTGGAAATGGTGTTATAAATATAATTATCCTCCTTTATTATGTGATTTAATTAAATATATTCCAAATTTAAATACTGAATTAATAACAAATAGTATAGCAAATCCAGTTTCAGAATTAGTTCAATTATGTTATGTATTACCAAAGCAAAGTTTATATTTATTACCAAAAGATTTAAATAATTATTTATTAAAATATCATAGTGAATGGTATAATACGGAATGTGAATTTATATGGGCTTATTGTCGATATTTTTGGGAATCACATGTTAAATTGCCTTATATAAATATAAATGAATTAGAAGAAATTGTAAAAAAAATAGTTAAATAGTTAAATTATTTCTCTCTCTCCTAATATATTTCTTTAAGTAGATTAAAGAAATATATATTATTTTCTTTAAATATGTTTAAAATATATCTTTTATTTTCTTATTATTTTCTTTAAATAGATTAAAAAAATATAGCTTTAAAAAGAAAATTTGATTTATTTATTTCAAAAGTTTTTTCCGAAAAATGAAAATGGACAAAAATAAATGTCCAATTTTATTTTTGAAAAAAAGTCTTGAAAAAAAATATTTTTTACTGCATAAATATTTTTAAGGTAAGGACACTAAAATAAAATTAATATTTTTGTTATGATAAAAAAATAAAAAAATGGACAAAAATAGTTTGGGTAATTAATGTCACTATTTAATTAATGACATTAATAACTATTTTAATGACATTATTTATATTTTAATTATCGTCATAAAATATATTTTAATTATCATACATTTATCCTTTAAAAATCATTAATTAAACCAAATAATATATTATATTATATTGTTTTTGAATTTAAAGAAAATCTTTCAATTTCTTTAAATAGATTTAAAATATATATATTATAATTTTCTTTAAGTATATTTTAAAAATATAGCTTTAAAAAGAAAATTTTATTTATTTTTTTCAAAAGTTTTTTCCGAAAATTAAAAATGGACAAAAATAAATGTCCAATTTTATTTTTGAAAAAAAGTCTTGAAAAAAAATATTTTTTACTGCATAAATATTTTTAAGGTAAGAGAGATAAATAAAATAAAATAAAAATGTTATGATAAAAAAATAAAAAAAAATATATTATTAAAAAATAAGAATTTAAGGGTAAAATATGTTATTATTTATATGATGACACCTTTAATTAAAATACCTCAATTGAAATATTATTGCAATAATTGTCACTTTAACACATCAAATAAAAAAGATTATAATAGACATTTAATGACACAAAAACATCAAATGATGACAAATGACGATAAATTACCCCAACTAAATAAACCTAAATATTACATTTGTGAATGTGGAAAACAATATAAATATCGTCAGGGATTATTTATACATAAAAAAAAATGTCTACTTATCAATAAATGTAATGATAATATGAATAAATGTCCAAATATCAATAAATGTCCAAATATTAATATTAATGAAACTATTAATGAAAAAGATTTAATTATCTCTCTTTTACATCAAAATAATGAATTACATAATCAATTAATTGAAATATCTAAAAAAAATAATACTAATAATATTAATATTAATAATACTAATAATATAAATTCCAATAATAAAATATTTAATTTAAATGTGTTTTTAAATGAAACATGTAAAGATGCAATGAATATTATGGAATTTGTAGATTCTCTCAAATTACAATTATCTGATTTAGAAAGTGTAGGAAAATTAGGATATGTAGAAGGTATTTCCAATATTATAATTAAAAATTTAAAAGCTTTAGAAGTTAATAAAAGACCTCTTCATTGTAGCGATTCAAAGAGAGAAGTAATGTATGTTAAAGATGAAAATAAATGGGAAAAAGAAAATAATGATAAAAAAAAAATAAGAAAAGCAATCAAAAGCGTAGCTAATAAAAGTTCGAGATTATTACCAGAATTTAAAGTAAAACATCCAGATTACAATAAAAGTAATTCAACTATTTCTGATGAATATTATAAAATAATGGTTGAATCTATAGGAAACTCCGAAGATTATAATAATGATAATAAAGTTATTAAAAAAATCGCAAAAAATGTAGTAATCATTAAATAATTAAAAATATTAGTCAAATTATATAATGTTAAAAATATTAGTCAAATTATATAAAATATTAGTCAAATTATATAATTAATTTTTATATTTAATTATATAATGTCAAAACAAATTATTAGTGAAATAGCTAATAGAGAAGCTTTTTTTACTTTGTTATCACATAATCAGGGATTAATTGTTTTAAAATTAGGTGCTGAATGGTGTGGACCGTGTAAAACAATAAAAAATGCTGTAGATGGATTTTTTGCATCATCACCAGAAAAAGTAATATGTGGAGATATAGATATAGATAAATCTTTTAATTTTTATTCATTTTTAAAATCCAAAAAAATGGTGAATGGTATTCCAGCTATAATATGTTATAAAAAAGGAAATAATACATATATTCCAGATGATATAATAACTGGTTCAGATTCAACTCAATTGCATTTATTTTTTACAAGATGTGGAAAATATTTTAAAGAGGTGTCTAATATTTAAATACTTATTATTTCCAATTAGGTGCTGGTTTAGTTCCTTGTTTTGGAGATTTAGAACGAGAACGAGACCTAGAACGTCTATCACGAGACCTTGATCTTGATCTAGATTTAGAACGAGATTTCGAACGTGGAGATCTTGAACGTTTTACTGTATGTGTATGTCTTGATAATGTTGGAAATGAGGGTAAATCAGGTAAATCTAATTCTTGTTGCATATCTTCAAATTCTTGTTGCATATCTTCAAATCTTTTTTTTGCTCGTAGATATTCAATACCACCAACAACGTATTTTTTATCTTCTTTTAACGCACGTACTGCTATTTTAATTCTATTTACTTTTCTTCTTATTTCGTCTCTTTGTATAGTTTGACATCTATCTATATTTTCAACTTGTTTAATATAATTTCTAAGTACTGTATTCGTATCTTTACCACGGGGTATCAAACTTTTTACGTAATTTATATTATCATTACCCAGTTCAGGATCAAAAGGTTCAAAATAAGGATTGTGATGTCTCACCATAGGATGTGTCATTCTACGAACAAACCGTTCTAATTCTGGATAATCTAGACCACTTTCTTTTTCAACAGCATTAATACGATTTAAACAATCTTCATATTCTCTACTTTTTTTAGTATCTTCTAGATCTTTAATTGCTTTTCTTAATTTTTCTAAAGGTGTAAAATATTCATTTCTATTTTCATCTTTTTGACTCATTATATTTATATAATATAAATATAATAAAATATTATATAAATGATAAAATTATGTGCTCCAGCAATAATTTATTTAATATTTTCAATAACTCAAATAATAATAGATGTATTAAAAAAAGAATATAATACTGCTTTTATGAAAGTAATAGTAACAATAATGGTAACATTATTATTAAATATATTATGTCAAAGGAATTTAACAGTAGTATCATGGTTAATTGTTTTAATACCATTTATGTTAATGACAGTAATAGTAAGTATGTTATTATTTATATTTGGTTTAAATGCAACCACTGGAAAAATAAATGGATCTTCATCAAATGGAATAAATAAAGATGCTTCAGGAAATATAATAATTTACGATCCGCAGTATAATATAACAAATCCAGTATATTATAAATCTCCCAATTTAATTATTCCTAATCCAAATTTAGTATAATTAGTATAATAATAAAAGTATTATTATTTCCAATCAGGTGCTGGTTTAGTTCCTTGTTTTGGAGATTTAGACCTTGAACGAGAACGAGAACGAGAACGTCTATCACGAGATCTAGATCTAGATCTAGTTCTAGAAAACCTATCATTAGACCGTGATTGTTGTGTTCTTGAACGAGAAATAGATCTAGAACGAGAACGAGAACGAGAACGAAGAGGTACTTCATTTTGTAATTTTTTAAAATCAGCTACCGATTCATCGAATCTTTCTTTTGCTTTTTTATATTCAACACCACCAGGTGCTATTTTTAATTCACGTACAACCAATTTAATTTGTTCTATAGTTTCCTCTATTTGTTCTATTTCTCTATCATAATACTCTTCTAATTCTATGGTGGGTGTTACATGATCTCGTATATGAGCAAATTCCCCTGTAATCTCATCACCACTCATTCCTCGAGCAAAATTCATTCTAGGAGATGTATTATTTGATAAAATGCATTTTTTTATATTTTCATAATTACAAACACCTCTCATTTGTATATAATTATTACTACATACCATTCTTGTAATATGTTTCATTGATGAAATTGCTTTTGCGGCAGTTCTTTTTGAACTTTTTTTTAATTCTGCTAAATCTTTAATTAATTGTCTTAATTGTTGTAAATGATAATTTGGTTCATAACTATGTTCATCTTTTTGACTCATTATATATATAACAAAAGAATTTAAAGTAATAAATTAATAATTAATTATAAATGATATTTAATAAAATAATGAATTATTTTAAAAATCTAAATAATAATTATATAATAAATAGTTCATTACACGTGATATATATATATAGTAATTTCCAAATAAAATATAATATAGTAATGAAAATAATAAGAAATAGTGAATTATATAAAAAATTAAAGATGAATATAAATAATATTTATAGATATTATAAAAGAATAAGAGAGATAGAATATATAACAAATGGAGATGTATTATTAAATTTTAGTAAAAATAATAATGTATATTTATCGTGTTGTAATGATTTAAGTTTTTTTATATTTTCAGATATAAACAATTATGATAATCGTATAAATAAAGTAATATTGAAATCAATACCACAAATGTATAAATATGAAATATCGAATGTGCATTTATTATTAATAGAATTAATAATAGATGAAAATATATATAGAATATATTTAAGTACGGAACAATATAATTATTATATAGTGGATAATATAATTGATAAGAATTTTTGTCTATATTATTTGAAGAATAATTTATATAATAATACAATAAATAATGAAAATATAAATGAAAAAAGAGTGATATTAAAGATAATAGATGAAGATGTGAATGTATTAGAAATAGATTTGAATAAGAATGAATATTTAAAAATATTAAAGGATAAATATAAAATAAATAAGTAAAAAGTATTAAGATAATATTATTTTAAAACAATTTAAAACAAAAATGAAATAATAAATAAGAATGTTATCCGAAAAGAATAAAATGGAAACAACAGCAGAATCATCGTCAACGATAGATTTATTTCATAATTTAACTTCAAGTTGGGTTCTTTGGGGTCATTTACCTCACAATTCAGATTGGAGTATAAAAAGTTATATAAAAATAGGTAAATTTGCTACAATTGAAGATACGATCGCAGTAACTGAAACACTTCCATCAATATTAATAGAGAATTGTATGTTATTTTTAATGAGAGAAGGAATAAAACCAACATGGGAAGATCCAAAAAATAGAAGTGGTGGTTGTTTTTCATATAAGATTTCGAATAAAACAGTATATACAGTTTGGAAAGAATTAACATATATGATAGTAGGTGATTCAATTAGTAAGAATTTGAATTTTGTGAATAGTGTGACAGGTATAACAATTTCACCAAAAAAAAGTTTTTGTATAATAAAAATTTGGATGTCAGATTGTAATAATCAAAATCCAGCGATAATAACAAATGACATAAAAGGTATAATACCTCAAGGTTGTTTATTTAAAAAACATACTCCAGAATATTAATAAATAAAATTGTATTTAATTTATTAAATAAAGTTGTATTTTGTATTTTATACAGGGAAAGGTCTTTGTTTTTTTTCAATAACAAAAGGTTCTGGTATATAAATAGTAGAATTATTATAAATATTAGTAGAATTTAATGAAATACTTTCAGGAACAAAACAAGGCATAGGTTGAATTAAATTAGTAGAATTAATTCCAAACAAGAAGGATTCAGTATCAGCAGGATTATAAGATAATTTATTCCAAGGTATTTGTGCGGGTAATAATCCATTTCCAGGTAAATTAGTATTATATGCTGCACCGTATTGTGAATTAGTGTATAATGTATATTGTTCAAATTGTCTATATTGTTGTTGTTCTAAATCATAATTTCCAAGAGTATTAATATTACGGGTAGAAGCCATATTATATTTAAATAAATATTATAAATTAAGAATATTATCTAATTATAAGATTTGTATAATAAATTAAATATTATTTAATATATTATAAAAATGTTATAAATTTAATATATTATCTAATTGTTGTATATTAGTTTGAGAAACGTGTCCTTTTAGTAAAAACTCTGAGACACAAATGTGAGTTAAATATAAATAATCAAAAGAATATAGAATCATTAATCCAAATATAGAATCATTAGTCATATATAGATTGGACAATTGAATGATATAGAATTGTAATTGAGTAGATAATTTAATTTGTAGATATAATTCTTCAATTACTTTTAAGAAATCCTCATCAGAAAATTCGATAAGATTAAATATATTTAATAATTCTTGTCGATAAATAGTATTTCTAATAAAATGTTTATCATCTTCAGTGATATCATCAGTATCAAGAAATATATTAGATGTATTATATGTGCAAATAATATCTGTATTATACATATAATAAATTAATATATAATAAAAAAAAAGATTAAACATATTGATAAGTAGAATGTTTATTAAAATAATCAGCATCACGTGTTAATTCACGAGATGGTACTCCTCCACGTATCCATCCATCAGAAGCGACATTTTCGATTTTATTAGCAGGGTTATTAATTTTTTCTTGTACAGACGGTAAAAGAGGTGTTTGATGATATTTAATATAACTTTGTTCGCTTAATTTATTAATACTACGTTTATTAACTAATTGTTCTCCTTGTAGAATTTGTGATTCAACAACAGGATTAACAGAACCTCTACCGAGGAAAGGAACAGTAGCAAATGGTCGATGGAATAAATCGATACGACATCTAGGGTGAGTTTGAATAGTGCCGATCATTAATTCAGAATTGCTATTAATATTACATCCTCCAGCGCCGACATTATATCCGCCATTATACATAATACCGGGTTGTGATGTGGCTAAAGAAATGGGATTTTTCATAGAACAATCAGAAGCGAAATAATTTTGAGTATTATAATTACAAGAAGCGACATTTTGAATATCAGTTTGTGATTTATAACAAGAATCTAATCCTATTCGAGACATATTATCAAAAGTATAACTAGATACGCTTGCCATTTATATATAATAATATACATTATTAAATTAAAATATTTTACTAAATATAAAAAATTAATATAAAGTATATCTATAATTATCTTGTACTCTTGCGATGGCTCCTTCAGGGGTAGATTCTTTTGCGGAATATTTAAGATTATTATATAAGAATTCAGCAAATGCGGACTGATCATTATTAATTCTAGTATTAGGTGTAGTAAAGAAAGCTCTATTAGATTGATCTAATTCAAAATTTTGCCATAAATCTCCATATAATTGATGATTTGTATTTTTAATAGTAGGATTCATCATTTGAACTGCTTGTTTAATATTTTTAGTAATATTTTCATCAACATCAACATTAAATGATGGTGGTGCCGATTTTCTATCGGGAGTATCTACAATTTGTGTTAATAAAACATTGCTAAAAGGATTTTTCCGATTTCCTTCTTTAAATTCGTTTTTTAATACAAAATTTAATGTTTCAGGATTAAGATATGAATTGTGTGTATTTTCGACAATATTATTATCAAGTTGGAAGCCTTCATTGATAAGTGTGTTAGTTATTTTTGTTTTATGTGTTTTAAATAATATAAAAATGATAAATATAGTAAAAATGCCGATAATTAATAATTTAAAAGACGATGTTAATATATATCCGGAAATAGTAATTAAAATAATTAATCGTGTAATTGCGTTTAATTTTTGATTATAAGACATATTTGGTATAGGCCATAATTCAAAAATATATTCTTTATTAAATAAAATAGTAGGATTATTAGACCAAAAATCTGTTGTCATTATATATATAAACTATTTCTTAATTTTAGAATAAAAAATTAATTAAAGAATAATATAGTTATTAAATGAAGCATCTGATGATTGTAATGAAAGAGAGATAAAGATAATAAAGTAGTATGATATTTATATAAAAAGAAAATATTTAGAATGTATATGTATATCTAAATATAAAAGTATTTAAATATATAGTATTGAAGTATAAAAGTATTTAATACTGAATATATATTAAGTATTTAAATATATAATTATAATGATTTAAAAAATTATTATAATTATTAATATATGAATAATATTAGTTTAATTGAAACTGAAGAATTAAATACAAAAATACAAATAATTTTAAGACAAACGGATTATACTTTAGATACCGCCATTTTACAATTAAAAAAACATAATTATAATGAAGTTTTAGTTATTAAAAAATATTTAGGTATACCTGATAAAATAGAAGAAAATAAAATTGTTTCACTAAATCAAGAAATTTATAAACAATTACGTTATAAATTAAATTCAAATATGGAAGATTATAATAATAGAGTTCAAAAAGGATTAGTTTCAAAAATAGTATAATTTATTTTATTTTATTTATTTTTCGATTTCGATTTCAATTTCAATTTCGGCTTTGGTATTATCTTACTTGTTGCATTTGATGATACACTCAAACCAGGAATAGGCGAAGGCATATTATATATTTTAATATTAATATTTGCTATATAATCAACTAACCAAATTATTACAAAAACTAACATTAATAATATTAATTGAATAAAATTTTCAGTTATAAAATTAATAATTGAATTCATCTTCCATTTTTTCTCTCCTGAATAATTCATATAATATAATATATTAATATTATTGTAATAATCCAAAATTTTCATTTAAAATTATATTTTTAGTTTGTTTTTTTATTTTTTTTTTAAGTTGATATGTATTAGATGGAATTAATTTATTATTAACAATAAAATCATCATTTTCTTCTAATAATTCTGGAAGAATTCTAGTTAAAGGTTTATCAACAATTAAAAATAATCGTTCATTTCTTAATAAAGATCTATATTCTTGAATACTTAAATTTCCATAATATTTATCCAACATATAATATGGATTCGGAGCAGGTTTGATATTTTTCTGATAATTATATATTTTAGAATATATATGATTTATTAAATAATATCTCTCGAATTTAGAAGAATTATCTATTTTTTCTTCCATTAAATAAGCAGTAGCACATTCTGGACTACAAAAACAACCATATACTTGATAAGTACTTTTAAGAAAAAATTTTGGTATATATACAGGTGGATTATCAAATTCACATGTACACCAAAAACACGCAGATTTATTATCACATATATTATTTATATGTAAATTATGTTCTAAAATTTTTAATTTTTTCCATACTTCTTTAACATCATTTTCTGATATATCCGTATTTTCATTATAATTTACCTCATTTGAGCAGTTATTTTGAATATTTTGTTTTGTATTATTCTTTGTATTAAAATTAATATTTTCTGTATTAATTAAATCATATGTTAATTGATGTTGTTGTGTATTATTAATAAAATTAAAACTTTGTATATCGTGTTCTAATGAACTAGGTAATTGTAAATCTTTAATTAAACATTTTAAATGTAATATAACATTTGTTTTGGATTCTACATTACTAGAAATTGATTCAATTTGTTGTATAATTTTTCCTCCTTTTGGTTTTCGTCCTCGTTTTTTTGGAATAATGTTATCATTCTCCGTATCAATTATATTATTTTCAGGAATAAAAAAAATAGGCGGATTATTTAATTCATTATCATTATTATCATTATTATCATCTTTATCATCCTTATCATCTTTATTATCTTTATTATCTTTATTATCTTTATCATCATTATCTATAATAGTATTATTTGCTATAAGTAATTGTAATTCTTTTTTAGATTTTCTCCCACGTTTTTTTAATATAGGATATTTAACGATCTCGATATTATTTAACATTCAGTTTATATATATATTAATATAACTTTGATTTAAATAGTTTTAAATATATATTTGTCTTATATAATAAATATATTTATGTATTATAACATTTTCTACAAACTGCTATATAATTATCCGAACCTCCTACAACAGTTTGTTGTACTTCATTAGTAATTCTTTTAGAAAATATAGCAAGAGTTCCATTTTTACAAACCGAACAAAGAGATGATAATTTATATACTTTATCGCATAATGGGATTAAATCTAATATTTGTCCGAATTTTTGTTTTTTAAAATCTCCATCTAAACCACATACATAAATTTTTTTTCCATTATTTAACATATCATTAACAATTTCATATAAATCAGAAAAGAATTGTCCTTCATTAATTAAAATAACCGAAGATTGTTTTAATATAATATTAGCATTTTTATTATATTCTACATCCGTAGAATCTGTAGAATCTGTTTCTATTTTGGTTTCTTCTGAATACCAAATATTAGAAAGTGCAGTTGCTTGAAAACAAGGTGCAAATATTTTATCATGACTAGATATAAATGATTCGTGATATCTTTTATCAATTGTATGATTGATAATAGATACAGAAATATTACAAAAAACACATTGTTTATAAATTTCTAAAAGCGTAGTAGTTTTAGAACTAAACATCGGTCCAATAATTAATTCAAGATATCCACTAGGATAATCTTGTTTTATTTGAGTAAATCCGTGATTTACTGAAGAAATCATAGTAATAATAACATACATTAATTATTTAATATTATTTCAATTATATTAAATAATTAATAATTAAATAAAATAATTAATAATTAATTAAATAATTAATTATATAAAAATATGAATTATACTAAATAATAAATAATGAATACGGGTATTCCTTTTGCCGAATTTTATAGACCAAAAAATTTTGAAAGTATAGTTTTAGATCCTTTAAATAAACAAATATTTCAAAATATAATAAATACATCATATTTCCCCAATTTATTATTATATGGTCCTCCTGGAACTGGAAAAACAACAACTATAATAAATTTAATAACAGCATATCAACTTAAATATAATATAAAAAATAAAGATTTAATAATTCATTTAAATGCATCAGATGAGAGAGGAATAGATATAATAAGAAATCATATAAATTTTTTTGTAAATTCCAAACCATTATTCCATACAGGAATGAAATTTGTGATACTAGATGAAGTAGATTATATGACAAAAAATGCACAACAAGCATTAAGATATTTATTACAAAGTTATTCAAATAATGTAAGATTTTGTTTAATATGTAATTATATAAGTAAAATAGATGAAGGATTACAAAATGAATTTATAAAATTACGTTTTAATCAATTACCTAAAAATGATATAATAAATTTTTTATTAAATATATCAAAATGCGAAAATTTAAATATGTCAGAAAAATCAATTTCAAATATTCAACAATTATATAAATCAGATATAAGAAGTATGGTAAATTTTATGCAAACCAATCAAGACATAGTAATAAAAAATGATAACCTAGATTTTTATATAATAGATAATACAATTTGGAATAATTTATTATTAAAAATATTAAAAAAAGAGAGAATAGAAAATATATACACATATGTGAATTTAATTAGTAATCAATATAATATTGACAAAAAAAATATAATAAAAGATTTTTTAAATTATATAATAAATAATCATTCTAAATATGTAAATACAACTTTTTTAAATTTTGTAGAAAATATAATGCATTCTAAAATAGATAATAATAATATTCATATAAATTATTCATTATCTAAATTATTGTCTTTAATAAATGAATAATAACATAATTTACAAAAAAATAATATTAATAATTAAATATTCGTTTTTGTAAATTAACTAAAAAATCATTTGGTGGTGAATTTTTTATTGGTTCAGTATAATTTTGTGTAAGACTATATTGATTTTGATTTAGTTTAATTTTAATTTTATAACTAGGGTGATCATTCTCAATAGTAGAATATTTTTTATTTTTTATATGATCGATTTCAATATTAGAAGATATTTTATTATTTTTATTTTTTAAATACATTATTATATATTATAATATAAAAAATAATTGAAATAATATATAATAATATAAAAATAATTGAAATAATATATAATAATATAAAAATAATTGAAATAATATATAATAATATAAAAATAATTGAAATAATATATAATAATATAAAAAATAATTGAAATAATATATAATAATATAAAGATATACATAAATAGATTATAATGATTTCAACTGGTCAAATTGACTCAGATTGGGAGAATTTTATATCATCCAATTACGATGATATAACATCAAATGAAGAAAATGAAGAAATAACTATAATTAAACAAACAGATGAAGAATTTCTTTCAGCGAATTTATCTTTAGATATAAATACATTAGCTCCTAAAGCAACTGATATATATATATCAACGAAAACAAAGATAGCATATTTAAATACACCTATTGATTTAAAAGATATATTTTGGAAAATTCCAGTAATTATGTATGCAACTCCATCAAATGGAGTAATAAAAAAACAAATAAAATTCAATTCTTTAAATATAGATGAATTAGAATTTATACAAGAAAAACTAAAAAGTGAAGTTTATTTTGAAGAATATATAATTACACATATAAATAATCCTATTGGTAGAATTAAATTTAAAGATACACGAAAAGTAAGTATTGGAATATCAAAAAAAGATATAATGAGTTATCGTTGCAAAAAGAAAAGTGCATTTTATAACTGTTTTGTTTTAATACTTCGTATGAAAATAAATGATATATTCAAAGAATTTCATGTAAAAGTGTTTAATACAGGTAAATTAGAGATTCCTGGAGTTCAAAATGAAGGTATATTTGATTTACTTTTAGTTGAATTATTATCTATTTTACAAATACATTTTACAGAAACGTTATATTATAAAGAAAATAATACAGAAACTGTATTAATAAATTCTAATTTTAATTGTGGTTTTTATATAAATAGAGAAACATTATGTGAAATATTAAAAATGAAATATGGAATACAATCGATATATGATCCGTGTTCTTATCCAGGAATTCAATGTAAATTTTATTATAAACCAGATTATGAAATACAAAATGGATGTCAAATTTCAGAAGAAAATAAACATTTAAATATAATTGTAAAAGAAATTTCATTTATGATATTTAGAACAGGTAGTGTTTTAATTGTTGGTAGATGTGATGAGAATGTATTATTAATAATTTATGATTTCTTAAAAATCATATTAAATAATGAATTTAATCAAATTCATCAGAAAAATGTAAAACCCCTAAATGAAAATATGAATAAATTAAAAAAAAAAAAGATTCGTAAAAAAACGATAATAGTATCATCCTAAAAACCATTTAATAAAAGTAAAATTATCATTATTATTTAAATAAGTATCAAATTCAATTAAATTGATTTTATATTGAATTTTAGAAATATTATTATTTTTAACTAATTTATCAATTAATAAATGATTAATTTCAAAAAATAAATTAATATCATTAATTTTATAATATAATTTATTAATTATATTTTCAAATATAGTTATATTAAATTTTTTATTTAAATTTATTTTTTGAATTAATTGTGATAAATGTATAATATTTGTTTTTTTAATAACATCATCGGTTTGAATAATTTTAATTAAACATGATTGATATAAATTAATATATATTTGTATATTTTTGCAGAATTCATTATAAATAACTGATTTTTGACAAAATGAATTATTAATATTATAAATTGTTTTTTTATAAACATATAATGAAGCATCACGTGAAGATAATTTTAAAAAAATGTTTTGTTCTAATGAGATTTGTTCAATAAATTCAGTATAATAATAAAATGATTTTTGACAATGATAATATGTTAAATCAATATTATTAGTAAAATATAATAAATGTAAAAATACATTGGTAATAGTATCTAATCCACGAATTATAATAAACTTGGATATATTAGAATTGAAAATAATTGTATTTTCAATAATAAAATTAAAATATTCAATAATTAAAAAAGCATATTTTGAAGTAATTAATATGATATCAGTATTTACTATTTTTATATAATTGTCGATATTATTAAGTGTATATTTATTATCAATAATAGATATCTTATCATTTATTGATTTTTTCATTATTTATATATAAGTTATATTTAAATACTTATATTTTTAAATATAAGTATTTAAATATTTAAGTATTTAAATATATAAGTATTTAAAGATTAATAATTTTTAATTATATAATGACTGAAAATAAATCCTCTTCTAAAGAAAATACTTTAAATTATAGATTACCTACTGATGTCACCTTAAAACACGCTGTTAAAATTAGTATTGTAGAAGATAAACCTATATTAATGGATTATTGGACTGCTTCACTTGATAAAAAAGCATTAATCGGAGCTAAAGAAAATAATGAAAAATTATTAGTAAAAAGTGAAGATGAATATACATCACAAATTTCAAAATTTTATAAAAGCGGGACAGAATATATTATTATTACTGAAAATTCTATTTATATTGTATCTAATGAAATACCTACTAAAAGAATTTCTTAAAAAATATTTTAATAATATATCATATTTAATTAATTACTTAATTACTTAATTACTTAATTTAGATTTTAGGAGGTAATACAAAAATATACTCATATTTTTATTTTTTTAATTATTATTTATTATTTAATAAATAATAATAATATTATTATATTTAAGGTATATATAAATGCCTGGATTCGGAACAGGAAGTAATTCAAATGGATCATTTTGGTATGGAAATGCTACAAATTTTCCTGGATTTTTATATAAAAAAAATACAGGAGTCGGTGGAAGAAAAAGCACTAAATTTAATCCTGGAGGAAATATCACATGTAATGGTCCTACATATTTATATAATAAATTTAAACCTGGAACCGGCGGAGTTGGTGCTTCTAGTATTTCTAATAGAAGAGCAAAAAATAGATTAGCAACTGTATGTGCTACTCAAAATTGTTTTTCTTGTTATAATTCACTTGGACAATATAGCAATTATACTCATAATCCAAATGGATATTTTCCATGTCCAAGCACAACTAATAATAAATCCCCTCCATAAATTAATTATTTAATTTAACGAGGAGGCATATATGGTCTATAATAATGATTATCATATTTAACATTTGCGTCATAAAACCCAACACCTGGCGGAGCATTATATGAATAATTATAATTAGAAGTAGGAGTAAATCCTGCAGAAACCGGCGTTTGAGCAGAATTAATATTTAAAAAAACCATATTGGCATAACTTTTTTTTACAGCATTCGCTTTTGTATTACATTGTGTTGCATAATTATACCAATAATTACGAGTTACTCCTACACTTGGAGGTAAACCCATTTTCATTGGTCCTGAAAATGTATTATTATCAATATGATTAATATAAGATTGAATACTTCTAATTCTATGAGGTCTTCCCGCCATTATAATATATAATATATAATATTTATATATTATAAATGAAATCATTAAAAAATAAATCATTAAAAAATAAATATAATTTAAGCAAAAATAAAAATTGTGATAATTTTTGCAAAAAAATGTTAGAACAAAATATTGTTGATTTTAATAAAAATATAGATGAAATGAAAAAAAAACTATTTAAAACTGAACAAGACAAATCTTTTTTAGAACTAATGACTGATGCTAAATATAAAAAAAAAATATTTAATATTTTTTATAAATCGTGTAAACTACATTATTGTAATCCTGGATGTAAAAATACTATTTTAGAAGATGGTACCGATTTACCTACTAGTCTTAAAAATAAATTAAAAAATAATAAACCACGATTGGATATGTTAATGAAAACTAGAAAAAATATTTTTAAAAATAAAACCAGCGTTTTAAAAGATAATTTTTATATAAAATTAAAAAATATTAATAAATTAAAACAAGAAGGAGCTATTTCAGGATGTAGTATTACTAATGATTAAATAATTAATAACCCGTAGGTACCATAGTTGTAACTGGTTGATGATAAAATTGATTATATATTGAATTCATTGCATTATACATAAAAAAATCACTCATAGTTGAATTACAAAATTTGTAACAATGTGTTCCACTAGATATAGTGCTTGATCCATTACTTATTACTTCAACCATAAGATCAGATAATATAAAATTTAGATTTTGACTTGCGGATACAGTTCTTACACCAATATAACTAACAGTTGATGATGCTAAAATAGGATATGAATAACTACCGGTTGACATTCCTACTACATAATTTATAGGAATATATTTACCATTATTAAAATTTTCTTTATTTACTGGAATATTATTAGGTGAAAAACAAAAATTATATAAACCACTAGTAATACCTGTTACTGATGATAATCCACATCCATATGTATTTGCACCTATATTCAAAATTAAATAAGGTATATCATTTGTAGTAAGTGGTGTATTTAGTATATTAACACTAAAATATATTAGATTTAAATTAGATAAAGTTATCATTGTTTTGTTACTATCAGTTATACTAGTACCCCAATTAATATAATCACTAGTTGCGGTTGTTTTTGAATAATTCCATCCATCTGTTGTATTAGTAATAGAAGATACAGGATAGGTTGGAGTAAATATTGGTGTTTTACTCGGACTAATAATAGTATTACTATTTATTTGCATAATAGTTGTTTTAATAACAACATTTTGCAGTATACTTAAACTAGAATTAGTTGCTACTATAGCATTTGATAAAGAAGTAACATTAGTTGCTGTTGAAGATGATAAAGAATTAACATTAGAATTAGTTGCTACTATAGCATTTGATAAAGAAGTAATGGATAAAGTTTGTGAATTATTTACAAGATAATTATTTGATATAGAAACAGATAAAGTACCTACTGATGTAGTTAAAGAAGTAGTTAAAGAAGTAGCAGTAGAATTCGCATTTGATGTACTAGTTGTTAAAGTACCTACAGATGTTGTTAAAGAAGTAGTTAAAGAAGTAGCAGTAGAATTCGCATTTGATGTTGATGTAGTTAAAGAAGTAACATTAGAATTAGTTGCTACTATAGAATTTGACAAAGAAGTAATGGATAAAGTTTGTGAATTATTTACAAGATAATTATTTGATATAGAAACAGATAAAGTACCTACTGATGTTGTTAAAGAAGTAGTTAAAGAAGTAGCAGTAGAATTCGCATTTGATGTACTAGTTGTTAAAGTACCTACAGATGTTGTTAAAGAAGTAGTTAAAGAAGTAGCAGTAGAATTCGCATTTGATGTACTAGTTGTTAAAGTACCTACAGATGTAGTTAAAGAAGTAATTAAAGAAAAAGCAGTAGAATTCGCATTTGTTGTATTAGTTGTTAAACTGCCTACAGATGTTGTTAAAGAAGTAGCAGTAGAATTAATGCTAGATAAACTAGTTGATAAATTATAAATAGAGGTTGATGTAGAAGTTGATAAAAAAGTAATTAAAGAAAAAGCAGTAGAATTCGCATTTGTTGTATTAGTTGTTAAAGAAGTAACATTAGAATTAGTTGCTACTATAGAATTTGACAAAGAAGTAATGGATAAAGCTTGTGAATTATTTACAAGATAATTATTTGATATAGAAACAGATAAAGTGCCTACTGATGTTGTTAAAGAAGTAGTTAAAGAAGTAGCAGTAGAATTCGCATTTGATGTACTAGTAGTTAAAGTGCCTACAGATGTAGTTAAAGAAGCAACATTAGAATTAGTTGCTACTATAGAATTTGACAAAGAAGTAATGGATAAAGCTTGTGAATTATTTACAAGATAATTATTTGATATAGAAACAGATAAAGTGCCTACTGATGTTGTTAAAGAAGTAGTTAAAGAAGTAGCAGTAGAATTCGCATTTGATGTACTAGTTGTTAAAGTGCCTACAGATGTAGTTAAAGAAGTAGTTAAAGAACTAACAGTAGAATTAGTAGCTACAAAATTATTTGATGTTGAAGTTGATAAAGAACTAATGGATGCGGATTGTGAATTATTTGTAGTTAAATTAGTTGATATTGAAGTTGATAAATTATAAATATTTGTTGATGTAGAACTTGATAAAGAACTAACATTAAAATTAGTATTTGATAAACTAGTTGATAAACTAGTAGATAAACTAGTAATAGAAGTTGATAAAGAACTAACATTAGAATTAGTGCTTGATAAACTGGTTGATAAACTAGTAGATAAACTAGCAATAGATGATGATGTAGAAGTTGATAAAGAACTAACATTAGAATTAGTATTTGATAAACTGGTTGATAAACTAGTAGATAAACTAGCAATAGATGATGATGTAGATGTAGATAAAGAACTAGTTAAAGAACTAGCAGTAGAATTCGCGTTTGATGTACTAGTACTTAAATTAGTTATAGTATTATTAGTTACTACTAAACTACTTGATAAAGTAGTAACATTAGAATTAGTTGTTGCTAAAGCGGTTGATAAAGATGTAACATTAGAATTAGTTACTACAAAACTACTGGATGTTGCAGATGATAAAGAACTAACAGTAGAATTAGTTGATAATAGAGAAGTTGTTAAAGAACCAATGGACGATATATCACTACCCTCATAATAATTAACCAAACTACTTAAAGCAGTTATTTGACTATTAGTCATTCCAGTTAAAGTTAATACTTGACCATCAACATATGTTTTATTAGTAGCATCTGTTGGATTTACTGGTGGAGCAGTAATAGTTAAAGTTGTAGTAGGTGCAACTGTAACAACATTTGTAATACTACTATTACTATCTATATATGTTAGATGTGTAATTCCAGGTGTATATATTACATTAGCATAAGGTGTAAGCCCTGACATATGTATATATTATAATAAATATTATTTATTTTACAAATAAAATAATTGTATAATTATTAATACAAATTATTTAGTATATTATTTAGTATATTATTTAGTATATTATTTAGTATATTATTTAGTATATTATTTAGTATATTATTTAGTATATTATTTAGTATATTATTGTATATTATTTAGTATATTATTGTAATAAATAAATTGTAATTACAATTTGTAATATAAATAAATGAAATAAAAATGCTTATTACTATAACGATTATTATAAATTGCGATTTATTTTTAATAATTGGTAAATATGAATGAATAAATTGTATAAAAAAAAATTCTTAAGTAATATAAAATGAGAATTCCTACAGTAATATTTCAAACGTGTTTATTTAAACAACCTAGTTATATTATCGAACAAATACAATCTAAATCAAAAGGTTGGACTTATTATCAGTTTAATAATGAAGAAATTGTATTATATTTAAAAGAAAATGTAATTCCTGAATTTATAGATGCAGTAAATGTATTTAATTCTTTTTCAAGAGAAGAACATAAAAGTGATTTTTTTAAATATTATTATTTATATTTAAATGGAGGAGTGCATATAGATAGTAATGCAATGTTAGAGAGAGAAATAGAATATATAGTTGGTAATTATTCATTTTTTACAGTAAAATCAGCGGTTAATAATAATTCAATGTTTAGTGGATTTCTTGGATCTGAAAAAAAAAATATAATAATATATAATGCACTTAAAAATTTATATAATTTAGATAAAAATGTGTTATTAAATGATAATCATTATATTAGCAAAGATTTATATAATATAATAGATAGTTATAATAATATAGTAAAAGATATTTTAGTGAATTCAATAGATATAATTTCGTTAAAAAATGTAATATATATTGAACGTCTGAATTCAACAACTGAATCTTCATTTTATGATATTTTAAATGATAAAGAAGAGGTTTTATTAAAACATTACTATAATTCAGATATTATTCCAGCAATAAATAATTTTCCAAATAATGTGTTAAAAAATATAAATGAAACAAAAATTGGAATAACTTTACATTTACCAAATTCAGTAAATGGAATGTTTCAAAATGGAATAATACAAAATGTATTATATTTAGGAGAGTTATTAAATAATATAGGTTATGATTGTTATTTTATTATAGATGATAGTAATTTGGATAAAATAGATAAAGAGAGTCTGAATAAAATATTTTATTCAGAAAAGTTTAAATATATAAAACTTTCAACAATTTATATACTAAATTTTGATATAGTATTTACATTAGGTTTTGAATTACCTGTAAATATAATAAAACAATTAAGATATTTAAAAACTAAATTAATAGCATATTTATGTGGAAATTCTTATTTTATTGATACAGAAAAAGTTCTTTATAATCAACATAAAAAGAAAGATTCGTGTAAATATGTTAGTAAGAATGATATAAAAATGTACGATCAATTATGGGGAATACCACAAATGATAAATACAAATCAACATTATTGGGAAACATTATATAGAACTAAATGTATAGAAGTTCCTTTTATATGGTCGGAAAATGCTATAAAATTAGTAATGTTAGCAGAACATAAAGAATATGATGATTTATTATATAAACCAAATGTAAATACGATAAAAAAAATAGCAATTTTTGAACCAAATATAAGTATTATGAAATGGGCGTTCCCATCATTACTAGTTTGTGAAAATGCATATAGATTAGATAATAAAAATATAACTCAAGTATTTGTTAATAATATTTCTAATTTTAATAAAGAAGAATTAGTAGATTTTAATTTAGAATTTTTCAATAAAATAGTGCATAATTTAGATTTATGTATTGACAAGAAAGTATCAATTGAAGGTAGATATAATACCTTGGGGTTTATGACTCAATATGCGAATATAGCTGTTTCTCATCAATGGGAAAATAATTTGAATTATTTATATTTTGATTTGGCATGGATGGGTTGGCCTATTGTTCATAATGCATCATTGTGTAAAGAAGTTGGATATTATTATGATCAATTTAATTATATAGAAGGAGGTGATAAATTAATTGAAGCTATTAATAATCATGATACAAATAAAGATAGTTATCTAACAAAAAATAGAAAAGTGATAGATAATTATTTAACAACAAATGTAGATTTACAAAAAAAATATATAAATTTAATAAATGATTTATTTATGTAAATATGTTAAAAACGATTAATTTATGTTTTAAAAGTATTTCAATTATAAAATATAAAATATAAAATATAAAATATTTTATATTTTCAATAATAGTAAATGACAATTATATAATTTAATATTAAAGAATTTCCAATAATTGTGTGATTTGTTCATTATTTAATTTTTCAGGAAATTCAACATGAAAATGGATAATCATATTTCCTTTAAGTTGATTACGTATTAATCCCATTTCAGTATATATTTTTTTATATTCAGGTAATATGATATTACCTTTATTATTATTTAATGTATAACTTTTCCCGTTAATATATATAATTTCAAATGAGAATCCGCACAAAGCTTCTTTAAGTGTGATAGTTTTATCTAATATTAAATCTAACCCAGATCTTTTAAATAAAGTATCATTATTAATTTTAATAAAAACTTTAACATCACCTTTAATAGTATCATTTAATACATTACCTTTATCTCTTAAAATGATAATTTCAGTATCATCAATTCCACAAGGAATAGTAACATTAATAATATCATTTTCAAATACTTTATTTCCATTTTCAATTATCCATCTTTCAATATCTAATGGAATAATATTTTTAGTTAAAAGTTGTGATAAATTAATAGTTATAGTTTTAATAATAGGAATAGGTTTTTGTAAAGATTGAAAATTATGCATTTGTGCACCATTAAAAATATGTATATTTTGTCCTAAAGGCATTCCCGACATTCCTGGCATTCCCATTCCTGGCATTCCCATTCCTGGCATTCCATGCATTTGAAACGATTGTCCTCCAAACATCATATTAATGATATCTTCAACATTAGCTGCATTCATAGTATTACTATTCATTCTCATAAATGGGTTTGGATTGGATCTTTCATAATCATATGATTTTTTTTTATCTTCATCTCCTAAAACTTCATATGCTTGATTAATTTTAGTAGATAATTCTATATTACCTCCATTTTTATCAGGATGATATTTAAGTTGCAAACTTCTATATGATTTTTTAATTTCATCTTTAGTTGCATTTTCACTTACACCTAAAATTTCATAATAGTTATCAGTCATTATTAATATATTATAAAAAGATATACTTAAATATTTATTAACGTATATAATAAATGAATGATAAATTATTTATTCATAAATATCAACCATTATATTTTATTGATTTTGGAATAGAAACTGATATAATTCAAATGCTTAAAGCATTAATTTTAATAGATAATTTGAATATATTATTTATAGGTAATATCGCTTCAGGAAAAACATCTTTTTTAAATGCATTAATAAAAGAATATTATATTGAATATAAACTAAAAAATTATGAAGAAAATATTTTATATATAAATAGTCTTAAAGAACAAGGAATAAATTATTATAGAACAGATGTTAAAACATTTTGTCAAACACGTTCAAATATAAAAAATAAAAAAAAAATAATTGTATTAGATGATATAGATTTAATTAATGAACAAAGTCAACAAGTTTTTAGAAATTGTATTGATAAATATAGTCATAATGTTCATTTTATATCATCATGTACTAATATTCAAAAAGTAATAGAAAGTTTACAATCTAGATTTACAATTATAAAAATAAAACAATTTAAAAAAGAAAAATTAATTGAAATTATGGATAATATTAAAAAAGTTGAAAATATTATCATAGATGATGATGCTAAAGATTTTATTATCAATATTTCTAATAATACTATCAAAAATCTTATTAATTATATGGAAAAATTTAAATTACTTAATGAACGTATTACATTAAATTTAGCAATTCAACTTTGTTCAAATATAAGTTTTGTAATATTTGAAGAATATACAATTTTAATATTACAACAAGAACTTATAAAAGCAATTCATTTAATTAACGAATTATATGATAAAGGTTATTCTGTAATTGATATACTTGATAATTATTTTATTTTTATAAAAAATACATTAATTATTAATGAAGAACAAAAATATAAAATTATACCTTATATATGTAAATATATTACTATTTTTCATAATATACATGAAGATGAAATTGAACTTTCATTATTTACGAATAATCTTGTTGAAATATTAAAATAATAACATTTTTGTATATTGTATTTTTGTATTTACATATATTATGTCAGTACAAATATTTAAAGAGAAGTTCCCAAATAATTTTTTTTTTGAATTATTAGATTCTATTTGTTTAAAAAATGATAAATATTATACATTTAATCTTAATTCGTTTAAAATAGGAATTTATAATGAATCTATTCAGCAATTTATTATTAAATGTGTATCATATTATCATAATTCTAAACATAAATATTTAAATAATAAACTTACATATAATTCATTTACTACTATATTACGTCAAATATGTAATTTTAATAAAATTACATATACATCTAAAATAGTATATGATAAATCATCGTATAATATTATGTATTATATTTATTATTAACATTTATATATTAAATAATTATTTTCTAAATTGGTTGTATCATTTGTATCATTTGTATCATTAATAAATCCCATTTTTTTATAAAAATTTATTGAACCTTGGATAGGTTTTAATTTTATATTTTCGACAAAAAATAAATTACCTATTTGTAATATTAAATTTATTAATATACGACCATAACCTTTTATATTTATTTTTTTATTTGTAGCCATTAATTCTATAAATAAATTCGGCAATTTACATTTAAATTCTAATGTAGCAAACCCATACACATTCCTATTTTTAGGACACATTAATAGAATTAATATATCATCTTGTTGTAATGATTGTGTTATATATTCTATTTTAATACCACGACATAATTTCTTATTTTTTACTGAAATCATTATTTTTTTACATTTTTTATTATATAATTCCTCATATTTTGTATCAATATCATCCGTTTTTGAATAAATCTTTATATAATCGTTTAATTGAGTTTCCAATATTGCAATTTCAATATTATCATAATCTATATATGGGTTAAAATATATAAATGATTTATATTTTAACTCGTTGTTATCATTATTCATTTATAATATTAATATAAATATTATATTTGAGATAAGTTTAAACTATTTACATTATTTACATTACATTTATTTGTTTTATTTATTTATTTGTTTATTTATTTTTGTTTTTTTTTGTTTTTGTATTTGCTTTTTTTGTATTTTTTATAGTTTGTTTTTTTCCAGAATATTTTCCATTATCTAAATCTTCATTATATTCTAATTGAGATTCATCATCAGAATCTAACTCATCATTTAATTCTGATTCTGTCTCTGTTCCGGATTCATCTGTTTCAGAGTCATCATCATTGTCATCTACTTGTTTTTTTTTTGATTTTGGTGATTTAAATAAAATATCTTCATTATAAGTATTTTTATTTAGAAAACTATTAGAAGAACTACACATATATATTCCTAAACCACTTATGCCTAAAACTAAAGTTGCTAATAATAATGATGTTGTGTCATTCATAGTGTATTATAATTAATTACAATTTAATTATAATAATTAAACTCAACATTTAGTTTCTCTTAGTTCCTTTTCTTTTTCTTCTTTTTTTTCCACCTCCGTGACCATGTTCATTGTTATTGTTACGACGATCGTTATTATTGGAAGTTCCCATAATATTACTATCAGCTGCATAATATCCTCCACCTGCAGCAGCACATAATAAAATTAATGCTAATATATTATTCATATATATATATTAGTTAAAATAATTTTGTGTATTTTTTATTATGCCTAAAGTTTTATTTAAATTATTTTCACATAAATCAATATTATTATATCCAGAAATTTCATTTGATTTATCATTATTATTATCTAAAAAATCAAATGTTATATCATTTGCGTTACGAGGTAAATTTTTATAATTATATAATATTTCATTAACATTATTATAACTACAAATAGTATAATCTAAGAAATTTATTACATCATCAATGTATTTACATTCAAATGAATATGATCCAAAACTACATGATTCATTTAAATCAGTTCGTTTTCCACGAATTATAAAATTATCATATAAATTATTATAAATAATATATATTACTGTATCTATTTTATTTGTATGAGATTCGATTTCTTGAATTTTTAATACTAAACAATCAGGAACTGTATATACCATATAATTAATATTATTATTAATTATTTAAGTATTTTAATAATATATATATTATTATTTAAATATTTAAGTATTTTAATAATATATATATTATTATTTAAATATTTAAATGTTTAAGTATTTAAATATTTAAATATTAACGATTTGTATATTGATTTTTACTTAAATTATTCCCCAAATAATTGGGTTTAAGACCATATAATCCAGGATATTCTGGAACTTTCCAAAATCCAACAAATTTATTTTCAACTTTTCTATTTATATATGGTTCCAATGGTTCTAATATTCCTTCTTCATATGATGTAGTAAGTAATAAATAATTACCAATAATAGTATCTGATTCTAATACTTGTTTTTGTGATAATCTTACAAACCATTGATATTTCGTTCGATTTAATAACTCGGTAGATGGAATTAAAATACCATATGTACTTTTATCTAAATTTAAATAATAATTCGACATTAAATCATCTAATATTATTTGTTTTTCATCAATTGTTTTAGTTCCAATTTCTTTACCTTCAATTAAATTTATATTACTTGAATGGATTTGTTGATTACACCATTTATCAAAACTACCTAAAAATTGTGTATTTGCAGTATAATCATGAGATATAATACGTTCTATAAAAGAATATAATTCTTTAACAGTATTACATTCTTTTGGAGCTCCGCAAAATGATAAATTCGGATAAAAATCTAATTCTGTTGATGTAATATTTCTATCAATAGTTTCACAAAGAAACATTTTTTCATTTTTAATTCCTTTTACATATAAACTAAATAAATTTTTAATACATACAAATGATAAAGGACATATTAATCCACCATAAATATATAATAATTTCATCATACCTAATATTCTAATATTTGATAAAATCGGTTCAGATATTGTTGTCATATTAATATTCCAATTATTGATTAATTGTTTAAATGAATTATCATCTATAATACATATCGTAAATGAAGAATCACAATATTTAATTATACTTCTAACCGTTAAATATAAATATGGTTGATTTAAATCTAATGAACTACGAGAACCAAAATTTAACCAATTCCTTGAATTATATTCATATGGTATATGAATCCATAATATGGGTTTTTTACTCTTACCTAAAGTATCTCCATCCAATAAATATTTTTGAATTTCATTATGTATTTTTGAATTTTTGTCATTTTTATGTGTATTTTCATATCTTTTATATAAAAATCCTAATGTAATTAGAATACAAAAAAGAATAATTAGATTATAAGTTTTCGATGATTTCATATATTATATTATTATATTATTATATATTTTTTCTTTTATTATTTTTTCTTTTACTTTTTTTTTTTGATTTTGATTTTGAATTACCTCCTATTTTAATTGAATTATTTTGTCTTGATTTATATACTGAAGAATATGGATATGTTAAAGTACAATGTAAATGTGAATTAAATTCACTTTTACTATTACTATGATGATATAATAAATTATTTTCTATACCACCATTACATATATTACATACATATGTTGCATAAAATGGTTTTGAAATTTTATTTAATGTATGTTGATAACTATGATGTTTTATTTTATTAGGATATATTTGTGGTGATATTGTTGTTGATGGAACTGGATCTGGTGTTGTTGGTGGAACTGGTGTAGGTGTTGTTGATGGAACTGGTGTAGGTGTTGTTGATGGAAGTGGTGTAGGTGTTGTTGGTGGAACTGGTTTAGGTGTTGTTGGTGGTGAAAATGATTCTTTTATATATTCTGTTAACGATGATAATAATGATTTGGGTTTTACTGAAAATGAAACTGGTTCTGCTGCTTTTGTGGTTAGTGGTGTTTTTGCGACTGGTTCTGTTGCTTTTGCGACTGGATATGCTTTTGCGACTGGTTCGACTGCTTTTATAACTGGATATGATTTTGCAAGAGGTTGTGTTATTGTTGTAACGGGTGAGGTGGTTGCAACTGGTGATAATGTAGTAACTGGTGGTTTTCCAGAAAATTTATTTTTAAGAATTAATATTTCATTATCTGAAATATTTTGACAATTTAATTGAATTTTAAAAAATAAATTTTTATTCAATGTTAAAACTGAAATAGGAGTATCAAATTTGATATAATTTATAATATTTTTTATATTAGTAAAAATAATATTGTCTCCTGAAACAAATAATTCTTCTAAACAATTAAAATGTTCTTTAAAATTAATAATAAAAGGTATTTTAATATAATAATTTAATATATCTATTATGGGCAATGTTTCATTAATATTTAATTTGGTTATATTAAATACATAATTATCATTAATTGATATTATAAAAATAATATTTTTAGATGATATTGCCATTATATATATATATTTGAATAAAATAAAAAATTGAAATTCATTTAAATCTAAAACTATAATTAAATAACAAATGAATTTACCTCTGGAACTAATAATCTATATATTGAATTTTACAGAAGAACATTTTTGGTTAATATTAGGTATTAATTTAAAAAATCTTATTAATGAAAGTATAAAAATTAAAGAAGAAATAATATTTCCTACTATAAAAAATACAAGAACAATTATATTTTATTTTGATGCTATTAAATGTTTATTTGATGATGTTATTTGTTATTCATTCAATAAAAAAATTAATTTTATTCATACAATATTTGGAACTGAAAGACTAATATCTGTATTTTATTGTTTTGATACTGTTAAAAATATAAATTTATATCCTTGTAATCAATTTATAGCATCAAAAAAAGTAAAATTGAAACTAATATTTACTGAATTAGAAAAAATATTATTGAAAAATTTTATAACTAAAGTTCATTATTTTATAAATATATTGTCTACTAATAAGTATTTAAAAAATAATTTTGATAAATTTAGAACAGGACAAGAGCAAAAAATGATTTTGAAAAAATTAACAACTAAATTTGGAAGACAATTAAAAAAACATTTGGTTTAAAAAATTTAATAAATAAATTAATCTCTAACAACAATATTTTTTCTAAAAAGAATTGTTTGAAATCGTCCAGTTCTTTTTTATTTATTTTTATTTTTTATTAATTTTGAATTTCGAGGTGTTCTCTCTATTTTTTCTTCATTACTAAATATTTTAAGGATTTCTTCTTCTGTAATCAAAGGTTCTTTACTTTGTTGTATTTTGTCTTCTTCTTCTTTTAATTTATTAATTAAATTGGTTTCTGCTTTCGCACGAATTCTTTGTTTAGTTTTTTCAATTTTCGATTTATTTTTTAATTGTGATTCTGTAGCAGGTGTATCACCATTTCCATTTAATCCAAAATTATTAACTCCTAATTTACTTAACATTGTTTGTATATTTTCCATTCCAGGCATATTTTTCATTTTATTCATAATATCAGTAGCTTCCATAACGAGTTCGCTTTCGGATAAATCTCCAGATTTTATTTTATTTTCTAATCTACTTCCAACAGTTTTAACTAATCCCATAATTTTAGTAGGATTTTGAACTAATTTTTGAAGTATATCTTTCATATCAGTAGCATCATCAAAATCAATATCTAAATTAGAAGCGGTTTCTTCGGCGATTTCACGTGCTAATTGTCCTAATTTTCCATCTAACATATCAGTGATATGAGTGTGAATTTTAGTAGCATCAGGTAAATTAGAATTAGATTCTAAATTATTATCTAAATCGAATACATTATTACTTAAATCGAATAATCCGTGCATTTGAGATAATGTTTCTTCTAATTTACTTTTAAATTCCTCTTGATCGATAGTTTCAAACATTTTAGCAGTATCCCCAAAAGCATTTTTATTATTAAGTGTTCCTACAATTGAAAACATAATTAATTGTAAATATTTCCAAATAGTTTCACGTGTTTTGCTGGATATATCATATTGCCATAGATTTTTGAAATGTATTTTTGGAAGGAATTCAGTATCAATTTGTGAATCTTCTTTAAACATATCTTCATTTTGATATAAAATATCAAAAAATCTAGGTGGCATTTTTTTTTGACAAAAATTGAATAAAAGAATAATAGATTGTTTTTCAGCTTCTAAAAAAGTTAATTTACGTTCGGTTTCATCATCGATATAATTGAATTCATCAATATTTTTCCACCATTTATTAATAAAATGAATATATTCTGGAAATGTAATTTTTAAATCAGAAATAAAATCTCTAATAATTTTAAAGAATTCTTCGGGAATACTATTATCTAACGGAATATTATCTAGTGAGTTATTTGAGAGAATTTCATCCATTTAATTATAATTATATATATTTATTTAAATCAATCTTATTAATATATATATTATTTAATTAAAATAATATATATTATTATATTTATAATTTATATTATTATATTTATAATTTATATTATTATATTTATAATTTATATTATATATAAATCGGACAATTTTGTTAAAATTTGTATATATTTCATAGTTGTATGTTGTTGTGTTGGATCCATATTTTTAATAGGTTGTCGTAATCTATCTATACATTCCATTATTTTATCATAATTAGTAGAATATATATCTTGAGAATAATCTTTATTTATAAAAAAACTTAAATCCCCCGATTCAATTTCGGTTTTATATTTTAATACAATACAAGTTTTCCAAATTTTAATAATTATTTTGGGATTTGATTTTCTAGCAAGAATAAAAGCATTTTTAGAAGTTACTATATCTGTATCATCAGGAAAAATTGTTTCTATATAATTTATAAATTCTATAAATTGATTATTAAAAGTTAATAAAATATTACTCATTTATGTATTTATTATATTCTTTTTAAATTACTTTTAAATTACTTTATTAAAAATTGAATTAATTTAAAATTAAAAACTCATTGGTGGTTTATTTCCCGTTATCATTTTTAAATCCGAATCACGCTGTTCTTGCATTCTTTTCATTCTTGAATCCATTTCTTGATTAGAATCATCTTCACCCATTTTTTTTGTTCCTCGAATTGTTGTATTATCATCTTCGTTTGATTTAGTTATTTCTCCATTATGAGCTGTTGATAAATCTACATAATTATGCATTTGACGCATTCCTCCATTGCCTTTTGCTTCTAAATCTTCATGTGTTTGATCTAAAAAACTATACTGATCTGATATAATATTATTAAATCCACTATTAAATGCAAATGCCATTGGTTCCATATTGTTTTGAGTCGCTTTTTTAACTTCCACTTCTTGAGATGGTTTTAAATGTTGTAAAATTTGTTCTCCAAATAAAACTTTATATCCATTATTTAATAAAAGTAATGCTGGAACACGTGTAACATTTTCAGGTAAAATTATTTGTTGATTATTCTCTAAAATAACATATGTTTTATTATTACTATCTGTTGTTCTTCTATCAATACATATAAAATGTATCTCTTTTTGAAGATTCATTTTGGCTAAAATTTGTAAATATTTTTTACAAACATCACAATATTTACTATAGTAAAAAATTGAACTCATTTATTTATAATTAGTTATTTCAATTATATATTTAACTCATTTACAAAAATATGATTTAAAAAATATGATTTAAAAAATATGATTTAAAAAATATGATTTAAAAAAAAATGATTTAAATTTATAATTTAAATATAAACTATTATTAATACAATGAATCCAACTATCGATTTCAATGCACATACCACAACTCAAGAAATTGAGGATGATATGTTATTACATTTTACTCTTAATGGAGTTAATGTTAGTTTGGCTAATGGACTTCGCAGAACAATTATATCTGATATACCTATAATTGTATTTAAAACTACACCTAATAATTTAAATAAATGTGTTATTACTACAAATACCACACGATTAAATAATGAAATTATTAAACAACGATTAAGTTGTATTCCTATTCATATTAAAGAAATTAATGATTTCCCTTTAGATAAATATATTATGGAAGTCAATGTACAAAATAATACTGATACTATTATATATGTCACTACTGAAAATTTTACTATTCGAGATATTACTACATTAGAACCAATTTCTGATGAAAAACTTAGAGAAATATTCCCTGCTGATCCTTATACTAATTACTTTATTGATTTCGTAAGATTACGACCTAAAATGGCAGATGAATTGTCTGGAGAAAAATTACATCTTACGTGTGAATTTAATATCGGTTCTGCTAAAGAAGATGGAATGTTTAATGTTATCTCTACATGTTCTTATGGAAATACAATTGATATTCGTAATCAAGAAATCGAATTAGAAAAAAAAATACAAATATGGAAAGATGAAGATAAAAATCAAGCTGAAATACAATTCGAAATTGATAATTGGAAATTACTTGATGGAAAAAGAATATTTTTACAAAATAGTTTTGATTTTGTTATTAAATCTATAGGTATTTATGATAATCACGAAATTGTTTTTCAAGGTTGTTTAATTTTAATTCAAAAATTTACGGAAATTAATACTATTATTGATAATAATGAACTTGAAATCATTAATTCACGAACTACTTTATTAAATTCTTTTGATATTATTCTTCAAAATGAAGATTATACTATTGGTAAAATATTAGAATATTTATTATATTCTAAATATTATGAAACTAAAGTTTTAAATTTTTGCGGATTTAAAAAAATACATCCACACGATACATTTAGTATTATTAAAATCTCTTATACTGAACCGGTTGAACTATCTACTATAAAAGGACATTTAAAAGAATGTATTACTGATGCTATTGAAGTTTATTTAAAAATACAAAAATCATTCACACCATAAGTATTTAAATATTTAATTAATAATAATTTATATTATTAATTAAATTTAATTAAATTAAATATTTTATATAATTATTAATTATTAATTTCTTTTTGTATTTTTTCTTTTTTTATATTTATTTTTAGATGTAATTCTTTTTTTATATTTGTAATTATTTTTATATGTAATTCTTTTTTTATATTTAGAATTTTTTTTTGTATTTCCACCAGATGAAGCTGAAGCTGAAGATGAAGCAACTAATGGATTATGTAAATGTGATTCTATATCATCTAATAAATTATGTGATTTTGTATTAACTGATGGTTCTTCTGATGAAGATGCTGATGAAGAAACTACTGGTTTATGTGATTCTGTATTATCTAATGTACGTGATGTTGTATTATCTAATGTACGTGATGTTGTATTATCTAATGTACGTGATGTTGTATTAGATATTGTAGAAGTTTTTACATTTACTGGTAAAAATTGATTAGATAATTTGTCTGATACTATTTCTACCATTTTTTGTTTGTTAGTTTCTAATTTTTCTAAATCGTGTTCTTCTAATTGTAATATTTCTATTTGTTTTTTAATATTTTTTAAATTTATTTCAATAATTTCTTTTTTTAATTTTCGATCTTTACCAGCTTGTATTCTAGCTATTCTTCTTTTATTTGCTTGTAACATTTTTTCATTTGTTTCTATTCTTTCTTTTTCCGCTTGTTTTCTCTCTTTTTCAGCTTCTATACTTTCATTTAAAATATTAGTTAATTCAGATTTTAATTTATCAAATTCTACTTTATATTGTATTATATTTTTTTTAATTTCTTCTGATTTTTCTAAATATATTTTTGTTTCTTGAATTTTATTTATTTTTATTGTTGCAACTTTATTTTGTAAAAATATTTGTTTTTGTTGTTGTTCTATTATATTATGTTCCTTACGTATTTTATCTTCTTCTATTTTTAATATTTCCGCTTTCTTATTTTTATCTTCTTCTTTTTGTTGAAATTGTATTTGTAATGCTTTATTTTTCTCTTCTTCTGCTTTTAAAATTTGTCCTCTTATTTGTTCTTCTTTTTGTAATGTTTTTTCTTTTTCTATTTGCATTTGTTCTGCTTTTATTTTATCTTGTTCTTCTTTTAATTGTTCTTCTTTTTCTAATACTTTTTCTTTTTCTAATTTCATTTGTTCTGCTTTTATTTGTTCTTTTTCTGCTTTTAATAATTGTTCTCTTATTTGTTGTTCTTTTTGTAATGATTCTTCTTTTTCTACTTTTAAAAGATGAGCTTTTATTTCTTGTTGTTCTGTTTTCATTTTATCTTGTTCTAGTTTTAATTTATCTTCTATTAATTTCATTTTATCTTGTTCTTCTTTTAGTTCATTCTCAATTGTTTTTATATTTATTTGTTCAGTTGATAATATTTGTTCATTTTTTCTTATATTTAATTGTTCAGTTGATAACATTTGTTCATTATTTTTTATATTTACGTGATCAGATGATAACATACGATCATTTAATGATAACACTTGTTCATTTTGTTTTATTTTTTCTTGTTCGTTTTTCAAATGATGTTGGTTCATTCTTATGTTGTTTTGTTCCATCATTAGTTTTTTATTGTTTTCATATGCTTCAATTCGACCTTTAATAATTTCTTGATTTTGTTGTTGCAATAAATCCATATATATATATAATTATAATAATTCTTAATTTAAATATTTAATAACTTATATAAGTTATTAAAATATACTTAAATATTTAGGAACTACATTATAAATTTTAAAAATTAAATTATTGATTTATATTTAACTATTTATTTATATTATAAATATAGAAACAAATGTCATCTAATAATCCTAAAAGTATTTTAAAATCAAATCCTAAATTAAATAATAACACACTAGAATTACAATTAGGTGATATCATACATATTACAAATCCATCGAATGATATATTAAATAATCAAACTTTTATTATTGATTATATTGATAAATCTAAAATTTATCTATTTAATACAAATACTCTAGATAAAATTAGAATTAATATATCTGAAGACGGTGTATTAGATGATGGTCATATTACACGCATTGCTATTTTAAGTCGTAATGAAAGTCCCAGTTATTGTATACAAAATAATTTATTACCAGGAAAATGGATAAATATCTATTTTACTGGAGAATATCCATTTACTTTAACCGGTGAAATTACCAATTTGGAAGATGATATGATTGAAATAACCACTATAGATAAAGATACTATGTATATAAATTTTGATTATAAAGGTCTTCCAGAAGATTTACCAATTGAAATGATTGAAATTAGAGAAAAACCTGAATTATTCGAAAAAGAAGAAGAAGAAGGAGAAGAAGGAAAAGAAGAAGGAAAAGAAGAAGGAAAAGAAGAAGGAAAAGAAGAAGGAGAAGGAGAAGAAGCAGAAATAGAAGCAGAAATAGAAGCAGAAATTAAAAGAGGAGAACAAAAAGAAGAAGAAGAATCTACTATTAAAATACCTAGTAATACATCATATGTTTTTAATAAAATAAAAGATTACATAATTAAAGCAGATCAATCACAATATGGTGATGAAATATTAGGACCAATTGTTAAATATATTCCATCCGCAAAAAATCAAAATTATACTTTAGAAACACAATTAAGTGATTTATTAGATAATTTTCTATCAGAAATACCTAATCTAGGTAGAAAAACCTCCGTTTTAAATAATATTCATATAATGATTGAACGTTATAAACAATTGAGAGAACAATTTTCCTATTTCGATGAATTTGAGAATGTTTTAGGTGCTGTAATAAATGAATCCACCAATAAACCATTATATAGATATTTTGATAAATTTGATATTAATTTATATTGGATTTTACCTACTGTAGGAAATATAAAAAAAGTATATAATGTAAATCAAGATGAACCGATTGATGATATTATAAATATAGATTTAAATGAAGATATAAAAAGTATAATAGAAATTCTAAAAATGTATAAATCAAATGATTTTAATGAAAATGAGAATGCGTATTCAACTTTATATAGAGAGTTAAATCCATATTTTACACCATTTGAAGAAATAAATGAAGAGAATTTAAATGAAATACTTATAGAAAAAAGTGTAAATAGTAATATTACCGTAATTACAGATAATTTAGAAAATATGAATTCATCGGTTTTTACTAATAATTTAATAAAAAATAAACGTTTTAATATTCAAACATATAATTTAGATTTAACCAAATTAGATACAATAGATTCTACTAGTAGTCGTTTAATTACAGTAAGAAGTGATATTACACAAAATGATATTATGTCTATTAAATCATTTATAACTTTACCTGAACCGGTAATACGATTTTCTAAAATAAATCTACCAGGAACATCTATTTTAGATAAAGCAAATTTAAATTTAGCATTTTTAAATTATTGGCAATTATTGAAAAAAAAAACAATTGTTAATAATAAATATATATATAATTTTAAAGAAATTGGAATAAATGAAACTAATTTTGCAAATAGCATTAAAAATTATTATTTAAATTTAGATGAACATAGAGGAATAGATAAATTAGAAACTTATAAAAAATTCATTAATACAATTATTCCTCAAACAAAAATACTATTTAATTTAATGAAAAAATATATAATTGGAAAATTAACTGTTGTAGATATCGTTTCTTATTTAGAACCATTTTTAATTTATACAGATGATATCACTTATATGCAATATAGAGAAATTATTGATTTTATAGATAAACAAATTTCAGAACATAATAGATATTTTATTGAAAAGATGCGTATATTTAGATCATTATTAATATCTATATCAGTTAATTTTAGTAAATCATTTTCAATAATTGAAATAATTATTGAAGATTTAAGAAATCGTGTTTTTAGTGAAGTATATGATTTAAATGAACCAACTAAAACATTTTCCAATTCAGAAATTCTTCAAAAAATAACATTAGATAATTATGGTAAATTTTATACTACAGCAATATCTTTACAATCTATTGCATTAATGTTTCCAAATGAACATTTAGCCCTTTTTGAAATAGATGAAAACAGCACTAATGATAAATTATTATTAGAAAATGCTAATGAAAAATGTAAAACAGTAACTATTTCTAAATATTATATTTCATTAGATGCGTTAGAAGCAGATAATAATACAAATATTTATTTTGATAAACGATATGATAAAACTAATTATGGAATATTAGAAGATACTAATAATTATGGAAAACAATTACTTACAATGAACCCAGATGAATTAGAAAAATATATAACAGAAGATTTAATAAAAAGAAAAAGAATGTCTCCGGATAATGCTGCATATTTAGCGAATACTTTAGTTAATGGACATAAGAAAGTAATAGAAGGTCAATTTGCTATTTTATATAAAGGATATAATGAAAAATATTCAGAACAAATGAATTATTATATTCGTAAAGATAATAAATGGGTTTTAGATGAAAATGTCAATAAAGATAATATTAATACAGATGAAACCTCGATATTATGTAATTCACAACCTGAATGTATAAATGTATATGATGGAAATGATGATAATTGTAATAGTATAAATTCAACTGAATTAGATATTCAAACCAAATTATTAAAAGATGTTATAAATGAATTCGATCATAAATATAAAATTTCAAAAGATGATTTTTTTGAATTAATTAAAGGTAAATTCGATTACTTATTTTCAATAAATCCATTATTATTTAATATTAGAATTTTTAATCTGTTAAAATATAATAATCAACAATATAAATTAGGATTAATTATACAAGAAGATATTAATATTTTACCAATTTCACCTTATGCACAACTGCGTGATATGATTTTAAAACAACACGATTTTGTAAAAAAACAACACGATATAATTAAATTTTGTAATAATTATACTAGAAATGCAGTCAAAGGATTAGGACCTTTAAATATAATGGAATCAGATCATTGGTTATATTGTAATAAAACAAATGTAGAATTATTACCAACATTCAAATTAAATTTAGCAGAATCATATATTATTGATGGTCCTTATCAATATCTAGATTATCTTAAATTAATAAAATCACAAATTGGAACGTGTGATGAAAGTGATTGGTGGTGTGATCGTAATACAGGTTGGTCTATTTGTCCGGTAGATTTTGATATTGAAGAAGGATTTGAAGAAGGTTTTAAAATTTCAACTAGATCAATTATAGAAGAAGACGCAGGTACAAAAATAATTTCTAAATTAAATAATTCTACAATAAAATATGATACTCCTGATACAAAAATGATAAATAATATTATAAATATTCTCTCGAATAATATGAATATTAATCTTGAAAATCAAAAAGAATTTATTATTAATTGTGTATTAAATATAATTAAAGACCATGTTGAAATTGAAAGTAAATACAATTTAAGAATTAGAGAAATGGCTGAAAAAGGTAAAAAAACCGCATCATATAAAGATTATTATAATTCATCCATTTTATATTATACATTGGGAATGTATTTAATAGGTATCCAAACCTCAATTCCATCAATTCAAACAAGAAAAACCTATCCTGGTTGTATTCGTTCATTTGGAGGATATCCATTTGAAGGTTCTGATTTAAGTAGTTTAACTTATTTAACATGTGTTGTATATGATATAAAACAATCAGGAGAACCTTGGTATGTATTAAAAAAACAAAAAAAGGATTCTATAATGAATAAGATAAAAACTATAATTGATACAATGTTATATGAAATACCTGATGTTAAAAGAAAAATTGATGAAAAAACGACTTTTTTATTATTTTCGCCAGATATAGAATCTATACCAGAACAACATAATATTGTGAGATGGACTGAATTTTTACCTCCATTATCTAATTTTAAAATTACTCATCTAAATAATATTTCTACTGAATTTAAGAAGAGTTTATTAAATGAATTAAGAGAGGGAAATAGAAATCAAAGAGAGAAGATATTAGTGGTAAATTCAAAAATAATTCTATTTTCTTTAGCTATTATAGAAATAATACAAGAAATAGTAAAAAAGAATAAAATATTACTTTCAACAGTTGAAAATGGTTGTTGTCAAAGTGTAGAAAACGAATCAACCATTGATTATTTTTCTAAAATAGATCCTAATATTAAAATATATAATAATACAGTTTTTCAATTATCTAATATAATTGAAGATATAATAAGTTATTCAAAAAGTGGATTATTTTATAGTAATATAAATACAAAAAATATATATCCATCAATAAATTTAAATTTTAATGAAAAGATATATTATTTAGCATTTATTTATTTTTGTAAATTTAAATCAATTATACCTATTCCAGAAGATTTATTACCATTATGTAATAGTAAACCAGATAAAAAACTGATTAATTATAATGATTCGGATGAATTAATAATTCAAAAACTTAAAAATGAAGGTATTGTTTATACAAATGAAGAATTTTTAAAATTGCTTCAAATAATTAGTAAAAATAATATTATTAATATTAATTTACAAAATAAAGTATTATCTTCACTAACAAATTTTATTAATTTATTACAATTATTTAAAGATTCAGAAGAACCATATGATAAAAATTTATGTGATAATATAATTAAAAGCGTAGATTTTAGTGATAATAATGAGAATGATAAATTAAATCCAGAAACTAGAAATTTAAATAATTTTTTAGTTAAAAATACTACAGATATGAAAGATATAATTATTCAATTTATTGAAAAAAATATTAGTTCAACAATAACTAAAAATATACTTAGAAAAACAATTAAAATAATAAATGAATTATTTATTTGGAATACAGATACTTTAACTAGAACTAGAATAGAACCTATTTCAATTGCAGATGATAAAACATATAATATTAATAATTTTTATAAAAATACTATTGAAAAATTAGTGAATTTATTTCCAAATATTATTTTAAATAAAGTTAAATTTGAAACAAATATTCCAAATTATTATGGTTTTTCATTATCTCACGGGAATAAATTGAAAAAATCGATTAGTAAATTTTATGAAAAATTAAAACCTTTTTATGGAAATAATACTTTATTAAATATACTTAATACAATTCCCCAAATACTACATAATTTAATTTTAATGACGAATTCTACTCCTTGTTTTACAACTATAAAAATTAAAGAAAGTATTTTAAAATATAATGTATTTAATGAAAGAACTTCACGATTATTATTTGAATATTATTTACTCAATGTTTTTATTAATTATATTAATTTAATTGAAGATCCTGAAATGATTGTTTCTGAAATGAAACCATCTTCTGAAGTGGCGGAATTATTTACTTCTGAATATCTTGAAGAAGTCGAAACTAAAATTGATTTATCTACTACTTCACAAAAAATAATAGATACACAATTATTAATAGGAAATAAAAAGAAACTACGACAAAATATGGTTGAATTATTTATTGCTTTTTTTGATATAGTTAATTCAGAAAAAGATGTTATTAATATTTCATATGATCAAATACAAGATAGAATATTTAAAATAAAAGAAAAAGAGAAGAATTTAGTAACAGATAGATTAAAACAAATGACAGATGAGGAAAGACATGTTGATACTATTCTAAAAATTAATAAATTATCCATGTATAGTAAAGGATTACAAAAAGGGTTAACAACATTAGATAAAGATTTTTATGATGAAGAACAAGAATTTAGAGATAATATGACACAAACAGAACAAAATATTCGAAAACAAAATAATGATGCGAATGATGATAATATAGATATATTAATGGATGATTATATGGAACAACAAGCGGTAGATACAGCAATAGATGATGAAGTATATGATATGAGATATATGAATGAAACTTATTATGATGGAAATACTGATGGAACAGGAGCACCTGAAGAAGAATATGATGATTATCAAGATGAAGATTAATTAAGATGAAGATTAATATTAAGATTAATTAAGATGAAGATTAATATTAAATAATATTAACTTTGATAATTTAAATTGTATAATTATATATAATGTATAAGAATTATATTCGAAAAAATATATTATTAGTATCTATATTATTATTTATAATAATTTTTGGAATAATACAAATATATAAACCTTTATGTTTATATAATACTAATGGAAGTATTCGTGAATTTGGTATTGGATATAAAAATAAAACAATTATGCCTATTTGGTTATTATCTTTAATTTTAGGCATTTTTTGTTATTTAAGTGTATTATATTATGTTACATATTCTAATTTATTATTTTAATATATATATAAACAACTTAAAGAAACAGATGTTCCTTTAATTTGTTATTGTATATACTGTATTATCTGACGCTGCTTGAGTCGTTGATTCTTCATTCAAAAATTCTTGATAATTTTGACTTAGAGTACTTGTGCTACTAGTACAACCTTTTGTTGAAATCTTTAATTGAACTATTGCTGTTAATAATACACCCGTATAAATATACCACATCGCTAAACCTACATCATCTTTCGAAACTACTATTTTTAATAATTCATTTTTTAATGTTTCATTTTCAGAAGTATCTGATTTATATTTTTCTTTCATTAATGGTTTTAATATATCCCAATAACTAATAAAATTTAAAGGAGTTATTTCATTTATTAAAATTGATGTATTACCACATATCTTTATTATTGCATCTGCTGCATCCATCATCGCTTGCTTTTCTGTTGGACTCGCATCTGCTTTATCTATATCCGTTTGCACATTCTTATTTACTAATAATTCATTTATTATTTTATTTGCTGAATGTGCTACCCAAAAATAACCTATTACATTCGAAAAGGCAGTTTTAAAACCTGGATACATCATAATTACTACAATCATTACACCAAATATTAAAGTCCATGGAATAAATGTATAAATACTTGCAAATATCATATTTTCAGTTATATTTCCACCACACGTTGATGATATCACATAAGAATTTACTATAAATTGAATTATTATTACTAATAATATATAAATACCTAAAAATTTATAATTACTACTTTTATAACTTAAATATTTATTATTATCACTTAATATATCGTATGTTAATTTCGGCTTTAGTTCAAAAAAATAAAATATTGTTGTAAATATAAAAGTTATTATATTTAAATAAGAATTAAACATATAATAATATGTATAATTTAATTTTATTTTTTAATAGTATTTATTATGAATGTTGAAGAATTTATAAAACCACAACTTACTGAACCAGGTGTTAAATATTTCTTACATAATACATTAAAACAATGCCATATTATTAGAGAAAAATTTCATAATTTAGTCTTTAATGTTGGAATGCTTATTGCTTTTTTTATTGTTTTAGCATTAATTTTATTATATAAATATAAAGGAAAATTAACTCCTATTGAATTACAACAAAAAAATAAACAAAAACAACAATATATTTTATCTAAAATTCAAAACTTTCAACAAGCTAAACGTATTGCTCATCAAGAATTAATTACTGGATTACCTAATTGGGATTAACATATTTTATTCATATTATTATACATTATTCTCTCTTATTAATTTAAATTATATATTATTAATATAATAATATATAATGACTGCACCCGCACAACCAATAGTATATGATGTTGTTGAGTCTTTAAATGAATATTTTAAATTAAAAAATAGTTATGAAACACAATATATGGCATTTAAAAGAAAAATTATTAATAATAATACTCTTAATAATAAAGATAAAAAAAAAGAATTTCTTAAATTAAAACCTAAATGTATTAATTGTAAAAGACCTGGAGGTACTCGTTTTCAAACTATTTATTTTGAAGAAACTGATACTGTCGAATCTTATAAACAATATACTGCTATTTGTGGAATTATTTCTAATCCTTGTAGTTTAAATATTAAAATACATATTGGTAAAACAGAACAAATTAATGAAATATTAATTTCTATTGAAAATGAAATTAAAGAATATAAAAGAATTATTATTAATAATAAAAATAAATTACTTTTCGGTTATTTAACAACTGAACAAGCTTTAACTAATTTTGATGAAATTAAATCTTCTATTACTGTATATACATCTTTATATATAGAATATTTAGAACAATATAATAAAATTTTTGATAATACTGAAAAAAATGAAGAATTAAATCAAGCCATTCTTAATTCATATACACAAATTAATTTAATCAAAAATTGTATTAAACAAATGAATTTAACACAAAATATACAATATGCTAAAGATGCTGTAAATATATATAATAATGAGTTATTACCTTTACTAAATATCATTCGTGATTTAAAATATAATGAAAATATTATATATAATGATGATAATATGTGTAATTTAATTCAACATAAACATAGTATTGCTTCATTATCATACACTATGTTTGAAAATAAAGTAATTGAATTTAATATCGGTAATGAAACTATACCTGAATCTAAAACAACTGAACCAGATGAATTACCTACATCATCTGAAACTACATCTAAAAAACCCATTCAATTATTAAAATCACCTAAAATACTTAAATCTAGTTTATTTAAATCATCTACACAACTTAAAAAACCTAAAAAACCTACACCTGTTATACCTGCTACACCTGCTACACCTGAAACACCTGAAACACCTGAAACACCTAGTCCTAGAACACCTGTTACACCTGCTACACCTGTTACACCTGTTACACCTGTTATTCACGAACCAATCGTTCGCGATCAACCTAATTATGGACAACCAGCAGATGATATAAATTCTTTATCTTGGAATATTCCACAATATACTCAATTATGGAATAAATTACCTATAAAACTTAAAAATGCTTTAATAAATAATCACGAATGGTTAGTAGAATTTATGTTTAATTGTGTCAATGCCACAAATAATGAAACCCCTTGCACTTTTACTGCACCGCCAAATATAGAATTTCCTCCATTTTTATCAATTTCAGGTAATTATAATTTTAATAATCCAATATATAACGCAGTTTTTAATAAATTAAATCAAACTTTAAAAGATAAATATTTAACATATTTTAATATTGATGATACTGGAGAAAGAAACTATACTAGAATGCGAAATATTATGAATGAACTTGTTAGAAAAGAACTTGATTTTAATCAAGGAGTATTTTAATAGAATTATTTTATTTTAATTAAATATGTATATATTTTATGATATTAAAATATATTTCTATTAAAATATTCTTAATTAGTTTTGCTATAGGAATTTTCTTTATTTATATTTTAGGTCCTGAAATTAAAAAAATCTTTATTTATCCTACTCCTGAAACTATTGATAAATTCTTATTTAGAGATAAAGCTAATAATTGCTTTTATTTTAAACAAGAAGAAATACAATGCCCTAATGATGAATCTATGATATCAACTATTCCAATACAATCTTAATATTATATTAATCTATATAATATATATTATTTATTATATAATCTATAATACAATCTTAATATTATTAAAAAAAACAAACATATATTATATATAATGGCTATTCATCTTGATAAATTCGTTCATACTTCTACAGGAAGAATTATAATGTCTATTTTATTAGGATTTGGATTAGCTTCTCTTTTTAGAGCTGTATGTAAAAATAAAGATTGTATTATATTTCACGCACCACCTTTAGAAGAAATTAAAGATAAAATATATAAATATAATGGAAAATGTGTTAAATATAATCTTATACCAACTAAATGTAATACTAATCTTAAAATTATTGAATTTGCGTAATTATTATAATCAATCATTCTTTATATAATAATAATGAATAATGGATCCAATATTTTAGATTTACCTACTGACCCCATTGGTAATATGAATAATAATAATATATCTTTAACTGCTACTGAAAATGTAGATAACTCATCTTCACCTGATTCTACAGGATTATCTTTAGACCAATCTACTATTAATCAAATCGTCAATGGATTACAAAAAGCATCTATCAGTGGAGCAACACAATTATCGTCACGTGATATACCTATGGTATCTAATCATTGTATAGATGCAGAAGTTCAACCAAATTATATTCCACCAATCAATAAAACTAATATTGATTATATAGATAATTGTGAAAAAACATCTGATATAATTAATAATTATAATAAACCATATTCAACTACATCATTAGATAACATATATAATGAAATTCAAACACCATTATTACTTTCTGTATTATATTTTTTATTTCAATTACCATTTTTTAAAAATGGTCTATTTAAGTATTTACCTATTTTATTTTCTAATGCAGGTAATTTAAATATTAAAGGATTTTTGTTTACTAGTATATTATTTAGTATGTTTTTTTATTTATTGAATAAAATTATTTTTTATTTTAATAAATTTTAATAATTGTTAATTATTATTATTATTTAGAGTTGTAAATTTATTTTTTTACAACTGAAAATTTCATATTTTCCATATTTTTCATAGTTTCTGTAATTTTTCGAACATTACAACAACTATAACAAGTATTTAATACTAAAATTAAATATATTATTCCAATTAATATTAATATTTCTAAATCAATTTCATAATTTAATATTTTTATTTTCATATATATAGTATAATATTTATTTTATTTATTTTATTTATTTGGTTTTTTTACTTTTGTTGATTTTTTTACTTTTTTTTATTTTTTTTGTTTTTTTTACTATTTTATTTTTTTGTGTTTTTCCACCTTTTATATGATTATCTTTTTCATCATCATCATCGTTATCATTATGGTGATGATGTTTATGTTGATGATGGTTATCATTATCATTATTATTATCATTATCTGATTCACTATCTGAATCACTTGATTCACTATCCGAATCACTTGATTCACTATCTGAATCACTTGATTCACTATCTGAATCACTTGAATCACTATCACTATCATCATTCTTTGATTTTTTAGATTTGTGTTTTTTAGAATCTTGTTTTTTAGAATCTTGTTTTTTAGAATCGTCTTTTTTAGAATCGTCTTTTTTAGAATCGTCTTTTTTAGAATCGTCTTTTTTAGATTCTTTATCAAATGGTTTATAATTTAAAAACCATTCTTGAAATTCTTTACTATTTTTATCTTTTTTAAGTTTTTCAAATTGTAAAGATTTAATAGAACGAATTTCTGAAAGTGTTTCTTGATGTCCATAACATTTTATACTAAATTGTTTAAGAATACCTTTTTGATCTACTTTATGTTTTTGTTGAAGATCAAATAAAAATTTAGAAGTACACAATATTCTATCTAAAAAATGTTTATAATAAGGTTTATCTACATACATAAAAGCTAAATAAAAACTTAACATAGTATCAATTGTGGCTATTCTAATTTTTTTACCATTAATTTTAATAGTATTATAACTATGACACGCTAATGGTTTATATACATATGCTATTATATTTGAGTCAACTGATATTTCATAATGTTCTGAAACAATTTCACCAACAGATGGTTTTTTTAAAACTTCAACGTCTTTAAATCCCTCTTTTTTTAATTGTTTTGTAATTTGTAAAGACGTTTTATCTAAATCATTTGATAATACTTCAAAATCAGCGATTTCTTCTAATTTTTTAGCAATATGTTTTGGCATATATTTAGAATATAAAGAAACAGCATATCCACCAAAAAAAACTACTTTTTCATTTTCAAGTATTTTTTTTACAATATCACATATTTTTTCTTGTTTAGTTTTATGGGTTGTATGTTTATTTAAATCTATTTCATCACAATTTAAATCTGTTATAGAATAATATTTATTTAACAAATTTAAACGTTTTAATACTTTTTCCCATCTACTAGTATCTCCCATCGGTCGAGATAATTCTAAATACATTGACATTCTTAAATAATTCGGAGGAGTATATAAAATACCATCTACTTTTATTGAATCTTTTTTTATTGAATTAAATATTTCTAATGGTAATAAAGTTATATCAGCTATTGGAATAAAATTCACAAAAACTTTATATGTTCCATGATGAACTCCAGATTTTGCTTCCACATTTGTGAATTTATGTTTATAATAAATATCTGCTAATTCTTTTGCATCTTCTAAGGGTGAAGTTGAAAAAAAATCATAATCGGGAATTTCTATTTCTTTATTATAAAATTGTGCTTTTGCTGGTAAAATATTATTAATTGCAGTTCCTCCATAACATATTAATTCTTTATCTTTAAGAAATTCTTCAATTATATTAATTATTTTTTTTATATCATCTGATTCTAAATTTTTTTTTCCAGTTTTTATGGTTGCTTTATCTACTGTCATTCGCAAAATAGCTAATTCACATTCCTCAAATTTTAAATTTTTACATACATTTTTTTCCATATATATATATATAATATTTATAATATTCATTTAATAAAATTCAAATGAATATTATAATATAATATAAAGTTATTTTATTCATTATTATTATCCATTTAATGGCAAATTCACTTTTAAATTTCGATTCTCATCAATTCTTAAATTCTCGTCAATTAACTATAATACAAAAAAATATTGCTAAAAAACGTATTTTAAATGATATTAATATGATTGATACTAATTTATATTCAATTTCTGTAGATGTAGATCATAATAATTTAACTTTAATTATATTTACACATAAAATAAACAAACAAAAATATTCAATTATTCTTAATATAAATTATCCATTTCAACCACCTATTGTTAAAATAAATGATAGATTATATAAGGATTTTTTAATTATTCATAGTATTCCAACTTTAAACCAGTTATCATTACATTATAATATAGATTGCTTATGTTGTAGATCAATAACGTGTTTAAATAATTGGACTCCAATTATGGGTATAAATCATATTATTTCAGAAATTGAAACTTATAAAAATTATCGTATTAATATTATATATAGACTATTATCTTCTAAAATTAAAAATAAGTATTTAATTAATGATATTAATTTAGAAAGCTGGTTTTAAATAATATAGCTTTAGAAATATTAAAAATAAAATTAATGGAAACAATCACTCCTAATAATATGTTTATTTTTTTTACCAAATATATTTAATATTAATTTAGTTTTAAATTAATATTAAATATATTATATTATATTAATATGAATAATACACATAAAAAACATAAAAAATCAATTGACAGTAATTCAAACAGTAATTCAAACAGTAATTCAAACAGTAATTCAAACAGTAATTTAGACAGTAATTCAATAATGCAAACATATTACAAATCTAAGAGTTCTAAGAGTTCTGAGAGTTATCTTAATAATATAAAAAAAATTAATCACGAAATACAAAATGAAATTAATATAAATAAAGAAAATACCGCACTATTATATGATACAGTTACAAAATGGTATGAATCCGTAAAATCAAAAAATATTAATATTTTAATATGTCCTGATTTTAAAAATAATCTTCATTTTAAAAATATAGATATGGATGAATTGTTAAATAATGAATTTACCAGTGAAGAATCAAAACTTGTGAATACAACAGACAAAAAATACTATGATACTGAAACATTATGGAAAACATATATCAAAATATTATTTAATATTAATGATTTTGGATTTATTTTACCTGAATCTGGTTCAAATATAAATTTAGAATATACTAAAATTCCGCTATTTAAAGTTGTTACAGTTGTTGATAAAAAAAATTAATTAAATTAAATATTATATATATATATATGACACTTAAAAAATATAGAAAATCACATAACAAAAATAAAACATATAAAAAAAATAAAACACATAACAAAAATAGAAATATAAGAAAACGAACAATGAAAGGTGGCAAAGTTATACCTTTAAATACATTAATTTTAGATACTCCATTAATGTCTCCTACATGGAGAGCAAATTTAAATACTTTAACTACAATTCATGACCCACGAAATACTCCAATCGAATTATATGGTAGTTCATTGCCTATAGATTTATTTCAATGTTTTAGAACATTTTCTTATTATATGTATTTAAAAGAAATAAATAGAATCATATCATTACAAGATTGTAAAAATACTGTAGGACATAATAGACGTAAATGTCCACCATTAAATGAAAATTTTGAAGATCTAATGTGGGACCTAAATAAATCTATCGATACAAGCAATATAAATAATAATAATGTTCAATTTATAAATATTAATATTGATGATATGACTTCTGGAACATTATGTGCTTGGTTACAACTTAATACATATAATTATGATGCAGCTGGAGAGAGAACTTTAGTTCATTGTTTAGCAGGATTTGGACGTACAGGAACTGTTTTATTATTTGCTTTGTTTAAACGTATAATACAATCAGGAGTTTTAAATATTAATATATTAAGTCAACAATTTTTAGGTTGTGCTGATAGTTCTACTATGTATGATTTTTTAATGGATATGTTAACACACGCCATAGGACTCGATAATCAAAATAATGGACAACAAATTCAAGGATTAATAAATCAATTTGATACTAATAGAATTATACGTGAAGTATTTAATTTTAGTACTACTCACAAACAATCATTATTAATAGCAAGAATTAATAATATTATAGCAATGTTAGCACTACAATTACCAGATCAAACACCATTATATTTATATAATTATAAATCACATCGAATTAATCGCCATCTACGTAAAAGTAATATATTTGTGCCAATGCTAGTTAATTTTAGTATGGTAGATATGTATTCACCACAAGCACAAGGTAGTTATGGTTTTATAGGAATAGCACCTTTAATACCAACACCAGTAATACCAGCACCAGCACCAGTAATACCAGCACCAGTTATTCCACCACCACCACCACCACCAGTAGTAATACCAGCACCAGTAATACCACCACCACCACCAGTAATACCACCACCACCACCACCAGTAATACCAGCACCAGTAATACCAGCACCTGTTGCACCACCAGGTGGTAATCCATTTTCAAATTTAAATAACTATGGAGCAGTACCTGGTTATGGATTAGTACCTGGTTATGGAGCACCTGGTTCAGGAGGTTTAATTTAATTTTATAACAATTTTAATAATTAAAATTATAATAATCAGTTGATGAATTTCTTGTAGCATATGAATATTGCGGATTTTGAGGAATAGGAATAGGAATAGTAACAGGTTCATATCGTAAATTAATAGGTTTTAAACAAAAAGCATAACTACACGTATCAAAAAATAAAGTATTTTCTTCTAAATAATTATTAACAGATTGATAACACATTGCTATCATTTGACAACCATATACTCTACATAATAAACTACTAGGATTTTGTGGATTAACCGTATTATCAGGCAATACAATAGTCATATTTTTTTTATTATACTCGGTTAATTCTTGTACATCTGGATTATTTTTAATATCATAATAAGTATATTTTCTCACAAATGCCGAATTACTCGTTATATTTATATATTCTAACAAATCTTCATTTTGTAAAAATGAATTATTTGTTTTATCCACAATTAAAATAATTTTATTTTTAAATGAAAGTAAAGGAAGAGCTCCTAAATTAATACCAGAATTTTCATAACTATATTCTTTACCAAGCATAATAGAATCATATGATTTAAATATATTGGCTAAATTAGTATACATAGTTTGATTAGTACTTTGAATTCTTAAATGAATAATTAATGGATCAGTTGGATTCGGACACGTTCCTCCTGAAAATGCGTAATTACTAATTACACTCATTACACTAGAAAAAGTAACTGAATTAAATGTCTCTTTAACATAATAATCATCTACAGTACTTGTTGCAACAACCGGATTATTATCTATTGAATATATTTCAAAATCTACACATCTAACTCCTTGTTTTAATATCGCTTTTAAATTACAAATATTTACATAATCATTTTTATAATTACCTCCACTACATGCATTATAAGCGGTTTTAATATAATAATCATATAAATTACCACTACAATCAGGATCATTTGCAGATATCGATTTTATATTTCCATCAACACTAGAATATATCGTATTCATATAATTACATTCAGTATTTTCCAATCTAGCTAAATATATTGTATATATTATAAATATGATTATAACAATAAATATAAATGCCAAAATTATATAACTTTGAAAATTTTGACTTAAATTTTGTAATTTACTTAAAAATTTACTTGAATTTAAAGAAGTTGTTGTTTTTATATTATTTGTAAATGACTTGATATTATCTGAAATTGAATTTTGCATACTTTAATATAATATACTATTAATTATTAATAATATTATTAATAATATTATTAATAATATTATTAATCAATTAATAATTAAAAAATACATATAATATATATTAATTATGGCTGGAGGCTTAATGCAACTTGTTTCTCAAGGACAACAAAATATTATTTTAAATGGTAATCCTCAGAAAACATTTTGGAAATCTACTTATAAAAAATATACCAATTTCGGCAAACAAAACTTTCGTATTGATTATGATGGAACACCTTCATTAAGTTTAACTACTGAATCTACTTTTAATTTTAAAATTAAACGTTATGCTGATTTATTAATGGATACTTATATTTCAATTACTTTACCTAACATTTGGAGTCCTATTATGCCACCACAAGAAGTAATTAATCCTGATGGAACTATAACTTATACTGATTGGGCTCCTTATGATTTTCAATGGATTGAAAATATCGGTGCACAAATTATTAGTCGAATCACTATTAATTGTGGAAATCAAAAATTACAAGAATATTCAGGTCAATATATTTTAGCTTCATCACAGAGAGATTTTACTACACAAAAATTAAATTTATTTAATGAAATGATTGGAAATATTACTGAATTAAATGATCCTGCTAATTTCGGTTCTAGAGTTAATACATATCCTAATGCTTATTATACTTCTAGTCCAGCAGGTGCACAACCTTCTATTATGGGTAGAACCTTATATATTCCACTTGGTGCATGGTTTAATTCAGTTACAACACAAGCTTTCCCATTAGTCTCACTACAATATAATGAACTTCAAATTAGTGTCACTTTTAGACCTGTTAATGAATGGTTTACTATTAGAGATGTTATGGATTATACTAATAATTTTCCTATAATTGCACCTAACTTTAATCAATTTTATATGCAATTTTATCGATTTCTACAAACTCCTCCTGATCAAATATTAAGTTCTATTTCTTATGTAGATACCAGAACTTTATGGAACGCAGATATTAATTTAAATTGCACTTATTGTTTTCTCTCTAATGATGAATCTGAACTTTTTGCAAAAAATGAACAAAAATATTTATTTAAACAAGTTTATGAAAAACCATATTATAATATTACTGGACAAAATAAAATCGATTTAGATTCACTTGGAATGGTCATTAGTTGGATGTTTTATTTTCAAAGAAGTGATGTCAATTTACGTAATCAATGGTCTAATTATACTAATTGGCCTTATAATTATATGCCTCAAGATATTACACCTGCGTCTACTAATGGTGATGTTACTAATCCTGATTCAAATACTTCTTATCCATTACTCGGTCCTGGATTAAATACTGATGGAACTTTAAGTGGACTTTATATTACTGGAGTATATAATCCTCAAAATATACAATATATTTTAGTTGCTCTTGGTATTCTTCTTGATGGACAATATAGAGAAAATTTATTACCTGCTGGAGTTTATAATTTTGTTGAAAAATATGTCAGAACAGCTGGATTTGCACCTCTAGGGTTATATTGTTATAATTTTTGTCTTGATACGAATTCTCAAATTATTCAACCTTCTGGAGCTATGAATATGAGCAGATTTACTAATATTCAATTCGAATTTACTACCATCTCTCCACCTGTAGATCCATACGCACAAGTATTAACTATTTGTGATCCTAATACTGGTGATATTATTGGAATTAATAAACCAACATGGAGAATTTATGATTATAATTATAATATGTATTTAATTGAAGAGAGAACAAATATGGTGATATTTGTTGGTGGTAATGCTGGTTTATTATATGCTACTTAATTGTTGTTTTCTTCTCTCTTAATATTTTTATTTAATAAAAATATTAATAAATAAAATTACATATTTCATTCTCATTTTATTTTTATAATTTATATATTCTTAAATTAATATTCTAAAAATAATTTAAGAGAGAAAAAAATGTTCCATAAGGAACATTTTTTTTCTAAAGTTTATAATATTATTTTTCTATTTTTCTATTTTTCTATTTTTATAAATTTTTATAATTATTTTAAAACATCATAGTCATAATAAATTGCGTTAGAAACAAGCAATGTTTCAATTGAAAATGAATGTGTATTATATTCCTTATTATTTATAATTACTTTAACTGAATTCATATCATTAATAGTAATTATAAAATTATACACCATTTCCATTAATTCTTCATTATCTGGATGTATACCTACATTTAAATTTATATTTATACTATCTAATCGTGCAATATTATACATATTTGGAAATAAAGATAATACAGACGTAGAAGAATTACAATTTAATATTTTTAAACTTTCAGGTAATTCATCAGGTAATCCTATAATAAGCGTATTATTACAATGCAATTCTCTTAAATTAGGAGGAATCACACCTAAATCAGTAATAGAAGTGTTATTACAATTAATACAAACTAATTGTAATAATTCTAAAGAGAGATGTAATTCAGTAATAAGTGTGCTATTAATACATAATATTTTTATACTTTTTGGTATAACCGGACATAAATGAATATCATTCGCTCCACATTCTAAAATTTCTAATTCTAGTGGAAGTTCATCAGGTAATTTAACTAATTTATTTTTAAAACAAATTAATTCTTTTAATCGTGGAGGTAATCTATCAGGTAGTTCAATTAATTTATTTTTTTCACATTTTAAAAGTAATAAAGTAGAAGAAAGTTCAGGTAATTCAATTAAATTATTATTTCCACAATTAAATTCTACTAATTGTGGTGGCAAGGGTACCATAAATACCAAACTATTCTTCTGACATTCTAATATTAATAAAGTAGATGGAAGGTTAGGTAAATATTGTAATTTATTACCGCTACAATTAAATGATTGTAAATTATGTGGAAGTTCAATTGCTAATTTATCATAATTTTGACCAGATATATTTAAATTATAAATATTTGTAGTATTATTAGATAAAATCGAAAATAAATTAGTCATAGAACTATTATGACGATGAGTTTTTTTAAATCTTCCATATATATACAAATTAGTAAAATTATGTGAAAATACAATCTCTTCAGCACTTTCATAATTGTGTAATCTAATAACTTTAGTGATTACTTCCATTGTCTTTTTTGATTTTTTGAACGATTTTAACTTTAATAAATTATGTATTATTATATTATAAAAAAGTATTTCAATTTTTTTATAATTGAAATAATTTTAGATAAAAAAAATGTTCCATAAGGAACATTTTTTTATAAAGTTTATAATATTATTTTTATAAATTTTTATTTTTATAAATTTTTATTTTTATAAATTTTTATTTTTATAAAGTTATAATTCTATAGTGTAGTCGTGGTCGTCGTAATCATCAGGAGTCCATTTTATATCATATTTATTCTCATCAATTGAAAACATTGAATATAAATTGTATGTTAAAGTTTCATAAACAGGACAAAATCCACTATGATATCTGTGATATTCAATACAATATTGATCAAGTTCACGAATTTTATATATTCTAATTGAGGCATTTACATATAGATGTATTGTTAATTGTATATAATGAAAACGATCATCGTTATCTGGATCAAATTTAGGATATGGTTCAAATAATGGTTTACTATCAATTTTCCATGAAGAAGATCCATTATTTTGTTGTATTGAAAAAGTATAAGCTTTAGAATAATAATCTAAAACTGCAGTAATACAATTTTCTACTTTATTACCTAAAATATTATCTGTTAAAGTTAATGATTCTTCTTTTGTAATAATAAAATGACTAGGATGTAGTAAAAATGGTACTCCTCTAGGAATGAAAAATTGAAATGTAGTTGGGACATCAGTATATTTAATAAGAATATGATTATTTATTTGAAATGGACCAGTATCATCATCATCCATATCATAATCTTCAATAGAAGTTTTTTGTTCTTCATAACACCAATCATAATTATAACTTTTACCACACCATTCATTTTTACTTATTATATCAGTATCACCCTCATCAAATGATAATGAACCTTTAATTGATTTAATATCATCTTCTTGTGAATTTTGTGGTATTGAAGAATTATAATCTTCAATAATAATACCTTGATCTTGATCTTGACCTTGACCTTGAACCGAATCAATAATTTGATTTACCGACATTATCAACTAATTACTTTATAATTATATTAAAAAAAACATTTCATTTTTTTTTATACTTATTTATTATTTTATAAATTTATAAATTATTTTATAAATTTATAAATTATTTTATAAATATATAAATTTTATATTTTAACTCCTATAATATCATATTTAGTATCATCTATTGAAAACATTAATTTAAAATCTTCATTTAAATTACTCCAAATAATGGAATTACATTTATTATTATTATATTTACAACATTCAATACAATATTGATTTATTCCATAAATTTTATATATTTTAATACTAAAATTTACATAAAAATCAGTTGTTTTATAATTTGGAAATGAAAGAAATAATGGTTCGCTATCAATGTACCAAGAATGATCATCACTTCTAAAAACATTAAAAGTATAAGTTGGGTAATATTTTACAAAATCATCAATATATTTTTCAAGCATATTACATATAATTGTATCAGTTAAAATATCAGATTCTTTTTTTGTAATAATATAATAATTATCTCGAATAAAATTGGTAAATCCTATAGGAACAACACGAGTAACTTTTGTATCTTTATGTAAAAATTCGTGATATGGATTTTCTTTAGGTAGAGTATTTAAATGTTCTTTATGTAGTGGAGTGTATAAATCTTTATGTGAAGTTTTTAAATGTGGAGTGTCTAAATGTGGAGTGTCTAAATGTGGAGTGTCTAAATCTTTATGTGAAGTTTCTAAATGTGGAGTTTCTAAATGTGGAGTTTCTAAAAATGTATGTGTATCAGTTTTCTCTGAATGTAAAACTTTAACTTTATCTCTCTGTATTTTTTCACCTTGAATTAATTTCAAACAATAATTATAATAAAAACATAAATCATTTGAATCTTCAAGTGAAACATCGAAAATACTTTGAAATGATCCCATTGTTACTTACTTTAAAATACTTTATATTTAAAAATAAAAAACATTTCAATTTTTAAATTAATTGAAAAAAAATTTTTAATAATTTAATTTAAAATTATAAAATTTTTAATAAATTAATATATTTAAAATTGTATAAATTTATAAATTTTTATTCTTTTAAAAATTCTTCATCAGGGTTTAAATTATAATTAGTATAATCTAGAGAAAACATTGATTCTAAATTCTCATTTAAAATATCCCATAATATACACCCTATTTTATAATGAAATCTATGACGTTCAATACAATATTGATTTAGCTGACTAATTTTATATATTTTAATTGAAAAGTTTAAATATAAATCTACACTATCAACATACCACGAATGAGTGCCATCTCTAATAATATTAAAAGTGTGTTGATTTGAAGAATAATAATTTAAAATTGAATTAATACAATTTTCAATTTTATCACATATAAGTTGATCAGTTAAAGCGTATGATTGTTCTTTTGTAATCATAAGAGTATCATACCATTCTGGTAGTGCTGTAGGAACATAATATATTTTATTTATAGTTTGATTTTCTGGTTGTTGAATATAATTTTCAAATACTTTTAGATTTTCATCAGCAGCAACATCATCATCAATATTAAAAGGTGTTTCATTAATTAAACTAGAATATATATCAAACCATCCTGATAATAATTGTAATGTATTTTCAAATTCATTTTCAGGTTGAAAGAACTCAATTTCATATGAATTAATTGTTGACATTTTCTTTTTTTTTCTAGAGAAAGATCTGGGAACTGAAGTGCTTTATATTTAATTTTAAAAAGTATTTCAATTTTTTTTTAAATTAAATATATGCATTAGATGCCAATGGTCCATTTTCTTCAAAATTACCTGTTAAACTATATCTTTTTGAATAATTAGACATATATTGAAGATTTGGCGATTTATATCTTTTATTAAAAATATATTCTCCTTCTTTAAAATCATTATACCATGTATTTATACCTAAATTAGGAGAATAAGGTTTAGAAAACAAATTATTAGTAATAATTCTTTCTTTAGTTCCAAAACCTGATGTTAAAGAAGAATATTGTGGAGTAATTCCTAATGTTAATTTGCCTGCATCATTATCTCCAGGAATAACATTATTATTAGTATTAGTATTTGAAGATGGATTATATGGTTGACAACCAGGACAATCTATATCTGTAAAACATTGTTGATTAGTTATAGCACATCTAGAAGATGGATTACAAAAATTACTACAACTAGATGTATTTGTTAAAGGTAAATCAACTGTATGACTGGTTTTTTCAGTGGTAAAATATTCTATCATAATATAATTATTAGATATATATTTCATCCATATAAATATTATTATTAATAAAATTAAACTTATTAAAGATAAGAAATTAATAAAAGATTGATTTGAAATATTTCTCATATATTATATTATAAATAAAATAATATAATATAATATCAATTAAGTATTTTATTAATAATATAACAAATTTTTATATTATTAAAATATAAGTAATGTCAGATGCAATTAGTATGTCAACTACTAATACAACAATTATTGATAATAAAAAAAAATCAACCTCTACCTCTAATAATATGTCTAATTATTTAACGTTTGTTAAAAAAATCGCTCGTATAATAATATATGTAATTATATATTTCGTAATTGGAAGTTTAATGTTATATTGTTGTAAAATTAGTCAAGCTAATATATTACCTACAAGCAAACCTTATGATCAAACACCAACAGGTGATGATATAACTATTTTTAATTTTAAAGATAAAAAATCTATGAAAATCAGTTTTCCTTCTGGTCAAACTAATACATTAATTGATTTTTTTAGTAACTATACAACAGATAATTCCAATTCGGGAATAAAATATTTTGCTACTATATTAATTTCTTCAATGAGTTTTAATTATTCAGTATTAAATGAAAGTTTTAATTTTTTAAATCAATTACCTGAAATGGTAATATTATTATTAGGTCCTATACTTATGATTTTAATATCAGTTATTTTATTTATAATGAATGAATTTTATTTTTGTTATTTATGGTTTATTAAATTATTTGATTTTAGTTGGAAATTAGTGAATTTAATTTATATTTTTTTATTTGTTATGTTATTTTTTTTAATATTTCCTATATTATTATTAATACCAATAATTATATTTGTTGTGTGTTTATTTTCGTTATTTACTTATAATTCTGTTTTAAATAATACAGATGCAACATCTATCACTATAATTTCAAATGTATTTAAATATCATAAAATTTTAATTATTAGCACAATATTATTATTTATGTTGTCAACGTGTTTATCTACTATAGGGATAACTGAAACTATATTTTTATTATTAACTATAATATTAATATATTTTAATGTAATACCAATTCATTTATTTCAATCAATTGAACCAGATCCATCCATTACTCTTATTCCAACATCAAAGAAAAACGTTCAATATAAAAGATCCGGTGATATGAGTGGTGGTGGTCGCAGTTCTAATAGAATAAGTGCAAATAATTTTAAAAGAAATTTAATAAAAATAACTAATAAAATTAATAAAAATAAATAATAAATTAAAAGAACATAATATTATTATTATTTTTATTAAATACTTAAAGTATTAATTATTATAATATTAATTATGAAAAATAAAAAATCATCTAAAATATTGAAACCATTTGTAAGTGTATGTACACCTACATTCAATAGAAGACCTTTTATTGAAACAATGATAAAATGTTTTCAACATCAAACATATCCAAAAAATAGAATGGAATGGATTATTATTGATGATGGAACTGATAAAATTGAAGATTTAATCACACATATTAAAGAAATCAAATATTTTAAATTTGATGAAAAAATGACTTTAGGTAAAAAAAGAAATTTATTAAATCAAAAATCAATAGGAGATATTATTGTTTATATGGATGATGATGATTATTATCCTCCAGAAAGAATAAGTCACGCTGTTGAAATGTTACAAAAAAATCCATCCGCATTATGTGCTGGTTCTAGTACAATGTTAATTTATTTTAAACATATATCTAAAATGTATCAATTTGGACCATATGGTTTAAATCATTCAACTGCTGCAACATTTGCTTTTAGAAAAAAATTATTAACTCAAACTAGTTTTAATGAAGTTGCATCAGTTGCTGAAGAAAAACATTTTTTAAAAAATTATACTATTCCATTTGTTCAATTAGATTTTAAAAAAACAATTTTAGTTGTATCACACGATCATAATTCATTTGATAAAAAAATATTATTAAAACAACTTCCAAATCAATTTATAACTGAATCTAAAATATTGACATCTGATATAATAAAAGAACCTGAAATATTAAATTTTTTTATGAATGATGTTGATAAATTATTAGAATTATATGATCCTGGAAAACTAGAATATAAACCTGATGTTATTAAACAAATAAAAGAAATGACAGAAACTAGAGAGAAATTACAGAAAGAACAAATGTTAAAACAACAAGAATATCAAAATATAATACAACAACCAAATAATAATAATAATAATAATAATAATTATATAATACAACAATTGAGAAATGATAATAAACAATTACAAGAAAAAATAGAATATTTGGAAAATAAAATCACAAGTATAATTACAAAAATTAAAAATCAAAAATTAGAATCATCTAATATAATAGAAATTAAAACAGATTCTAAAACAGAAATAAAAACAGAAATAAAATTAGAATTATCTAATATTATTGAACCAACTATAATATATAAATTATAGAGAGAAAAATAAGAAGATAATTTGATAATATATATAATAAATATACTTAAAGATATATAATAATTATATATATCAAATACAGTAATCGCAAATGACAGACTATGAATATCTCCTTGATGATGATTTTTCTTCGTGTAACAATGACAATTATAAAAATGAAATTAAATATGAAGATAATGGATATAATTCAGTAAATCGTATTATAAATAAAAAAAAAGTTACAATACAATTTTATACATCTAAAGGTAAAGATACTAATATTAGAAATGCAGAAACTGGAGATTTTTTTATAAGAAATCAAAAAACAAAATTTAGAGAAACTTATTATAAAGTAGGATCCAGCGATGAAGATTTATTTTATAAAGTTATGTTATCAACAGGTGAATGCAAAAGTAAAAATGGTTCTAATACTATGTTTTTTTATTCTCCACATCATTATATGGATCATTTTAATTGTGAGTTAGATGAAATTCATATTACAAATTGGAAATTAAAATATAATGAACGCATTAAAGTTATTGAAAGTATGAATAATAATAATAATAATAATATCAGTAATAATAATATCAGTAATAATAATATAAAAAAATATATAAATAAATATATAGATAATTAATATAAATAAATATATAGATAATTAATATAAATAAATATATAGATAATTAATATTATTCAATTATTATATAATAATTGAAATACTTATCATTAATAAAATAACGTAACTATACAATAATATTTATTTATAATTAAGTATTTTAAAATTGAAATACTTAATTATAATCTTCACTGATCGCATCATTCTCATTATCATTCTCATATTCTTCAATTTCTTTATCAATTATACCTGTTGCATTTTCTTTAATATATTTTTCAATATATCTATATATCCTATTTATATCAAGTTTACTTATTTCATTATTTTCTAATAAATTTATTATCTCATTTTCATCATTATTATTTTTTAAATAAACAAAATAACCAAATAAATCTTTCTTATCCATTGATAATTTTTGACATAATTTTTGAATAAATAATGAATTATTATATTCTGTCGAATACTTTGTTAATACTTTGGTAAATCGTATCTCATCTAATTTATGTTTTTCTTGTAATTCAATACAATCGTGAAACATTTTATTATTTTTAAATGTTTTTATTAAAGAACTCATTTCATTAAATTGCCAAATCTGTTTTTGAAATGTTATTCTATCTATATAATCCGCAAAACAAATATTTTCCAATTGATTTATATAAAAAGGAATCGATTTACTTTTATCTATATTTAATACATCTATTATATTTTCGTGCCACAATAAACCTATACTTGTTCTATCTGTTTCATTCATTAAATTATTATGTTGATTTATTAAATAATAATTACTTATTAATTTATGTGTAATCTTTTTTGTATCATTACTATATGATTTCATTTGTAATAAATTATTTATTATATTATTGTTAAATAACTCTGGATTATTTTTATAAAGTGTATAAATATTATTCAATTTTCTTAAATCACCTTGAACATAATTAATAATCGTATTTTTATTCTCTTCATTTATAGAAGGAATTAATAAATTCACTATATCACTAATTTGATTTAATAATGGAGTTTTGAGTTCTACAATATTACACACTTTCATTAATTCTTTTATTTTTTTATCTATTTTATAATTTCCTATACATATTATTGGAATCATTGTCACTTCTTCTAATTTTTGTTTTTTCGTTTTTTTAGGTCTTATCAATTTTATTAAAGTATTTATACCTCCTTTATCACCATTATTCATACCATCTATTTCATCCATAATTATTGCTATTTTTCGTATCTTTTTATTAAATAAACTCATTATATTTTTATCTGACATATTATGTTTAGTTATATCTTCAATTATTGAAGTATTTCTTATATCTCCTGCATCATATTTTATTATATCATAATTTAATTCTTTTAATATATTTATTATAAAAGTGGTTTTACCTGTTCCTGGATCTCCAAAAATATAAATACCTTTTTTTAATAATATATTTTTTTTATTAATTTCGAAATTACGTAGAATATCTTTTATATAAGATACTTTATCTTCTCTTATAAGTAATTGATTTATATTTAATAAATCCATTTTATATATCTTACCACATTCTTTTTATGTAGATTTTTATCTAATCCATGTATTTTTAATAATTCGTATATCATATTTTGACAATTAGTTGATTCATTATCTATACAATAATATAATGTAAAATATAAATAATTCTTAAACATCATATTTTTATATTTATAATGTTTATTTTTATACCATTTTTTATTATTTTCTTTAAATATTTCATATAATACAAAACTATTATCACGTCTTATTGTATTACGAATATAATTATCATAATTTACAATATATTTTTTTATTATTTTATGATATATATTATAATTCTCTCTATTTGTAAATACCAAATTTATTTTATTTATATAATCTTTTATTAAATCTTTTATTTCAATTGGTAATTTATATATTTTATCTAACATAATTATAATTTAATTGTTTATAATTATATTTTTTTATTATTTTTATTTATTTAACCACACGGATTATTTATTCCATAATTTATACCATCCCAACTAACACCACAATTATTTGCCCATGTATATTTATTACATGGACCACTTGAACCTGTATAATTAGAAGTATTAAAATTCATTACTAAATGTTTATTTCCTCCAGTTGGAGGACATGTTCCTAAATCTTTGGTATTTATACATTTGGTATTATTACCTGAACCATCTATTACCCAATAATCAGGACAACTTGAGACTATTGGAGGCCATGTTTGATTTGGAGCTTTACCTGCTAATGATATTGATATAAATGTTAGTATTATTATTAATAATATTATAGCAATAAAAAGAACAATTTTTTGAAATAGTTTCATATAAAATAAATATATATAATTTTTTTATTAGAGTAATATAAATGAATAAAATTAATAATGGACGCATAGATATTAAAACACCAAATACTTCTGATTTATTTCAAATGTATGACAAAATTCCTGCAACTCAATGTGCTACATTTAGGAATGCAACTGAAGGATTATGGACTCCTACTGTATTATCTAATTCTTTTTTCTCTCTTGAAAATATAAAAATTATTCAAAATGGTATTAGAGCAGGAGTGTATTATAAATCTAATAAACAATATGTTATTGGAGAACAAGATTGTGATTCTTTAAAAATAATAATGAGAAGTGTTTTTTTACAACATTCTGCGAATCAATCTCATAATATTTCTACACAAATTTCAGATTTAAATAAAATAGTATTAAATTATTGTATTCAACAAGTATATAGTGAAGCACAAGGATATTTAAAATATATGGATGATGTTAGCACCTTAGTAATTCCAATAGCTCATCCTGTAATGACTAATAATACAGATAGACAATTAGAATTAAAAAAATGGTTTTAAATGAATATTTAAATAATGAGAGAATAATTCAGATAGAATTAGTTTATATAATTTAAGGGTAATTATTGACATTAATTTATGTCATTAATTAAATGATGACATAAATTACCCAAACTATTTTTGTCCATTTTTTTATTTTTTTATCATAACAAAAATAATAATTTTATTTTAGTGTCCTTACCTTAAAAATATTTATGCAGTAAAAAATATTTTTTTTCAAGACTTTTTTTCAAAAATAAAATTGGACATTTATTTTTGTCCATTTTCATTTTTTGAAAAAAACTTTTGGAAAAAATAAATAAATTTTCATTTTTAAAACTATATTTTTTTAATCTACTTAAAGAAATTTATAATATATATTTTTAAACATATTTAAAGAAAATAATATAATTCTTGAATATAATAAAAATTGATTTATAATTATGAAATTATATTATTAATAAATTATATAAACTTTATAAATGAACACGAGTTCTCTTATACATACTAAAGTATGGGGATATCTTTATTTTAGATTTCATTCATCATATGCTGAATATAATGCTATTAAAATGGGTATAACAAATTATTTTCCTGAAAGAGGTATGGTATATGCTACTGGTGAAATTAAAAGAGGATATTTTGTAGAAATATTTGAAGTTCCTATTAAAAATATGAGAAATATTGAACGCTTATTACATAATGAGTTTCGTGAATTAAATATTAAATTTGATGCTGGAACTGAATTTTTCGATAAAATAATTATTACTTTTATTGAACCTTATCTAATTAAACTTGGTATTAAATATAAAAAATTATCTAATAAAGAAATTATTGATATGGAAAGACACCACAGAGTAAGACAAACTATGAAAAAAATAAACATTCATTCATTAATTCTTATACTAAAATCCAAGAAAACAAATAAACCATATATTTGGAATGAAAGAGAATATCAAACAACTATAATAAATTTTAGTAAAAATAAACTTTTATCACACAATAAATTATATCTTGAATTACCAACAGGAGGAGGTAAAAGTTACATAGTATATAATTTATTTCAATATTTAAAAAGTGAATTTATTATTATTGTTTCACCAAGAAAAATAGTAAATTCACAAAATATTTCACAAAAATATTTACAAATACTACAAGATAATTATATTACATTTAATTATTCTACAGATAATAACTTTGATGAATACTTAAGATTGTCAGATAAAAAAATTGTAATTTGTTGTATACAATCCATTAATAAAATGTATGAAAAGATAATATCAAATTCAATCACTAATATAACGATTTGGTTTGATGAAGCACATTGGGGAATTGAAGAATGGATTGATAGTTTAAATGATAATATAAATTCACAATTTTGGTTATTAAATAACAGACATATAAAATATCGTATATTTACATCTGCTTCACCAAATAAAGCAATAATTTCACAAAATGAAAATATATTTGGTAAATTGTATTCACCTATAAAAGTAAAAAAATTAATAGATTTAAATTGGTTGTCTGGAATAAAACCTTATGTTTATAGTGAAAATAAAAAAAATATTGATAATGTAAATTATATCATTAGTGATTTTAGTGAAAAAAATAGAACTTTTGGGTTTAGTTTTCATAATAAACAAAAAAATGCATTCAATTTATTTTACAAGCATTATACACAATATAAAAGCGATAAAACACATATAAAACCATTCTTATTAGTTAGTGATAATTTTACTATTGAAATAGAACCAAAATTACAACAAATTATATTAGAGTATAATTATAGAGATATAAAAATATATGAAACTACACTTCATAGTATTGGTTATGTTGTTGCAAAATATAGTATAGGATATGATTTTAATAAATTAGATTTTATTTGTTTAAGTGATCCTAAATTATCAATACAAGATATTAAACAATGTATTGGAAGAGGAATTAGACCAGATGAATTAGGACAAAATGGAACAAATAGAGAAAAAATATTAAATGTATCATTACCAGTGTACATTGACGAGAATGGTGATAATAAATATGAAAAAATAATAGAAGTATTAAAATATTTATTATATGATATTGAAATATCATTTGAAGAAATTGAATTTAAAAATAGATATACACCTAATTTTAAAGAAGCAGAACACAAATCAAATGAATATGATGGAATAAATGTTGTAAAACCTATATTATTAAATTTATTAGAATTAGAAAATAAAAGAACTGCACTTGCTACAACATATGAAAAAGCAAGAAAAATAATTGCTGATAAAAATATAAAAAGCAAAGAAGGTTATTATGAATTATGTGAAAGAGATAATAGATTATCCAAAGAACCTGAAATAGTATTTAAAGGACAATTTACAAACTGGATAGAATATTTAAGTATTGAACGAGTATATTATGATTTGGAAATCTGTAAAAATAAAGTAGGTGAGTATTTATTGTTATATCCTGAAATAAAAAAACATTACTTGAACTTATCAAATGTGAGTAATAAATTATGTAAAATAGACACATTATTTCCACCAAATGGATTATGGGTTGAATACTATAATGTCAAGGATTTACGAGATATAATTACTATCACAAATAATAAAAAGAAAATAGGTGTTATTTTGTAAATATTTGTATATTATAATGTTTAAAAATAATTAAGGAAAAAATCCTTTTTTTGATAATATTAAAAAAAATTGAATTATTTTAATATAAAGAAATATTAACTTATATAATTATGGCAATGTCAAAACAATATTCATGCGATTTGTGTAAAAAAGTCTTTAATCAAAAAAATGATTTCACTAGACACCAAAATAAGAAAGCACCTTGTATAACATTAACTGAAATGCAACAAATTAGTAAAACAACAGAAGTTAAAATAAATAATAAAACTACACTTATTAGTGTATTCAAAAATTGTTTAAATATATTGAGAGATAATGAGGGTTTAACTGGTGAGAAAGCATTAAGAACTCTGTCTTATTTGTTAATATTAAAATTAATTGAACCTCATTTTGGTTCTGAAATAAATATTGATGATTATGAATATGATTTTAGTTATATTGAAGATGAAATGATTGAAAAACATAAAAATAAATTATTAGAAATTGTTCGTTTTAGTAATCTGTCAAATGAAAAGGAGGATAATATTCCTGTAAATATGAAATATTTATGGGATGATATTTTATCAAATCATCCTATTACAAAAAATATATTCTTGAAAGGTAAAGGGTTTGATATTCAACACAAATCAACCTATAAAAAATTAATTGACAAACTAATCTCACTTGACTTATCTCAAACTGAACATGATGTTTTGGGTAATGCTTATGAAGAAGTTATTCAAGATATTATGACAGGTAAAGTTCTGGGACAATTCTTTACTCAACCATTAGTTAAAAAAATGATGGTGAAACTAATAAATCCGCAAATACATCCTGATGGTAAAATAGATACTTGTGGAGATCCTACTATGGGGACAGGTGGTTTCTTAATTACCTATTTACAATACATTTTACAACAAGCAAATGCTAAAAATATTAAACCTGATTGGGATTTTATCAAAACAGAAGGACTATATGGTAAAGAATTAGAACCTGATACATATCAACTTGCTGTTTCAAATATGTTAATCTCATCAGGTCATATGTTTGAGTGTCTAGACAGAGGAGATAGTATTCGTGTTCCTATAATAAGAAAGTTTGATAATATTCTTGCAAATCCACCATTTGGAATTAAAGGATTAAAATATGACGATTTTCAAAACCCATTAAAAAGTGAATATGTTCCTATTAAGACAGATAATGCGGTTTCCTTGTTTATTCAAGCAATTATTTATATGTTAAAGATTAATGGTAAATGTGCTGTTGTATTACCTGACGGACAAGATTTATTTTCAAAAACAAACACAACATTAGTAGCAATTAGAGAATATCTTATGAAAACGTGTGATTTGAAAGAAATTATATATCTACCATCAGGTATATTTACATACACATCTATAAAAACTTGTGTGTTTTACTTTGTGAAAAAGAGAGAAGGAACTGATGTTTTGGAAACCAAAATTAAAGTATCCAAAACTCAAAAAGAAACAGGAAGAGATTACAAGTTTTCAAAAACACATCAAACAACCAAAGTAAAGTTTTATGATTACAATCCTTATGAAGATATAAAAAATCTATTGGTTGAAGTTCCAATTGAGAAAATTGTGAGTAATTCATATTCACTTAATTATGCTGAATATATGAAAGATGAAACAGAAGATGATCAATATGAAGATGGAATAATTGTAAAAACACTTGGAGAAGTTTGTAGTATAATTAAAGGTGAAAAAAAAAGAAGTAAAGATGGAAAAGAAAATGGATTATATCCATTGTATTATTGTTCTATTTTGGGAAATTTATACTTAGATACATTTGATTATACAGGCGATGGTATTATTATTAATAAGACAAATGGTTCTGGAAAAGCAATGGTATATTATGGTAATAATAAATATAATGTAGGAGAAACAACCATACACTTTAAATCAAAAATAAATGAACTACAAACAAAATATGTATATTATTATTTATTTCATAATATAGAATTATTACAAAAATATTTTAAAGGTGCTAATCAAAAATCAATAGTTGAAGATGATTTATTTAAAATAAAAATCCCAATCCCATCACTTGAACGCCAACAAGAAATCGTAAAATATTTAGATTTCATATACGAAAAGGCAAACAAAACAAGTAATGAGAAAATTGCAGAATTGAAGCAACTGAACGAGTTTTGTTTGAGTAATCAAAAAATATTTGGTGAGAATGTTGTGAAAGAATTAGGTGAAATTAGTATAATTAATCCTGAAAATATGAAATCAGGACAATATACTGAAATTAATTATATTGATATTGCTTCTGTTAAAGGAGGACAAATATTAGAATTACAAAAATTAACAAATGATTTTCCATCAAGAGCAAAAAGAATAGTTAAGAAAGGTGATATTTTATATTCATCTGTTAGACCTAATTTGAAAGGATATGTTTATATTAGCGATGATATTCAAAATGGTATTGCTTCAACTGGTTTTGCAAATATTAGAGTAAAAGAACCAAATACAATATTATCAAAATATTTGTATTATATTATGACAAGTGATTATGTAAGTGATGATTTAATAAGTAAAGCAAAAGGAGCACAATATCCTGCTGTATCATTTGATGACTTTGAAACTATAAAAATACAAGTTCCTTCAGTTGAATGTCAAAAAGAAATTGTTGAGTATTGTGAATATAATGACACACTCTTAAAACAATTAGAAAAAGAAATTGAAAATAATAAAAAACAAGCACAAAAATTTATTACCGGTATTGTAAAAGCACATGTTCAAACAGAAGAACAAGATGATACAAGTTCAGTAAATACTGAACCTATTGATAAAGTTCAAAATGAAATAGTATCTGTTGAAGAAGAAGTTATTATTGAACCTAAACCAAAGGTTAAAAAGATTGTTAAAAAAATTAAAAAACATCTTGTTATTGTAGAAGAAGATAATGAAGTATAATTATTATAAATTCATTTAATACTTAAAGAAATTTATATTATATATATTTTAAACATATTTAAAGAAAATAATATAAATATTTATTCATATTATTTGAATGGAAGATAAAATCGTTTTAATATGTGCTACCGGACGTTCAGGATCTACTACAATGCAAAGAATTATTAATACTATACCTAATAGTAATATTTGCGGAGAAAACTTTTCCGCAATTATTAGTTTATTAGACTTTTATATTAAACTACATAATTCATCTATTCAATATATTCCTGGACATTATAAACCAGAATCTTATGATAATCTTATTAAACAAAATATTAAACCTGCATGGTATAACTCATATAATATTTTAGAAATAGAACAACATATACGACAAACTATCATTTCTATGTTTAAAAATAATAATAATACCATTTTATGGGGATTTAAAGAAATTAGATATGATAATAAAAGAATAAATTATATCAAATATTTTAAACAATTATTCCCTCAAACTAAACTTATTATTCAAATTAGAGAGAATATCGTATTTCAATCTAATAGTGGATGGCATAAAAATAACCCTAAAGCGTATACTTATTTAAAACAACTAAATTCTGAATTTCTTCATTTTTATAATCAAAATAAAGAATGGTGCTATTTTACAACATTTGAAAAAATGTTCGATTTAAATAATATTAAAAATATTTTTAAATTTATTGATTGCAGTCAACAATATAATGAAACAAAAGTTATTGAAATTATTTCTAATAATATTAAAGATTAAATATTATTAATATATATTTTTATATTAACTAAAATTTTGTAATTCTGCTGTCATATGTTTATTTATAAAATAAACAGTAATTATTAACAGTACAAAAGTTAATAAAGCACTTATAAAATTAGTTATACTTAATCCTTTCTTTTGTTCTTCAATTAATGATGTAAAATCGTAATATTCTTGTAAATGAGAAACTGTTATTATATAAACAATTAATGGCTTTAATATACCATTTATTATTGAAGCAATTAATTCTTTAAAACTACCACCAATCGCAGAACCCATTGCGTATGCCATTAATGTTCCTGTTTTTGAATATAAAAATTGAATTATATTATCTTTAAATGTTAAACTTTTTTTTGTTGTATTATATGATGTGGATGGTGATGATGTATGTGATGGTGATGATGTATTACTACTAGTAGTAGTACTAGTACTTGCGTTAGTATAATTCATATCATAATTCATTATATATAATACTATAAATTATATATTTATTTTAAATTTATTCACCTTTTTATTTTTTTTATTTTCTAATTATTTTTTAATTTTACAACATTTGAAAAAAAAATGTTGTAAAATAAGTATTTAAAATTATATTAACTAAAAGTTGTTATTTCTGCTGTCATACGTTTATTTATAAAATAAACAGTAATTATTAACAGTACAAAAGTTAATAAAGCACTTATAAAACTAGTTATACTTAAACCTTTCTTTTGTTCTTCAATTATTGATGTAAAATCGTAATATTCTTGTAAATGAGAAACTGTTATTATATAAACAATTAATGGTTTTAATATACCATTTATTATTGAAGCAATTAATTCTTTAAAACCAAAACCAATTGCTATACCTATAGCTTGCGCCATTATTGTCCCCGTTTTTGAATATAAAAATTGAATTATAGTATCTTTAAATGTTAAACTCTTTTTTGTAGTATTATGCGGTGATGAGGATGATGATGGTGCACTAGATATATTTGGAGTACTACTACTGGTGCTTGTACTTGCATTAGTATAATTCATATCACTTGAAATAGAATCATAATTCATTATATATATATAATATTATAAATTACAAATTTATTGTCAATTTTCATTTTATTTTTTTATTTATTTTTTTGACCTTTTCATTCTTTTTTGTATGTGAATTTTGTATTTCTCGTTCTTCTTTATATTTAAGATATATTTCTTTTAAATTGTCTATTTCATTTATCCACATTTCATTAATTGTTATATTTCGTATTTTGCTTAATTCTTCTATTTTTAAATCCTTTTCTTTTAATAATTTATCTATATTTTCTTCAGTTACCGAATCCATTGACATTTTTATTAAATACTTATAATCAATATCCTCTTCTATTATATCATACCCCTTTTCTATTAATAATTGAATCACTTCTTCTTTTCTCTTTTTTCGTAAATCAATCGTTCCATCTAAAATTTCTTTTATATATTTCGATTTATTATATAATAATACTAATTCACTTTCCAACTCTTTTATCATATACAATTTTCGCTTTTCATATAATTGTAATCTTACTAAATAATAATCATCTATTATTTCATTTATATTTTCATATTTCTTTAATACATCATTCTCATCAAATAAATGCATATTTGTTGCACTACTTGTATTACACAATTTTAATAACTTTTCTACACCATTACATTCATTTTCATATTTCGTTTTTTCATATAATTCTAATTTACCTTTCATAAATGTTATTGTAAAATCCACATTTGTATCTTTACTCATATCATCATAATCTTTTATTACGGCAATTATCTTCTTTCCATCTTTATCCACACCTGGATCTATTAAATTCTCTAATAATTCTTTAAAATCTTCCGTCCAAAAACCAATTGGTAATTCTGACACTTTTATCTTATCACTTTCTATTTTTTCATATACACCTTTTATCATATATTTATTGTTACCTATTTTTATAATATTTCCTATAAAACCTTCATAATAAGGCATAAAATCAATTTCTTCTTCAATTGATAATAACTTATTCTTTATATATCTTATTATTTGTAAAGGATTATAACACATTATATCAGTACTAAAACCTGTTCCTATACCTTTCGAACCATTTACTAAAATCATTGGAATTATCGGAACATAATAAACCGGCTCTACTTCTAATCCATCATCATTTAAATATCTTAATATATTATCATCTACTGGTGGATAAATTATTCTTGTTATTTTATTTAATTGAGTAAATATATATCTTTCTGAAGCACTATCTTTTCCACCTGAAAGCCTACCTCCAAATTGACCATTCGGCATTAGCAAATTTATATTATTCGAACCTACATAATCTTGAGCCATACCTACAATTGCAGCATTTAAACTTGCTTCTCCATGATGATATCCTGAATGCTCTGAAACATAACCTGAAAATTGAGCTACCTTTATTTCTGATGTTAACCCTCTTTTAAACGCAGCAAATAATATCTTTCTTAAACTTATCTTTAAACCATCCATCAAATTCGGAATACTTCTATCACAATCATATTTCGAATAATGAATTAATTCTTTATCTATAAAATCTTCATATAATACTTCTGATTTTGATGTATCTAAATATATCTCTCTATTGTAATTCTTTAACCATTCTTTCCTATCATCTGCTCTTTTTTTATTAAAAACCATATCAATCGCATTATTACTCTTTTCTGAACGATGAAAATATACCATTTTCTTATTATCAAAATATTCTCGAAATTCTTTACCTGTACTTGTTCCTAACCCTTTATAATATTTTATCTTCCAACCTTTTATATCATTACACTTTTTCCATTCATTGTATTCACCATCATTATAAAAATTTAATTCTGTATTTCCTTTTCTTGCTTTCAATATCGGAGTATTCATAAATCCTATAAATCCTTCTATTCCACTTAATTCTGACCATTCTGATTCAAATAAATTTATTGCTAAACCCTTTATATGACTCCCATCTAAATCTTGATCTGTCATAAATATAACCTTTCCATAACGCAACCATTTATGTACATCTTCTATTTTATTATATATCTTATTCGTTTCTAATCCTAAAATCTTTTTTATTTCTGTTATCTCTTTGTTTTCACTTATCTTTTTTATTGATTCACCACGCACATTTAAAATCTTTCCTTTCATCGGATAAACTCCTATTTTATTTCGATCTTCTGATGATAAACCAGAAATTATACCTGCTTTCGCTGAATCACCTTCACAAAATATTATTATACATTCACTTGATTTATCCGTTCCAGCCCAATTCGCATCTGTTAACTTTGGAATACCACGAATACTTTTACTTTTTACACCATCCGATTTCTTCGCTGCTTTATTCTCTTTTATTTCAGTTAATTTTAACGCATTATCCATTATACCCATTTTTGCTACTTTCTCTATAAATTTATCACTTATTTCACATTTCGAACCAAATTTCAAAGAAGGAGTATTCATATAATCTTTCGTTTGACTATCAAAAGAAGGATTCTCTATATCACATCTCACAAATAAAAATAACTGCTCTTTTATACTTGTCATATTCACTTTCACTTTCTTCTTCTTTTCAATATAATCTCCTAATTTTCTTATTATTTGATTTAATATATATTCTATATGCTTTCCACCTTTCGACGTATGAATACCATTCACAAATGAAACTTGCATAAATTCATCATTCGGACTTATAGCTACGGCATATTCCCATCTTTCACCGTTCTCTTCATATATACGAACTGATACACTTTTATCTCCTATATACATATCTATATATTGCTGGAAATTTTTTATATTTATCAAATTATTATTAAATTTCACTTTTAAATTCTTATTTGTTATCGCCGCTATATCATACACTCTTTTCTTTAATAAACATATTATATCATCACTCAAACCATCTATACCTAAACGAATATAATCCGGTTTAAATGTTATTTTCGTATATGGCTTTTTTTTACATTTCACTATTGATGGTTTACAGATTTCATACAAATTATTCTTAAATTCTTGAGTATATTTTAATCCTCTTATATGGTCTACTGTTTCTATACAACCATAACTCGACCATATCAATACTAATTTAAAACCAAAACCATTCTTTCCACCAACTATCTTTTTTTCACTTTTATCATAATTCGTTGATGTTCTTAAATGACCAAAAATCATTTCCGGAATCCAGATATTATGTTCTGGATGCTGAGCTACGTCTATACCATTACCATCATTCAACATAGTAATCGTACCATCTTCACTAATTGAGATTTCTATATTTGATACTTCTAATATATCTTTTTGACCTACACTTTTCGCTTGCAACATACGTATCACATGATCTCGACAATTTACTATACCTTCATCAAATAATTTAAATAAACCTGGAATATATTTTATTTTTTTTTCTATTATTTTATCATTCGATTCATTTACTATCCATTCAATCGATTCTATTTCTTCAACTGAACCTATATATGTATCCGGATTTGATAAAATATGTTCTGTATCTGATTTTTTTTGATATTTCGTCGCAAGATTAACGTCTTCAACACTCATTTTGATATTGATATTTATTTATACATTTATCTATTTAAATAATTTCAATTTTATATTAATTTCAAATTTAAACTGTTCTTTTGTGTTTATTTCTTTTTATTTTTTTTATTGATTTCCTTTTATTTTTATTTTTGTTACTATTTTTGTTATATCGAGTTATTTTATTTCTTTTTATTATATGTTTTTTTGTTTTTGTATGATTAATGTTTGAACCTCCGTCCGAATCAAACGTTTTAGTCTCATTCGCACCATAATCCTCATAACCTGTTCTCATTGAAACATCCTCGCCCTCTGCACCCTCTGAGTCACCCTCTGAGTCACCCTCTGAGTCACCCTCTGAGTCACCCTCTGCACCCTCTGAGTCACCCTTTGAGGAGTTCGATTCCGTTGAAACATCATTCAATAGTTGACTTAATTTTTTTAATTCTTTTAATTCTTGTATGATAAAATCATTATTTGTAGTTGTTATATATTCGTACCATTCATCATATTGTTTTTTAGCGTAGACTTCAACAGTAGTAGTAGTAGTAGTAGTAGTAATTGGTGGTGGTGTTGCTGGTGGTGGTAATAATGATGATGATAATGATGGTGGTAGTAATAATGATGATGATGATGATGATGATGATGATGATGGTGCTGATGATGGTGTACCCAGAGTAGCAGGAGAAGCAACAGAAACAGTAGTAATAGAAGTAATTGGTGGTGGTGTTGCTGGTGGTGGTAATAATGATGATGATAATGATGATGATGATGATGATGATGATGATGATGATGATGATGATGATGATGATGATGATGATGATGATGATGATGGTGCTGATGATGGTGTACCCGGAGAAGTAGTAACCGCAGAAGTAGTAACATTAGTAGCAGGATTATACATACACATAATATCTGTAATTTCATATACATATCCTTCTGTATCAGCGATAGATGGAAATTTTTGTAAAACATTTTCTACAGATATAAATATAGCATTGTAATCTAATCCATTAAATGTAGTCTTTTTAATATTATCTATAATATCATCAACCTCATGAACATTATTATTATTCAAATATTTTCTTAAGTTTGATTCTACACCCGTATTTTTGAATATATAATCAAAAGAATAATTGAATAAATGTGTTTTTTTTTCACAAATACATAGTTCATTATAAGTTTCTTCTGCTGCTTCTTCTGCTGCTTCTGCTGCTGCTACTGCTGCTGTTGCTGCTGTTGCTGCTGTTGCTGCTGTTGCTGCTGTTGCTGCTGTTGCTGCTGTTTCTGCTGCTGCTGCTGCTTGTATTGCTTTTTCTACTGCTTCTTTTGCTTTTTCTTTTGCTTCTTCTGCTGCTGCTGCTGTTGCTGCTGCTGCTGTTGCTGCTACAACTGCTTCTTCTGCTGTTGCTGCTGCTACTGCTGTTGCTGCTGTTGCTGCTGCTGCTTCTTCTGTTTCTTCTGTTTCTTCTTCTGTTGCTGCTGTTTTTATAATAGTCTCTTTTTTAATTTCGGTTTGAATCCCTCGTAAATGCATTAAATAATCACTAGTATTATTTACAATATTATTTTGTTCACATTTGTTGTCTATCTGTGTTATTATTATATCTTTTTTAAGTAGATTCATTATTTTATCAATTTTAACATTTACTTTTTTTAATTCACTTGGAGTTTTAAGTGTACTATAATATTTAGCAATAATTGTATCCAAATCTGTTAAATATTTACTAGGTTTTAAGAATTGTGCCGCATATACATGTATATCATCAAGAAGTGTACTATCCGACAAAACCATCTCGAGCGTAAAAGAAGAAGAAGAATCAAATTTTACAATTATTGAATTTATTTTTTCTTGTATTTCTTTTTTAATAATACCAATACCTGATACATCTTTTTGTTTATTTCTACTGTTTGTTCCTTTATCACTCACTAATGAATTTAGATTCTCTATATATTTTTGTTCAGTTCGTTTTATTTGCTCGTTAATAAATTTTAATTTAATTTTATGTATGTCAGATATAATACTTTTATAAGCAATATTTATTTCAATATTACCATTTATATTATAATTGTTTAATAATTTAATATATTTATCTATTTTGTTAATAAAATAATTACAACCATTAATATAAGCTTTTACTATATTACAAACATTATTTGAAGAAACGTCACTTTTAAGTAATCTATCAATTAATGTTTTAGTGTTTGTGGTTAAAATTATTTTTTCTGTTGTATCAATATTCATTGAACATATTGCTGTTTTAACTTGAATATTTATTAATTGTTCAATATTTGTACAACCAAAATATTCTGTATATAAATTTATTTGATTTAATATACCACTCATTGTATCAAATATAGTTAATATTTGAGAATCAGTTTGAGAGATGTTATTAATTATGTTAGTTAATAGATTAGTAATATTAATCCTAAATGCTACATTTGTAAATGTGATGATTTGTTTGTTTAATAATGAATTAATGATAAGTAAACAATTAGATAGTATATTTTGTATTTTTGTTATATCAGATTCAGGATTAATTTTATCTATACAAGTTAATAAAGTCCCACCTCTAGTTGACCCAGATGTGTTGTTTGGTTTGTCATTTAGATGTGTCGACAAAAATGGTATTTTTAAATCAGTTAATAAAGGAATATTATCTATAATACTTGAACCAACTAATATTGTATCTTTTGTAATAAAAAATAGAAGTCCATTATCAGGAAAAGTAGAAACATTAGCAGGATACGAAGAAGAAGAAGAAGAAGAAGAAGAAGAAGAAGAAGAAGAAGAAGACGAAGAAGAAGAAGAAGAAGAAGAAGAAGAAGAAGAAGAAGAAGAAGAAGCAGAAATAAGTAGACTCAATTCGTTTAGTACATCTTCTAATTTTTTTAAATCTACTAAGTTTGTTTCAAGTCCTAAGATTTTTATATTTTCTTTTAATTGAGCCTTTTCTTTTAATTGAGTCTTTTCTAATAGTGTATAAATAATGTTTGGTTGTAGTTCTATTGATGTTTCCATAAAGGAGGAGGAGGAGGGAGAAGTGGTATGAGAAGTGGTATTGTTATTTATAAATAAACACGTCATTTTTTGCCATTCATCACCTAAAGATTTAAAAAATGCCAATATAGTCATTTTTACTGATATTTCAGTACTATTAACTCTATATTCATCATCTAATAAGTTATAAATACATGTTGCCGCGAATATTAAACGATCTCTTACTTCTTTTTCAGTTACATCGTTGAATTGTGCACTTCCATGTCCACTTTCATCATAAACATAGTTGATTGTCTTAACAACATTTGAAATACAAATATCACGACGATATAATGGAAAACTAACCATATTAGTTGTTTCATCATTCTTTCTTTTTATTTTAAAATAATATCCTTCTATTATTGATATATCATCAGGATGAGTATCAGTATTAAATTCTTTTAATACATCACTATTTCTATAGATAATTTTATCAATTTCTATATCTAACTTAAATATACTAAATATTTGACTAATTGATTCATTTGCTTTATTATTATATACCTCCCCATTTGATGGTGTAGTTCCAGGATCTATTATTGTGGAAGGTGTGCAGATATCAGTTATTTGATCTGTTTTGATATTATTTATTATTCCAATGCTTTCTAATTCACTCAAAAGGTTTTCTTTTAATTTTATATTTAATTTAGAAGGTATTTCATCATATATGAATTGTTGATATAAAGTTTTTTTTTTAATTCCCAGAGCCATATCTTGATTCTCTAAAGAAATATCAGTTAATGTATATTGTATTGGTCTATCATGATAATTTTGTGCATCGTCAAAATTTTCATCATATGAAATAGTTAAATGTATTGAGTTGATATTATCACTAGGTTTTATCATATAAAAACAACCTTTAAAATATTGTAAAATATTATCAATTTCACCAATATTTGTTTTAAAAGAAATTGTTTCAGTATATTCAAAATTTTCATAACGACCTATACAATTGTCTCTAACATATTCCATTACAATTTTCATATAATTAGGTTCACTAATTAAACCATTAGTTGCTGTATAAGTTAAATCTTCTATGATTTTACCATCATCATAAACAGGAGTTATACAATTAGCATTAATTAAATTAATCCATAATTTAAAAACAATGTTTACAGCATTGTAAATTTCTTTTATTTTTATTACTTTTTTAAAATCGTGTTCCCATTCAAATATTAATTTACAAATTAATAATGAAGCTTCATTATTATAAGTATTAACAGTATCTAAATTAATAGCATCACAACTTCCTCCAACTTGTTTTTGTAGAATTTGTTGTTTACAATTGGAAATTTTTTCTTCAATTTCCATAATAATGTATAAATTAATTAATTCATAACATAAACTTTCAGAATAGTTATTATATTGACATGATACAAAAAAATGTTGTACACTTTCTTCAGGTTCTGATAATAAAAGATAACTACTAAAAGAATTCTCAGGAGTAAAATAATTAAAACTTTCCGCAACGATTGATCTTAAAATATAATTCTCAATTTTTAAATGATTATTAAAAGTTTTATTTTTAAAAGATGTATTTAGTTGAAAATCATATAATTTAGTTGAAGGTAGTAAATTAGGAACGAAAAGTGTTTCGTTAGTATTATTAATTAAATAATCAGAAATTAAATAGAAAGAATATTGTTTTAATATTTTTAAAAGATCTATATCATTACACGTTAATAAATTATAATATTGAAATTTAGCTTGAGTATCATATGGTACATATTCTAAATCAGATAGTTTTTTAGGTTGAGGTTGAGATAATTGAGATTGAAATAATTGATATTGAGGTTCACGTCTTGCTTTTTGCTTTGCATTTTGCGACGACGACGTCGACTGCGACGACTGCGATTCTTGCGACGTGTAGCCTTCTTCTTCTAGGTTTACTAGACCTCTTTTTTTAGCTATATTATTTAACTCAATTATATGTGCCATATAAATATATAATATATAATATATAAATATAAAATATAAAATATAAATACCGCAAATATATATGTATATATATAATGTATTCATATCAATCTTTTACTCCAGGAAGAAAAAGTAATTCAATAAATTGTATAAATTATATAGCAAATTATAATGCTAAATATCCAGGTTCGCAAAAAATAAGTGAATGTATTCAAAATACAAATTCATATGATAAAAATAATATTGTATCAAATGCGAGAATATCAAAAAAAACAAGAATATCTCAAATAATAAATAATAATAAAGGTGGTAAATCGCAATATGGAAATTTTTATTTAGGAAATCCTTTAAATATAAATTATTTAGGTAGAATAGAAGGTATGGCTGGTGGAAGTGGAAGTTCTTTAGTAAATAATTTTTAATATAAGTAATTGTAATGTAAGTATATATTATTTTCTCTGTAAATATTATAATGGTATCGAAAAGTAATAATTATAAGAAAACGGTAGGTAGTCGTGCCGAAGTATATCATGGAACAGCGAAACATACAAGTGGTAGTATAACAAAAAATGGTTTAATGAAAAATAAACATGGTCGTATTGTATCAAGAAAGAAGCATTTTTTTGCGAAAAAGAATAAATTTTTAGTAAAAGCGGGTTATAAAACAACACGAGGTGTGTTTAAATTATTTCATAAAAATAGTTCAAGATCGACCAAGAGAAGAAGAAGAATGAATGGTGGTATGGCTTTAGGTGGTATGTTAGCTCCTTCATATTATGATGGTAAAGGAGTACATACCTCAGGTAATGCGTTACAATTTATAGCGGGTAATGGTAATTAATAGTTCAATAATAGAATAGTTCAATAATAGAATAGTTCAATAATACAAATAAGTAATTAAATATGTATTATTGAATTATGTGTGAGTAGTAGTAAGAATCCATTTAGTTTCGATGAATTTATCATATACAATAGAATCGGAGAATTTATAATATAAATATTTTTCAAAATATCGTTTGCTAACGATAAATTTCAAAGAAGATATATTACAAAATTTATAATAATAATTGTAAGCATCATCGAATGAAATTAAAGTATCATTATTAATATTAATTTGTTGATTAATAAAATGAAAAGATGAATAAATATTATTATTTTTATCCCATAGAGAAGAAGTGACATTTAAAACATATTTATCTTCAAAAATTTCAATAGATGGAAAGAAATGTTTTAAAATTTGTAAAATATTTTCTTCAGTGATGTTACCATTAGTCATAAGTGTTTCATCGGTAAGTTTAGTCCAATATTTAAAAATAGAAGTGAATTCATCAATTTCGATGTCATATTCAAATATATTAGTATCAGTTGTATTATGAATAGTGATTGTATTTTCCCAAAATTTAATAAAATCGCTATAAAAGGGAAGATATTTGCTAGTGATTTGCAAGAAAGAGTCGGTGTTATCATCATATGAATATTTTGTTTTAAGAATATTTTTTAAAGTATTAGAATAAATAATATTAATAAAATTGGAAGTATAAATGAATTGTTTCCAAACGAAATGTAAATTTTTCCATTCCATTTTGTATGGAATAAGAGTATTATTAGTATTAGTATTAGAAGTAGTAACAATATATTTATTGCAAAAATCATCAACGATAGAATTAGGTGTAGAATTTTTAAGATAATAAGTATATATTTTCAATTCTTCATCAGCATAAATATCAATAAAATTGTCAGAATTTTCATAACGTTTAGAATAATGAGCAGCAACACATAATAGATCAAGTCCTATTTTTTTAAGTATTTCTCTCCAAACTTCAGTGGAGAAATATTCATTGAATTTAATAAATCTGCAATTTTCATAAGAATGATTTTCGTGATATTTAGTCATAAAATTATGAATAGTATTATTATTTCCGATAGACAATAAAGCGACATTATCGAGTTGATTTAGGAATTGTTTCATTTTCTGACTAACAAGAAAAATATTATTAGAATTTTTTTTTAAAATATTATCGCCGATGATAGTAAGAAAATATTTAGCATAATTTTTAGAAGAGAAAATGGATGGATAAAAAACATTTAATACATTTTGAATAGTATCAGATTCAGGTATAGAACTGAAAAGTGTTCTTTCTTTAATTTGTTTAATAATATTAATTTTAGTTTTATGTTTCCACTGTAATAAAACTCTATCATTAGATATAGTAGATAGAAGTTTATGAATAATATCATCTTCTTTAATAATTAGATATTTTTCTCCATTATATTCATAAAATAAATTATTATTAGATAAATAGAAATATTTATGTTTGCTTAAAAAGACTTGAATAAAAAGTTGTTGCTCATTAGTTAAAAAATTATTACGAATTTTGCGTTTTTGATGATTTTTGAATTCATTTTCAAGTGTATTAGGTAAATATAAAACGATATGATTATATAATCGTTGAGTCATATATTCATTGTCTTTATATTCTTTAGTAAGTAGATTAATTACATCGATAAATTGTGAATTATGTGGATTATCAACCATAATTTGTTCAGTCATAATAACTAGACTAGAATGTTTTTAAATATTTTTTAATAATATATATTAATGAATATGAATAAAAATTATAAATATGAATAAAAATTATAAATATGAATAAAAATTATAATTATGAATAAAAATTATAATTATAAATAATTAATAAAAATTAATGCGTTAAATATTTTAAGTCATAAGTATTTAAAGGTTTAAAATTAATTCCATGTATAATGTCTCTATTTTCTAATAAAAATAATATATTAACTCAAACTGAAGGTAATGTATTAACTATTAAAACTGTACAAATCGCTCCATTTAGAACTTTAATGACAGCACTTAAAGATATACTTTTAGAAACAAATATAACTTTTGAACCTGATGGTATTCGTATTATTAATATGGATAAATCTCATACAATTTTAGCTCATCTTTATTTAGCATCTCAAAATTTTGAATTTTATGAATGTAAAAAAGAAAAAATTATTATTGGAGTTAATATGTTTCATTTATTTAAATTAATTAATTCAATTGATAATGATGATACTTTAACTATTTATATCGAAAATGCCGATTATACTGATGGCATCGTTTCACATTTAGCTTTAAAATTCGAAAATGGCGAAATTAAACAATGTAAAACACAAAAATTGAGATTAATTGAACCTGAACCTGAAGAATTACAATATCCTGATGTTAAATTCTCATCTATTATTAATTTACCATCTGCTGATTTTCAAAAAATCATTCGTGATTTATCTTGCATTTCTGATAAATTAGAAATTAAATCTGTTGGAAATGAATTAATCTTTAAATGTTCTGGACAATTCGCATCTGCTGAAATTCATCGTGCTGAATCTGATGGAAGTATGGGTTTTATTTTAAAACAAGACTCTTCTAAAATTATTCAAGGCGAATTCTCTCTTAAAAATTTAGGCTATTTTATTAAATGCACTAATCTTTGTTCTCAAATTGAAGTTTATTTAGAAAATGATTTACCTCTTGTGGTTAAATATGAAGTTGCTTCACTTGGATCTATACGACTTTGTTTAGCAGCTTTACCTTCTTCATAATTTTAATTAGTTAAATTAAAATTATTTAATTCTATTATATTCATATATTATATTTATAATGGATTATTCTCAATATTTAGGTTCTAAAAAATGTTGTAATATTAAAACTGTAGGTCCAGTTGGACCTGCTGGACCAACTGGACCATTTGCTATTGGTTATACAGGTTATACTGGATATACCGGTCCTATTGGACCCACCGCATATACAGGTTATACTGGATATACTGGAGATACTGGTCCTACAGGTTATACTGGATATACCGGTCCTATTGGTCCTACAGCATATACAGGTTATACTGGAGATACTGGTCCTACAGGTTATACAGGATATACTGGAGATACTGGTCCTACAGGTTATACTGGAGATACAGGTCCTACAGGTTATACTGGATATACTGGAGATACTGGTCCTACAGGTTATACAGGTCCTACAGGTCCTACAGGTTATACAGGATATACTGGAGATACTGGTCCTACAGGTTATACTGGAGATACAGGTCCTACAGGTTATACAGGATATACTGGAGATACTGGTCCTACAGGTTATACTGGAGATACAGGTCCTACAGGTTATACAGGATATACTGGAGATACTGGTCCTACAGGTTATACAGGATATACTGGATATACCGGTTATACAGGTTATACAGGTTATACTGGTCCTACAGGTTATACAGGTTATACTGGATATACCGGTTATACAGGATATACAGGTTATACTGGTCCTACAGGTTATACAGGTTATACTGGTCCTACAGGGTATACAGGATATACTGGAGATACTGGTCCTACAGGTTATACAGGTTATACTGGTCCTACAGGTTATACAGGATATACAGGTTATACTGGTCCTATTGGTCCTACAGCATATACTGGTTATACCGGTTTTACTGGTTTTACTGGTTTTACTGGATACACTGGTCCTACAGGTTATACTGGATATACAGGTTATACTGGTCCTATTGGTCCTACAGCATATACTGGTTATACCGGTTTTACTGGTTTTACTGGTTTTACTGGATATACTGGTCCTACAGGTTATACAGGATATACAGGTTATACTGGTCCTATTGGTCCTACAGCATATACTGGTTATACCGGTTATACTGGTTATACTGGTCCTACAGGTTATACTGGAGATACAGGTTATACTGGTTATACAGGTTATACTGGAGATACTGGTCCTATAGGTTATACTGGAGATACTGGTCCTACAGGTTATACTGGATATACAGGTTATACTGGTCCTATTGGTCCTACAGCATATACTGGTTATACAGGTTTTACTGGAGATACTGGTCCTATAGGTTATACTGGAGATACTGGTCCTACAGGTTATACTGGATATACAGGTTATACTGGTCCTATTGGTCCTACAGCATATACTGGTTATACCGGTTTTACTGGTTTTACTGGTTATACAGGTTATACTGGAGATACTGGTCCTATAGGTTATACTGGATATACAGGTTATACTGGTCCTATTGGTCCTACAGCATATACTGGTTATACCGGTTTTACTGGTTTTACTGGTTTTACTGGTCCTACTGGTTATACTGGTTATACTGGTTATACTGGATATACTGGTCCTATTGGTCCTACAGCATATACTGGTTACACAGGTTATACTGGTCCTACTGGATATACTGGATATACTGGTCCTACAGGTTATACTGGTTATACTGGATATACTGGTTATACTGGTTATACTGGATATACTGGATATACTGGTCCTACAGGTTATACTGGTTATACTGGATATACTGGTCCTATTGGTCCTACAGCATATACTGGTTACACAGGTTATACAGGTTATACTGGATATACTGGTCCTATTGGTCCTACAGCATATACTGGTTACACAGGTTATACAGGTTTTACTGGTTATACAGGTTATACTGGTTTTACCGGAGATACAGGTTTTACTGGTTATACAGGTTATACAGGTTATACAGGTTATACAGGTTATACAGGTTATACTGGTCCTACAGGTTATACAGGTTATACTGGTTATACTGGATATACAGGTCCAACTGGTACAATACCAGGTGGTGTAGCATATTTAGCAAATAGTCAAACTTTTACAGGTGTAAATACTTTTAATGAGTCTGTAATTTTATCACCTCAACTTATACCACCACCTACAAGTATTTCTACTGGAGCATTAGTAATTGACATTTCTAATAATTCTATAAATGAGTATGATGGAAATTATTGGAATAGAATTACGACAAATACATTTTCTCTTGGTTTTTCAAATCAGGATTTGTCTTCAAATTCTATTACTTTTAGTTGGATAAATGAAAATATTACCGATTTATCTAACTCTTTTATTACATTAAGAACTAATTTTATGTTTGCACAAATAGGTCAAGCTGAAACACCCTTTACTAGTTATCTTACGTCAAGTGGTGGTATGATTTCACTTAATATAAATTATATTCAAAACAATATAACAACTATAAAACAAAATAATTATAGTATTACTAGTGAGTTAACATCATCATCAGCTACAATACCATCTTCTTATATAGGAAATGTAGCTATAGGTTCATTTCTTGGGGAGTTTTCTGATCTATTAGTGTATACTAATTCTCCAACACTAAATCTTGGTGTTAGCAATTTTACGCAAACACCATTACCATCATCATCAACATCATTTATTTATAGTTGTACGATTGATTATGGAACTCTTAATTTTGGTAATACTTATGGAACTTATTATATGAATGGATCAATAGAATTAAAATGTGATTATGGATTTGGAATACCTTATAATTCTTATTTTAGTTTATAATTTTATAAAATAAATCAAATATATTTGATTTGTTACAATTTATTTTTTTATATTTAAAAAAAATAAATAATAATATAAATATTATTTATATGTCAATAAAAAATACTAATCTATCAAATAATTGTTTCATAGCGTCGTCATCAACTAATACTGCATTAATAATTCAATCTAATAATAATGTAAATAATAGTTCAATAAGTAATGATAATTCAGGAAATTTAATATTAACAACAATTGAAAATATAATTTTAGATTGTAGTAATGTAACATCATCAACTATAAATAATGTATATTTAAATTTAGATAATATTTTAGATAATATTATAATCGGAACAAAACTTAATTCTGAAAATGTTGGTTATGATTGTATTGTTTTAGGAATTGATTCCCTACAAAATAATAGTAATGGTTATGGTAATCTTGCTATAGGAAATAGTACATTACAAAATAATAGTATTGGTTATGGTAATCTTGCTATAGGAACGTTTGCTTTACAAAATAATAGTAGTGGTTATGGTAATCTTGCTATAGGAAATAGTACATTACAAAATAATTTTACGGGTTATGGTAATCTTGCTATAGGAAATAGTGCATTAATAGTTAATAAAGGTAATGATAATACAGCAATAGGAAATAAAACATTACTAGAAAGTTTAAATAATTATAATACAGCAATTGGATATTATTCAGGAAAGAATGATATTAATGGAAATTATAACACTTATATAGGTTATAATTCAGGTATTGATTCTACAATGAATAATTGGAATAATTCAACAGCTATAGGTTATAATTCTACAATTACAGCATCTAATCAAATTGTATTAGGAACTACAAGTGAAAATGTAGTTATTTCTGGGAATCAAACTTTTAGAGGTATAATTCAAATTGGTGATATTACTAACAATTCAAATATTACAAGTAATAATTATGGAACTTTATTTTTAAATTCAAATAGTACTGTTAATATTACAGATAATCATCCAGATACTCCTAATACTTTTGCTGTTTTTACTCCTTCATCTAAAAGTTTTTCAGTTACAGATTCAACTAATTCAAATTATATATATCCTACTTATTTACAATTACCTTCCATAATAGCACATCCAACTCCAGCCGCAGCTGGTATGATTTGTTTAGTAAATGAAATTTTATACTTTTATGATGGTACTAGTTCTAGTTGGTTAAAATTTCAATTTCAATGATTATATCATTTCAAAATATTATTAATTAATTGATAATAGATAATTATAAATAAAGTATATTTGTAAAATAGATTTGATTTTTTACAATTTATTTTTTTATATTAAAAAAAAAAAATAATAATATAAATATTATTTATATGTCAATAAAAAATACTAATCTATCAAATAATTGTTTCATAGCGTCGTCGTCAACTAATACTGCATTAATATTTCAATCTAATAATAATGTAAATAATAGTTCAATAAGTAATGATAATTCAGGAAATTTAATATTAACAACAATTGAAAATATAATTTTAGATTGTAGTAATGTAGTAATACCAAATATAGAATATACTGGAGGAATAAGTATTCAAGATGCTAGTAATAATAGTTCAATTATTAGTAATAATAATGGTAATTTAACTTTAAATTCATCAAACAATATTTTTATGGATGGAAATACATATTTAAATTATACTAATTTACGAGGACATACTATAGGTGGTATAAAAAATGAAATATATACTGATAATGGAATTCTTATACAGGATATACAAGAATATGATTATAATTCTGGATCATCAATATCAAGTGATAATAATGGAAATTTAGTATTAAAAAGTGAAAATATAAATTTAGATTGTAGTGGAAGTTTTATTTTAGATTGTAGTAATGTAGTAATACCAAATATAGTATTTACTGAAGGAATAAGTATTCAAGACGCAAGTAATAATAGTTCAATAAGTAGTGATAATTCAGGAAATTTAGTATTAAAAAGTGAAAATATAATTTCAGACGCAATTTTAAATATGAATAATCATAATATTGATAACGTACATACTTTATCAAGTGATAGTAATAATGATTTAACTATGTCTTCTGCTAATAATAGTGTTTATTTGAATGGTTTTGGATCAGTAAATCTTACTTCAACTGATGATAAGGTCAATATAACTGCGAGTAATGATATTAATCTTAATGCTCCTAATGGAAGTTCAAATATAAAACTTACTTCTGGTGGAGGTATGACATTTGAAACAAATAACTCAGCAATTAATCTAATTACTGATACTAGTGATATTAAGTTAACTACAAATAATGTAGAATTTATCAATTATAATAATAATATTAATTATGGAGAAATTACTACTGATGGAAATGATAATTTTATTATGAATGCTCTTTCATCTAATGCAGGTATTGTATTAAATGCTCATCAAGGTTTAATTATACAATCAACTCAAACCGGAGGTATTAATATAGAAGATAGTTCTGTTTCTAGTACAATAAGTAGTGATAATAATGGAAATTTATTATTAAATACAACTAATAATATATCATTAACAACAAATTCAACTGGTTATATTAGTTTAGTTACAACTGATGGAGATATTACATTAGGTTCTAATAATGGAAATTTAAGTATGGGATGCACTAAGGATACGTATTTATCAGGAGCAAATTCTGTAAATTTACTAACAGTTTTAGGTAATAATATTAATTTTATGGATTCACCTGGTAATATTTATGCTACTGTAAATATTGTTTCACCTCCAAGTTTTTCAATTTTAGACCCTATTAATATTACAGGATATAAGACTAATATTACTCCTACTTATTTACAATTACCTGTATTATCATCTTTACCATTAGGTCCTACAGGTGGAACTATTTGTTGTCACGGAACCAATTTAGAATTTTATAATGGAACCAGTTGGACGCAAATAGGAACAACTGGTCCTACTGGTTATACTGGTTATACTGGTCACACTGGTTATACTGGTCACACTGGTCCTCAAGGAATTCAAGGATTAACTGGTTATACTGGTTACACTGGTTATACCGGTTATACCGGTTATACTGGTCCTACTGGTATTCAAGGTGCTAATGGTAATTCAGGAGGATTAACTTTTTATTTAAATTATTCTGAACCTTTTTTACCAGGAATTGAACTTTTATCTTTAACGGAATCATCTGCTCCAAGAAGTGATGTTTCTTTTAACGCAACTGTTGTTCTTCAAGATATTGGAAATTTTGGTAATACTATTGCAAATTTAAATATTGGTTCTTATATTCCTTATGGTATATGGGATTTAAATGTTTTTGCGAATGTAAACGGTGTGTCTGATAAAGATAAAGCCAGTTTACTATATCGTATTTTTGGTAGAACACCTGGAGGAGTAGAAACACAAATTGGTACTGATAGTAATTTAACTGCAATTACGGATAGTTTATATGCAATTCAAGAAATAATTTTATCTATTGCTTTACCATATACTGATATATCTGCTTATGAATCAATACTTATAAGAATATATGTTATCAAAATTGCTGGGGGTGCTAATATTGATGGAAGAATTTATTATGAAAGTCCTTCTACATATTCTCATCTTCATACTTCATTTACCGTTCAAGCAGGTCCTACTGGTCCTATAGGTCCTACTGGTTCAACAGGTTCTACTGGTCCTGCTGGTTCTACAAATGCTTCAACTATAAATTTAAATGATGCAACAAATGATGCTAATTATAATTTAATTATGACTGATGGTGTTATTGGTTCTCAACAATTATTTACAGCCCATAATACTTCTATTACTTATAATCCCAATAACAATTATTTATCTTCACCTAATTTAAGTGTTAATGGAGTTATTACCATGAATAATGGTGATCATACTTTAAACATTTATCCTGATAGATTAAATTATAGTGATAATTTTAATACTCAATTACAAACTTATTTATATACAAATCAATTATCTATGACTAATGGTAATAATAAGTTAGACATTTATCCGGATACATTAATTTATAGTGATAATTCTACATTACAAACTCAATTATCTACAAATAGTTTATATCTTGTTGATAAGAGTACTACATCATTTCTCAATATAAACATTGATAATATTCAAATCAATATTGAAAATACTAAAACTTATTTTAGTATTGGTCCATCAGATAGTTTTCTTATCCAAAATGATGTTAATGGTGGAACACCTACTTTAAATTCTTCTTTAAATTATAATACATTAACAATTAATGATTATACTAATCCTGATGGTAGTAATACTTGTAATCTTACAGCAAATTCATTATATTTTAATAGTATTGACGGAACAGACTTAATTACTATGCAAAATAGTAAGGACAAACAATATTGTTCTTTATCGCATAACACTTTGTTATTAGGAGTAAATGATAATTTTAATAGTGGAACAATTGGTTGCGGTTATATTTATTCAACTTACATAAACGGAGCTAATAGTATCCCGCCAATTTTTGAAAATGGACTAAATTTGAATGGTTCCCAAAATATTACTAATGGCAATTCAATTACTGCTACTAATTTTTACGGAACTTTTAATGGTAATGCTTCTACTGCTTCTACTGCTAATCAAGTAAATACAAATCCTGGTCCTTCTACAAGTGGAAATTATCCAATTTCATTTTTTTTAACTACATCAGGTTATCAAAATATACTAACGTCAGCCACTGGTAATTTAAGTTGGAATCCATCAACAAATACTTTAACTTCTACTAATTTAACTGGAACATCTTCAAATGCGAATGCTATTAATCTTACAAGTGATAATACAAGTGGCACTTATTATATACCTTTTGCTAAAACAACAGGAGTAGCAAAACAATTATATGTTGATGGTACAACAACTCCTTTAACTTATAATCCTTCAACTTCTACATTAACTGCAACTACTTTCATTGGTGCTTTATCTGGTAATTCATCAACTGCTACAACTGCTCTTTCTTGTAGTGGTAATTCATCAACTGCTACAACTGCTACAAATGTAAATGTTATAAGTGATAATACTGCTGGAACATATTATATACCATTTACAAAGAATTTAGCATCAACTGGAACAAGTTTACCTTTATATCAAGATGATACTACTACTCCCTTAACATATAATCCTTCAACTTCTACATTAACTGCTACTCAATTTACAGGATCTTTAAGTGGTTCTGTTATTAATGCGAATAGTATTGCTTCAAATTCTTCAGGAGCATTAACAATTACTGGAGGAACTGGTGCTGCTATGACAATTAATAGTACTAACGGAATCACAAATATTCAATCAAATGGAACAAACATTGCAACTATAAATTCAACTGGTTTAACTGTTGTAGGAACAATAACTGGTTCATTAGCATCAACTGGTATGGTTTATTTACAAACTTTAACAGGAACCATTACTGGGGCAGCGTTAGCTACAACTTATACCCTTCCTTCTATATTTAATACAACTTATAAGAATTATAAAATTCATTTAACATTTGGAGAGAATAGTTTTATAGCATATCCAAGTGTTAGTTTGAACGGATTCAGTGGATTAAACGTTCCTACTATTGGAGATATTTATGGTTATGATATGATAAGTGGAGCATTAACTGCTATATCATTAAATACTCAAACATTAGCAACTACTCCTATTCAAATGACTGGTGCTTGTCTTCCAAATTCTCATATTGAATTTGATGTATTCAATGTCGGTTATACTACTTTACAATCAAATAATATGGTAAGAATTGTATCTAATTCAATATATAATAACCCTGGAGTAAAAGGTATTCGTAATATACAAGTAGTAATTAATCAAAATAGTTCTTCCACTATTACAGGTTTATCATTACAAAGTATTATGGGGTTAGGAAATAATCCTGTTTGGGTCGCAAGGATATATGGTTATAAATAATTTAGTTGTATAATTAATTATTTGTCATCTATTAATTAATTAATTAGTAATTAAATAATTCTTATTTATTATAATAATTTAAAATGAAATTGATGGTTATTTATCTGCAATTAATCAATAATTTATTTTAATTGGATTATGTAATATATTTTGTTATATTCTAATTAGAAGTTGTAATTATAAATTATATAATTATACTATATTATGGTAATTGCATATATATCATCTAATTGTTATATCAATTCAGCATATAATTACACATCATTAATTATAAATAATTCATCAAATATAAATATAATTACAACTGATTCGTCTGGGAATTTAGAAATAAATACTGGTGAAAATTTAAATTTATCTTACAATAATAATAATAATGATAGTCAGCTAATTATAGATAATAATTATTTCTCTCCTATGAGTTTTAATTATGGAATAAATATTCAAGATAATAATAGTTCAATTACAAGTAATAATTTAGGTAATTTAATAATAACAAGTAATAAATTAAATTTAGATTGTAGTAATATAACAGTTTCAAATCTAGAATTTATTACAGGAATACAAATTATAGATGTTAGTAATAATAGTTCAATAATTAGTGATAATTCTGGTAATATAATAATAGATTGTAGTGAGAATTGTATTTTCAATTGTAATAATGTATCAGTTTCAAATATTATATTTAATGATGGAACGACTCAATCAACCTCATATAAAATAAATAATAATTTTACATTATTTTCGAATTCAACAATTTATAATTCAAGCACAAATACAACTATTTTTGAAATATATATACCATCGCAATTATATGGTCAAGCATTTAGTTATGTAATTTATACAAATACATCTCCAACACCAATGGTATTTAATTCTTCAAATTCATATCTATTAAATACACATATATCACCTCCTCCAGAATCATTACTACATACTTCAAACTGGGGAATAGCAAGTGGTATAGCCATAAATGTGTCTTATACAACTAAAGAAGATAATATAACTGGTGATGGATATGTATTTAGTCCATGTAGTAATTCAGGATTTATAGGTTTTTCAACTTTATTAACAAAAACGAATAATACGAATTTATATACAATATCAATTATTGGAAATTTTAGTTCAAATTTGATATTAAATGGAACAATAATAGTTCCATTTATATAATATTAATAATATTTAAGTATATTTAAGTATAGAATCGATATATATTTTATCATAAATACCAATTCGTGTAGTTCTATCCCAAGTGCTATAATTGATAAGAACTCGGTTGTGTTCGACTAAAATACTTAAGCAATATTCAATAGGTTCTCCTTCAAATTTAAATGGTGCGGAATATTTAAGTAAATTCATATTTTGATCAAATACAGAAATGATATGATAATAATGTCGTGGGTTTTCATAAGAAACGATATGTGTAACAAACCATATTTCAGTATTTAGTGAAATATTTAAATATTTAAAACCACAAGTGGAACCCCTGATTCGAGAGAATATTAGTGGCATTTCTTTTTTAATGACAAGGTCTAATGTATTATTAGAATTAATTTTGCAAATTTGTAATGGATGCCAATTATAAATGATATGTGTAGAATTATTATAATCAACAAACACCCAATTTTTTTCACACTCGGTATTGTGAAAGGTTTGTGTAAGTTCAGTTGTATTTAATGTATAATTAATTAAGTCATAATTACCAGTAGCAATGCCGATAGTATCATTTAAATGAAATGAAGTTCCAATAAATAAAGTTTGATTAGTATAAATATCAAAAAAAATGCGTACATCTTCAACTCCGATATATTTTCTATTATCGAATGTTAATTCGATCCATTTTTCAGAAATTAATTTTAAATCAGTATCAAATTGAATACATTTATTAATAGTGATAATATTATTATCACAATTTAGATATCTGCCTTCAGGATTAATATAATAATTGACATATCGAATATTCATAAGATATCCATTATTATAAGGTATTAAACAACTTGAACTAGAGTTTAAATTAATATTTTGATTATTAATAGTAGTAGTAAAATTATTATCTAAAATTATTTTAGATTGTTGTATTAAAATATCTTTATAAAATTTCATATTGTGTAAAACATTATTTAAGTCAAGATCATTAGTAGTGTTATTAAAAACAGAAATGAGTTGATTATTAATATTATGAATTCCGACATAAGATGCAAAAATGGTGAATTCATAAAATAATTTATAAGTATATACATCATTATGTAAGAATAAATAATTATCTCGTTTATCATTAGTATTCAATATATTAATAGCATAATTATAGAATAAATTGCAAAGTTTATGTTTGTTATTAATTCTATAAAATTGAATCATTTCATAGACATTTTCTAAACGTTGAGGGTAATATTCCATTCCTTCCATCCAATAAAAAATAGCATCATGTATAAGATTAAGATTTTTATAACATAATCCGATTCTATAATAGCTATACCATATTTCTTCTTTCCATCCGCCTAATTCGATACGTTTTAAATAATATGATATGGCTTCTGTAAATTGTCCGCTATCGTGATAACTATTAGCGAGGTAAAAGTGATATCTATCATTATTAGGTTCATCTTGAATGCCTTGTATAAGTAATTTAACATCTCTTTGAAATTTATCATTTTTGCATCCGCCATCTCCATAATCCAAAATAAATATTTGATTTTTATCAAAAGATGAAATAGTAGAATTGGGTGGTGTATCGACATATTCGTGTGTGACTCCGATATATTTATATAATCCATTATTTTGAATAATTCTCATATTTTTATAAAAGAAAGAATCATTACCTTGAAGAATAGTGAAACTGTTGGATGTATTTAATAAATTTTTATTAAAATTATTTAATTGAATAATCATATCGGCATCAAGTAATATAATAAAATCGGACATTCCGATGCAAGAATTTAAAGAGAAATTTCTATTATAACAAAAATTTTTGAAAGGTTCAGTAATAATTTTCCCGTGTATATTTTTATCTTTAAAATAATTATTAATAATATCAATAGTATTATCAGTAGAACCGGTATCACAAATGCAATATGTATCAATAATAGGTAAAACTGAATCCAATAATCTTGTAATAATTTTGCTTTCATTTTTTAGAATCATATTTAAACATAAAGTAGGTTCTTTTTTTTTAAATGATAATTCCATATTTAATAAAATATGTTGTTTTTAAATTAAAAAAAAAATATATATAAAATATGTAAAAAATATGAAAAAATAATGAAAAATATAATATAAAATATATATTATAAATATAAATGGCGTGTACTAGATTTAATAATGATGAATGTAGAATAAAGAAACAATTGCAACAATCAACAGATCCCGGAAGATGGATTTTAAATGTTCCAGGAAATGGTTCAAGTCCGTGTTATATAGTAGATCCTCAAATTATAATTCAAAAATGGGGCGGTAATTTAAGAACAAATACGATAAATTTAGAAAGTGATTTAAAAGGTGTAAATAGACAAATAGGAAAAGATTGTTTAGTAAAAGATAATTATAAAAGTTATAATGTTAAAAATGAAGCAATAAATTATCCATCGTGTACTAATTTATTTACGGATCAATCTAGAGTAACAAATCCTGCTTGGTGGTATCGTGATTTAGAACAAGTAGATTGGGGTTATCCTCCATTAAATCCGCAAATAAATACGTGTTTGCCTTTTCAGAATAATTTAAGTACAAGAATTTTAGAAAAGGATTATTTTACTCCGAAAAGGGAATGTGTAGTAAATGAAACAAAAAATGATTTACCTGCCAGTTATATGTTAATAAAAGGTAATTATATAGGTGGTCCAGTAACGTGTAATGAAACGAATTCGTGTCAATCAATATAAATATAAATATTAATTATTAAATGAATGAATTTAAAGAGAAAATGATTTATTAAAGACAAATTTTTAATAAATTAAAGAATAAATAAATAAAAACTTAATTTAATAAAAATATCTACATATGCCCTTGATTTTCAGATAATTTAACTATAAAATATGAGTTAGTTATAAGGTAAATTACATTTTTAAATAATCTTTAGCAAATAAATGTATATTAAATATAAATTTTATTAAATTAAAATAAAATTTATTAAATTAAAATAAAATAATTTCTATATATAAAATGGAAATAGCGATACCTTTACTAGCATTAGGTGGTATATATATAATATCAAATCAACCAAATGATAATTCTAGTAAATCAGAAATAAAACAAATAAGACAAGAGAATTTTGCGAATATGGGTATAAGAAGTAATTTAGGTGTAAAAACAGATAATTATCTTCCAAATACAAATATTCCTCCTCAAAATTTCCCAGTATCAAATATAAACGAATTGGTAAATACAACTCAAGAATATATAAATCCAAATGCAGCAACAGATAAGTATTTTAACCAAAATATATATGAACAAAAAGTAAGAAATAATATTCCAGTAGATTCAAATATTCCAGAGATTTATTCATTAACAGGTAACTATTTAAATTCAGAACAATTTAAACATAATAATATGATTCCATTTAATGGTGGAAAAGTGAAAGGTAGAACATATGATATGAAAATATCCGAATCAGTTTTAGATAATATGATAGGTTCTGGTTCTCAAGTAATAAAAAAAATAGAACAAGCTCCATTATTTAAACCAGAGCAAAATATGCAATGGGCTTATGGTATGCCGAATCAAAGTGATTTTTATCAATCACGTGTGAATCCAGGTATAAAAAATAATAATGTAAAGCCTTTTGATACTATTATGGTTGGTCCAGGTTTGAATAAAGGTTATGCTATAAATGGTAGTGGTGGTTATAATTCAGGTATGGAGGCACGTGATAAATGGTTACCCAAAACAATAGATGAATTAAGAGTTGATACCAATCCTAAATTAGAGTATGAATTAATAGATCATGAAGGTCCGGCGAATTCATTTATAAAAAATGCGGCAACTGCTCAAATGATAGGTCGTGTTGAAAAACAAAGACCAGATACTTTTTTTATAAATTCTCAAGATAGATGGTTAACAACCACAGGTGCGGAAAAAGGTGAAACTTTACGTTCGATTCAAGAAATGGGACAGGTAAGACGTAATGATATTAGTAATGAATATATGGGTCCTGCGATTTCAACAGATAAAAAATTAGGTGTTGCTCCAGAAAATTATCAAACTAGTAGACGTACTCAATTGCCGGGTTTAAATGTGAAACCTTCAAAAGCGACAGGTCAAGGTCCAATAACAGATGGTGATAATTTTTTACGTAGTCATACAAATTATGAAAATAATAGAACAACTGTAAAACAACCTGAAACGATAAGAAGTGGTTTTAGTGGTGCGATTGGTGCGGTGATTGCGCCATTAATGGATATTTTACGACCGACACGTAAAGATGAAACAATAAATAATATAAGAATTTATGGAGAAGCGAGTGGTATGCCAAAAAGTTATGTATATAACAATAATGAAAAAACGGCAACTACAATTAAGGAAACAACTTTATATTCTCCTCAATTTAATATAAATAATCAAAAAGAAGGGCATTATGTAAATAATTATTCGAATCCGGATTTAACTCAAAGAGATACCACAAGTTGTGAATATTTTACTTCAGCAGGTGGTGCGGCAACCGGTTACGGTGATATGAATTATGATGCGGCTTATAGACAACATAACAATGATATTAAATCTCAATCGATTTTAAATAGACCAAATCAAGGTGGAACTCAAATTTTTAATCAACAAATGAAATTAAGTAATATTAAAGATGATTCGGACCGTTTTAATGGAAGGATGAATCCTGCGAATTCGAGAATAACAACGTTACCTCCTTCAGTGTCAACTTATGGTGCGGTGAATGTTCCGCAATATTATAATGAATCAGCAGGTTGTGACCGTATAAATCCTGAAATATTAACAGCTTTTAGAAATAATCCTTATACTCATTCATTAACTACTTCTGTATAATATAATAAAACGATTTAAAGAAACTTAATATATATTAAAACAATTTAAAGAAACTTAATATATATTAAAACAATTTAAAGAAACTTAATATATATTAAAACAATTTAAAGAAACTTAATATATATTAAAACAATTTAAAGAAATAATAATTACGTTTTTTAATATAAAATACTTAAATACTTAAAATACTACATATTTTAAAACAATTTAAAGTAAATATAATTACGTAATTTTAAAATATAAAAATACTAAATAAATTATAGTATGTTATCCATTCATGAATCAATTAAACAAAAATTAAATTATTTTCAAGAAATACATAAAATACCTAATATCATATTTCACGGACCATCCGGCAGCGGAAAACGAACCATCGTTAATGAATTTATACATAACATTTATGATAATGATAAAAATAAAATAAAAACATTCGTTATGTATGTCAACTGCTCTCACGGTAAAGGTATAAAATTTATCAGAGAAGAATTGAAATTCTTCGCAAAAACACATATAAATTCTAATGGAGGTAATATTTTTAAAAGTATTATTCTTTTAAATGCTGATAAATTAACTATGGATGCACAATCCGCATTAAGAAGATGCATTGAATTATTTAGTCATAATACTCGCTTTTTTATTATCGCTGAAGATAAATATAATTTAATGAAACCTATATTATCACGGTTTTGTGAAATATATGTTCCTGAACCTATCCTTAATAATAACATTATTAATTTATATCAATATAATTTAAATGAAAATTTTAAAATTAAAGATTTTAAAATACAACACATCGAATGGTTAAAAAAAGAACTATTAAAATATGTTAATAAAAATATCACTTTACCAGATCTAATTAATTTATGTAATAAACTTTATGAAAAAGCATACAGCGGATTAGAAATTATGAATTTATTAGAAAAAACAAAGTTTTTAGAAAATATTATAACAACTGAAAAACGATTCGAATTACTTATTTGTTTTAATCGTGTAAGAAAAGAATTTAGAAATGAAAAATTATTGATTTTATTTATATTGAATTTTATTTTTTTAAGTTTAGATTTATCATTAGATAATATTAGTTTTATGTAAATGGATGATTTTAACGTTAGTTCTCTTCACGAATCTAAAAATGAATGGGGAGCTAGATTAATCACTATATTAACACCTTTAATAATAGATGGATATAAATCTATTTTTGCTGAATCTATTAAACTTTGCACTGATAATGGAGAATTCTCCAAATATTTAATGACTTTTCAAAATTTAATATCCAGAATACCAAAATGGAATACTCAAATTATAGAAACAGAGAGAAAAAGAATTGTTGAAAAATCCGGATGTATTTATTTAGAAGATTTAGTCACTTGCGTCCATATTATTCAATTGAAAATTTTAACCACTATGCGTGTAGGAGAAAAACAAAAACAAATTGATATTAATATTCCAAAATTAGACGATTTTATTCATAAAACTTATATTAATGTTGCCAGAAAAATATATAAAAATGTTTATTTATTTGAAATTAATATCTCTTCATTACAAACTCAAAAATACGATAGAGAATTAGAAATTATCGTTCAAGAATGCATCTTAAATACATTAAGAGAAAGTATACCTATTGAAGCTATTTTAAAAGCATATATGGGCGAAACTACAGAAGAAAAAATCGTTGAAGAAATTATTGAAGAAAAAATAAAAACACCTATTGATAATACACCCTCTAATACAATTACACCCTCTAATACAATTACACCATCTAATACAATTACACCATCTAATACAATTACACCATCTACTACAATTGATAATTTAACTAATCATTCACAATTAAGTTTTAATGATACTGATTATGCTAAAAATATAAATGGAGAGATTGAAACTATACATGCACCTAAAAATATAGAAAGATTAGAAGAAATTAGTAAAATAAGAAATTATAACAGACAAAATGAAACTGATGATGATGATGATGATAATGTGAAAATAAAAATATCAAATGATATTATCAATTTAGACCCTATTAATATTCATAATATTGAAGAACCTAAATTAGAATTATTACCTGATTTACTTATTGATGAATTTGAAGTTTTAATTTAAATTTACATTATTTGCTTATTTGCGTTATTTGCGTTAAACGTAAATAAAGATATTCTTTAATATTTAAATGAATAATATATTTATTATTGCAACAGTAATTTCTTTTATATTTTTAATTATAAAAATTATTGAACTAAGATTTATTGAAAAAGAACAAAAACCATTAAAATTATTAATTAAAGATACACTTTTAGTATATTTTAGTGTTATATGTGGTTATTTTTTTTTAGAACAAATTAAGATTATAATGAAAAATGGAGATAATTCACATCCGATAGTATTTACAGATAGTCCTGGGTTTTAGTATTTAGTATTTAGTGTAAATAGATGAGAACATCAACGACCAGTCCACACTTTTATTACTTGTTTTTGTATTTTTCCTTTTTTTAAATTATTTATATATTCATCATAAGTATATCCCCATTTTTGATATTTCATTATATCTCCAAATAATGATTTTTTTGTCAATATTGATGAATTTTCAGTACAAAATATACAACCTAATATTCTCTCTAAACAACATCTATCTGGTCTATTCTTTATTAATGATAACATATTTGTTATATTATATTTTTCTTCTAAATGTAATAAAAAAGAATGTTTGATATATGTTTGAGCACCAAAACAACCATACCATTTTGAATTAGGCATTCCAATTATATCATTTTGTAATAATTTGGATTTAATTAATTGTGAATTTTTTAAATTGTTTGTTATGTTTAATGTATTATTCAAATTTTCTTTATCTGGATAAAAAAACCATAATGGTAACACTTTCATATTTTTTAATAAATCAAAATTTATTCTATTATGAATAAATACACTATCATGCATTATTATTGCATTATCAAAAAATTTATTTTTTATATAATAATAATATGGTAATAATTCACCTCTACCGTGAAATTCAGATTGAATAATTTGAATATTTTTATAATTAAATTGTGATTTTATATATTGTTGATCACTATTATCATCAATAATAACTATTTTTACATAAGGATATAATATTCTAAGTAATTTTACAGAATGATTCCAATATTTATTCGTTTTTTCCGAATTAACATGTCGTGTAATTATAAAACCAAATGAAGTCATAAAATATATTTATATTTTATTTTACTATTTCAAAAATTTTAATTTAAATTTTGAAATATTTATATATTACATATAATATAATTTATACATAACTAGGTATATCATCTATATTAATAACATTAGTATTTAATGGAACTTTTCCTTTAAATTTAGAATACTTATCAAATTCAGGACGATCTAATTGAACCTGAGGAGTATGATTATGTACACAACGAGCAATCATTTTATATAATTTAAATTCTGGATAACGATCTGTTTTATTATTTTTATATAACATATTTATACCTTTATCATCCAAACACCATTCTACTATTAAACGTTTTATCGGATCACATTTCGATAAATCTTTTATTTCTTCAAAATCCTCAATTACATAATCAAATATAGAACACGCTAGACGACATAAATCAAAACTATAATTTGGTTCTAATCTTGGCTTGGAATTATTAAAAAAAGGTTCGATATTATATTGTGTTGCTGCATCATTTCCAATTTGAAAACTATCGCTACAATATAAATTTCCATTTAATTTATATATACTTCTACCAAAATCTATTATTTTATAAATTCTTCCAAATGTGGGAACTTTATAATATTTCTTTTTATAACAATAATATATATATTTTTCATTTGTAGAATTATACATTACATTATTTGTATGTAAATCATTATGTGTAAAGTTAAATGCTTTTTGATATACTATTAAAATCATTATTATTTGCATAAATGCTGAATGCCATTCTTCTGTTTTTAAAGTGGTTGATAATATTAAATCATCAAATGTATTTTCACAATGTTCCATACATATTACTTGAACTGGAAATTTATGTATTGTTACATCTATTTTTTCATCATCATCATCCGTTTTACTTGTTGTTTCATCTGTATATTCTGTTACATCATCCATCTCATCTTTATCATCATCTTTATTCGCACATTTACAATTTTCACATTTACAATTTTCACCTTCACAATTTTCACATTCACAATTTTCACATTCACAATTTTCACATTCATTGTTTTCACAATTTTCACAATCACTATTTCCACAATTTTCACAATTTTTACTAGTATAAGATGTTCTAGAAGAACATGTAGAATTAGTATTTGAATTTAATATTAGTGAATTCATATTCAAATTTGATTTGTCTAAATTTAAAATATTTGAATTACTTAAATCTATTGATAATTCTTTTAAATCTTCTAAATTTACAATATTACTTTCTTCTTCTAATTTATCTTCTTCTTGAAATATATTTTCAAATATATCATTATTTATAGATTTTATTGATAAAGTCGAATTTGATGTTATATTATGTTCTATAGTAATTGGTATTAATGACTCATTTTTAAATAAATGATCATAATTATCTATTTTAAATAATATATTTTTTTGTTTATTAAAAAATTCTGAATTGTTTAAATAATCTATGTCATCATATACATTAAATATAAAATCATTCTTTATTCCTAAAAAAGAACCATAATAATCTATTCCATGTATAAAATTATGAGATTGCATTAAATTACTAGTTAAATATACAAATAAACCATCTACATAAGCAGAATTATTTGTATTTAAAAATTTACTATTACAATTTTCTTCTGTTGAATTTAATTGAGGTAAATTTAATAATTTTTCATCTAAAGTGTATTTTCCAATTAAATATTTATATGGATCTAATAATGGAGCCATTTTAAAAAAAAGATTTGATGATTTAATCTTATTTGTGATACTATTTTTGATTTTACATTCATATATATTTTTTTCATTATCAATATTTAATATATGCCATAAATTATTCAAATTCACATTATTGTAATTGCTTTCGTTTAAACTAAATATTCTTTGATAAATTGGTATATAATTTTGTAAATTTGAGAGAAAAAGAGTATTTGGTTTTTCTAAACTTTTAAAAAGATCTGTATTTTTTCTTTTACAATAATTAATATTCATTACTTTAGCTAATTAATATATAATTTATATCTATTTTTAACTTATTATATTATTATAAATAATTAATATTTAATTAATATATGTCAAAATATGCAACTGAACAAAATGAGGATGAAGATGTTTCAGAATCTTGTATAATATATCATGAAGGAGGTGATTCTTATAGACCATTATTAATTATTAATGTATCTAATACTCATTATGTTACACAAAATATATGTTTTTTTAGATCAAGTGGTCGTTCAAATGTTACTGGATATGCAAATACTTGGTTTCCTATAGCAGGTATATTAACTGAAACTATAAAATCACCATCGGGAAAAACACTTGATAAAGGACATTTAATTAAAATGTCTGATTTATACAGTTTACCAAGTTCTACATCTTTTTTAACATGGATTAGAGATTTAATTATTGATTATTTAATGTATATACGTGTTAATAATCATGATACCGATATACAAACACTATGTAGACTACTTATAGAAAATAATACTTTACAATCATTGAATAAATCTTATTTCAATGATATAAAAATTAGAACTTTCTTTAGAGAAATTATCAGTATTATTAATATAACACAAAATTATTTTTTAGAGAGATGGCAATTAGAACTTAGTTGTATGATTGATGATAAAAGTAAATTAATCAGTTTTTGGAAAAAAAATAAAATGTTTAAAACATTTATTCAAACGACAATAACATCACATTATGATATTCCTGAATGTCATAACAATGACGGTGAAACAAAATTATCACAATTATATAAAGGTCCATCAAGTAATAATGAAGATATAACTATTTCATTTTTAGTACATAATAATGCACAAAGTCCATTAGAGTATTCTAATGATGAACTTAATTTGGTAACAAAAAAGTTATTAAATAAGAAACTTAATTTTGTAACAAATCAGTTAATATATTCTATTTTATATATGTTTTCTCCAAATGGTGTATATTCTCAACATTTGAGAACATTAAAAATATTAAAACAACCAATACCAATTTCTCCTCCAATTTCTCCTCAAATTTCTCCTCCAAGTTCTCCTCCAAGTTCTTCTTCAAGTTCTTCTTCAAAATCTTTTCCTCAAGCAAATTTAAAAGAAGCATCAGGACCAAAATATTCTCCTCCAAAGTCTCCTCCAAGTTCTTCTTCAAAATCTTTTCCTCAAGCAAATTTAAAAGAAGCATCAGGACCAAAATATTCTCCTCCTCATCTTCCAATTTCTCCTTCTCATCTTCCAATTTCTCCTTCTCATCTTCCAATTTCTCCTCCTCACTTTCCAATTTCTCCTTCTCATCTTCCAATTTCTCCTCCAAAATCCATTTCAATTTCTCCTCCAAAATCTCTTCCAATTTCTCCTCCAAAATCTCTTCCAATTTCTCCTCCTCATCTTCCAATTTCTTTTCCAACGTCTTTTAAAATTTCTCCTCCTCAAGAAAATTTAAAAGAAGCATCAGCACCAAAGTATTCTCCTCCATTACGAAAAAGTACAAGATCAACAAAAAAAAAATCAAGGTCAAGATCAAGGTCAAGATCAAGATCAAGATCAAAATCTCCTTCATCACGAAAAAACACTAAGTCAAAAACTTCTGTAACTCGAAAAACAAGATCATCTAATAAATAATAAAATAAATTAAAAGTATTTTAATAATATTATTTAATAATATTATTTAATAAATACTTTATATTTATTATTTTTACATAAAAATATATTTTGTATTTTATTTATTTATATAATGCGTTTTTTTTTATAAAAAAAGTCATATAATATATATATGACTTTAGAACTTAAAAAATTCGATATGAAAAGTATTAGTTTTAAAGCAACTGAAAATAAAGGTCCTGTTGTAGTCCTCATAGGCAAGAGAGACACAGGTAAATCGTTTTTAGTTCGAGATTTATTATATCATCAACAAGAGATACCAATTGGTACAGTTATATCTGGAACTGAAGAAGGTAACGGTTTTTATAGTAAATTGGTACCAAAATTATTTATACATAATGAATATAATACAGCTATTATTGAAAATATTTTAAAAAGACAACGTGTTGTTTTAAAACAAGTAAAAAAAGAATTGGAGATATATAAACGCACTACAATTGATCCTCGTGCATTTACTATTTTAGATGATTGTTTATATGATAACACTTGGACACGTGATAAATTAATGAGATTATTATTTATGAATGGACGACATTGGAAGATAATGTTAGTCATCACAATGCAATATCCCCTTGGGATTCCTCCTACACTTCGAACAAATATTGATTATGTTTTTATTTTGAGAGAAAATTATATAGCAAATAGAAAACGAATTTATGAAAATTATGCAGGAATGTTTCCTACATTTGAAGCATTTTGTCAAGTAATGGATCAATGCACTGAAAATTATGAGTGTTTAGTTATAAATAATAATTCAAAATCTAATAAATTACACGATCAAGTGTTTTGGTATAAAGCAGATTCTCATAATGATTTTAAATTAGGGTCTAAAGAATTCTGGGAATTATCTAAAAATCTAAATTCTGATGATGAAGATGAAAAATATGACCCTGCAAATGTAAAAAAACGTGGAGCAGGTCAAAAAATTAATGTAAAAAAAGCAAATAAATGGTAAACAACACAATTTAAACATTAAACAATTTATTATATATTTTTAATATATATATATATTAAATGACAGATGATGGTAGTACTTATGATATATATGATATTCATAATCGTGTAATACCGGATGGAACTATGGTTACTAATTTTAAAGCATTTCACATAGATCCATCAAATGAATTTCCGGTTGGTTCTACTTTTACAGTCATTTACGACAAGGATAATTATTCTCCTACTCATTTACAACCTAGTGATTCATCCAAGTCTAATGTATATAAAGTACCTACTGGTGATAAAATGTTTAGGATATATAATCCGGATGATCCCACTCCAGGAGAGTTCTTGAAAGGAGGTAAAAAAAGAAAAAGTAGAAAAAGTAGGAGAAGAAAAAGTAGAAAAAGTAGAAAAAGTAGAAGAAGAAAATATTAAGCTTATAATTATAATATTATATAATGGATTTCAGTCTTTCCCAACTTAACAGACACTATAGTCAAACTCCTCAAGATGTGATGAAAGGAGGTAAAAAAAGCAAATAAATGGTAAACAACACGATTTAAACATTTAACAATTTATTATATATTTTTAATATATATATATATTAAATGACAGATCGTATTTTTGATATAGGTAATGAAAGTGATATTAATCAATTTATTTCAGGTAATAAGTATACTAATTTAAATTCTTTTACAGGATATATTAATGGTACATTTATTAACCCAATAGAGTTTAAACAAGGCCAAATTTTTACAATTGTAACTCATCCTGTAAATCGTAATCAATATTTACAAACAACAACTAATGATATAATAACAATTATTAGGACCCCTACACAACTACAACTATATGATGAGAATGGTCCAGGAGAGGTCTTGAAAGGAGGTAAAAAAAGAAAATGTAGAAAAAGTAGAAAAAGTAGAAAAAGTAGAAAAAGTAGAAAAAGAAAATATTAAGTTTATAATTATAATATTATAATATTATATAATGAGTTTCAGTGTTGACCAGCTTAACAGACACTATAGTCAAACTCCTCCTGAGTTGGGTACTTTGAGGACATACATGAACCCTACTGAATCTTTCGAGGCTTTTACACCAGGTATACCTGGTTCGAGACCACCAGGTATACCTCCGAGACCGATACCGATACATATTAGCAAAAATGATGATCTTAGGTATGAATCCGTGAGTGGTCAACATGGAAATATATTTACTAACAGAAACACACAACTACGTATACCAATAGAGACACAGGGTACAGTACGTTTTAGAGAAATTAATCCTCAAGATCTGATAAAAGGAGGTAAAAAAAGAAAATGTAGAAGAAGTAGAAAAAGTAGAAGAAGTAGAAGAAGTAGAAAAAGTAGAAGAAGAAAATATTAAGCTTATAATTATAATATTATAATATTATATAATGTCTAATTTGCCTTATTTATCAGCAAGTGATATACATCGTGAATTTCAAAATTATCCTCATCCTGTTAGATCACATTATCAAGCTATACGTCCTTTCGAATATTCAATAAAAGGGGGACCAACACAAATAAAAGCTACACAAAATGATGTTTTTACATATGTATCAAATGGTCCTGAAATTGGAAAATGGGAATCTAATCCAAACCAAGAAATCTTTATACATGATTGGGATGAACGAAATAAATATCAAGTTAATCCTAGTCATTTTAAATACGGAGGTAAAAAAAGAAAAAGTAGAAGAAGTAGAAAAAGTAGAAGAAGTAGAAAAAGAAAATAAATATATTATTATATTCAATGTAAATTATAATAATCAATTTAAATATAATTTTGTAATATAAATGAATATGGAATTAATTGACAAAAACAAAAACAAAAAGAGAGATAAATATAAATATAAATCAAACCCTGAATTTAATAAAACAAAACAAAAACATTATATTTGTTGTTTTGTGTGTAATTGTATAATTCAACAAAAAAACTATAAACATAAATTTTCAAAAAAACATTTAAAAAATATTGAAATTGAAATTAAAAATACAAATGATTATAATAATGATATTATATATATAATTAATGAAGATGATTTTATTAACGAGGATGATGATGAGTTAATAAATAATATAAGTGAATTAGAATTTGAAATTGATGTAAAAGAAGAAGAAGAAGAAGATGATGATGATACAATTATATATCCAATACTTAATATTATTAATATTAATAATATTAATAATATATCAATGAAAAATGAGAACACTATTTTGGTTGAGGATGATAAATATAATGAATGGTATTATATTATTGAATAAAAGTATAAGAAGTAAAAATAATTAACAAATTAAAAGTATTTTAATTATAATAAATTATAAATTAATTACTTTTTATTAAATTAATCCAATATTTTAATTCTAGTTTTTCATAATTAAAAACTTTATTTTTAAAATCTGCAATAGTATCATTTAAAAGTGTTTCATTAATATCACTCCAATTATTTACATTTAAAACAGGTAAATCTTGAAATAAACGTGTAAAATTAGGTGCTTTTACAATAGGAATAGCACCCAAACATAATACTTCCCAAGTTCTATGACAATCCATTCCATTTCCAAATGGAGATAATACAAATGTATAATTTAGTATATTTTTCCAAGTGATAGTTCTAGGAATAAATGATAATTGATTAATAATTAAATTAGGATCAATATTATCTAAAGATTTTTTTCTATGATTAAATCTATCATTATTTTTGTTAAAATTTACATATATTTTAGGTATTCGTTCATAAAAAGGTTTCATTGTATTTCTGATATTAACTAATGTAGTTTCTTGATTACACGGAAAAATGCCTTCTCCAGGCATTTTCCATGGAGAAGAACTATTATTAGAAATAGTATGATAATCTAGACCTATTGGTAATTGATATATTTTTGAATGATTTTGAATTGATGTATTTTGAATAAACCATTTCAATAAATATGAATTATTTATAAAATCATTAAATATATTAGATGTATTAAATGGGAGTATATCTATTGGAACAGTTAAATCAGAATCGCCTGATACTAAAATAAAATTTGTATTAATTAATGGAACAATATTAATAATAAAATAAATAAGTAATTCATTACAGACATAAATAGACATATTATCAAACTGTTCTGTTTGTATATTTTTTAAATATCCGATATCATTATTACAAGAAGATTTTGGATTTTTAGAAAAAAAATCACACGATTTTAATATTCCTCTACTATTAACAAAATAACACAAATTTTCCATATAAAATATATATATGTATATATTTAGTTATTTATAACGAATATATATATAATAATTTAATTTATTCTATTTTTTTTGTAGCAAAAGGTCCGCTAATTAATTCGCTTTGTCCATAATCTGTTTTTCCAACAACAATATTATCTCCTTCGAATAATTCACTGCAAACATCAGTAGTAGAAACATCTTCTTTTTCTTTCAATGTATTTTCTTGTGTATTTAAATTACATGTTCCAACTAAATTGCCTTGTGCATCAATGGTTTGAGTTAAAGTATTTCCGGATTTTTCGGCATTTTTAATATTTTCTTCAATTGCTTTTTGTTTGCTTTCTTTAACTCGTTGTTCAAAATTGGTTTTTGCATTTAATTCATTTTTTTGTTTTTCAGACATTAATTGATTGAGTTCATCTTCCATATATTCTACTTTTCCAGTTTTATAAGCTTCAGGATCCCAAGGCATCCATAATCCGATAGGTCCAACATAAACATCATGATTAGGGTCGATTTCTCTTAACATTTTGCATCTTAATTCAGCTTCTTCTTGTGAAGGATAAGAACCTCTAATTTTAATACCTCTAGTATTAGTTTGAAAATTATTATCGATATCAAATTGTTTTTGAAGTTTTTCTTCATTATTATCAATATAAGTTTTGTATTCATCCATCATTTCAGTTTGCAATAAATTTTGTTTTTCTTCTTTAACGAAATCTTTAAAATCATTAGATATGTCATCAAATGACATATTATATTTAAATGAAATAAAATTTAAAAATTGAATAAATTTATCCATAGATTTATTAAAATCCCATTGCTTTAGAAATTGTTCAAAAAGAAATATTTCTTTTTGTTTTAAGATTTTTTCAGGAGAACAAAATGAAACACATACAAATTTTTGTCCTGCTATAGGTTTATCTTCTTCTAACAAATCTACATATTTAGGATTATGCTTTCCGTTAATTTTTTTTTGTTGAAAAGCGAGTTTTTTAAAATCTTTAGGAGTATTCATTTAAATAATATAATTATTTAATTCTAAGTTTTTATCGCAATATATATATTTTTTTTCTTTTTATTTATTATAAATGAACGGTTTAATAAATATAGGAGAACTCGTAAAACGAATTATTAAATATTTAGTCGAAGGTTTAATGGTAGCTATAGCTGCTTATGCTATTCCTAAACGTTCTTTAAATATGGAAGAAATTATATTAATTTCTTTAACTGCGGCAGCTACATTTAGTATATTAGATACTTATGTTCCAAGTATCGGTGCTACTGCTCGTAGTGGTGCAGGATTTGGAATTGGTGCAAATTTAGTAGGATTTCCTGGTGGTCTTTAAATATTAATTATTTATAATTAATATTAGGAAAAGTATTTTAATATATTAAGAAAAATATTATATTAAGAAAAATATGTATCATTTTAATTTATAAATTTTATGATAAATGTATAAATCATATTATGAAAAAAAAAATGAAATACTTTTTCATTTATAATAAAAAGTATATTTAATCGAACCGCAAAGAAAAATAATGTCAACAATTCGCAACATCAGTCTTTACATTCCTTACGTCTTTGCTAACATTAGCAAAGAAACGATTAAGGCGGTGATGGAAAATTTGATGCAACTTGGAAAGGTAAGTCACATTGACTTTGTCAATAAAGTTAATAATAAAATAGGTAAGCAATACAATGCTGTTTACGTTCATTTTATCTTTTGGAATGATACTGAAAAAGCAGTGTCGTTTCAAGATCGTGTGCTGAATTCAACAGCACGCATTGTATATAAGAAGCAGAAGAAATATTTTTGGATAGTATTAGAAAATAAAAGTATTAGAAGAACAAGAACAAGAACAAGAAGAATAATACAACAACAACAACCAGAACCAGAACCAGAACCAGAACCAGAACCAGAACCAGAACCAGAACCAGAACCAGAACCAATAATTATACCATTACAACCAATTTTACCACCACATCCGTGTTCCTATGTAGTAAAGTTAGAATCAATATTTGATCAAGAAGTGGTTGAAGAGGAAGAAGAAGAAGAAGAAGTTGTTGAAGAGGAAGAAGAAGAAGAGGAAGAAGAAGAGGAGGAAGAATGTAGTGAAAGTCGACAAATGAAAAACACTTTTTTAGGACTTCCTCTTAATTATAAGGGAAGTTATGCACCATATGTATATGATTATGGATTTAAACAATATGAATATGATTCAGATGATGAATATTATTGTTATTAAATATTATATTAGTTATAAATTTTAGTAAAAATATTATATATATATTAGTGATAAATTTTAGTAAATATATATTAAGCAAAATAAAAAATAAAAAAATAAAAAAAATAAAAATAAAAAAATAAAAAAAATAAAAAATAAATCCGAAAGGGTTTATTTTTTATTTTTTTATGAATATTTATAATATATTTAAATTAATTGTAATTTAAATTTGTGGTTTAAAAATATGTAAAAGGAGAGATATATTTAAATTAAAATTAAATATAAATATATTATATATTATGATGAAATCATTAAAAAAATATACAAAAAAAAAATCTTATAAAAAAAAGAATAAAAAAACAAGATATAACAGACAAAAAGGAGGGAAATGTTATGGTAATGGAGTAGGTGCTAATAGTAATGATATAAATTATTCAATTTTTAATACCAATTTATTAAAATTATTTCCATATAATCCTAAATAGTAGGTATAAATTCCCAATCTAAATCGTGACAAATATGTTTCCATATTTCATCTTGTTCAATTCTTTTTTCACGATCTTTTAACATAGGAAAATGTTGTAAATAATCTTTTTCTCCTAAAAGTTCGCATAATTTATATGCAGTGTAATAATAATTAAGAAAATTAACTCTATCATCAGGACAATTTTTAGAATAAGGAGATTGTAGTTCAATAAAAAGATTACATAAAGTTTCTTCTAATTCAGGAGACATAATAGGCGGTCGTATTCCTAATTTATCTTTAATAAATGGTATATGTTCATAATATTTATTATATCCAAGTTTTTTAAGAATTTCTTTTGTTTTAATGTTAGAAATATGTGTTAAATTAATTCTTTCTTTTTTAATTTGGAGTTTAATATTTTCAATTACTTCAATTGGAATTTGAGTAGTTTCTTTTCCTTGAAATTGCGCTAATATTTCTTTAAAATGATTAATTCTTTTATAGGCATAAAAGCAAACTTCTTTAGGAGGTTCTTTGTAAGATGGTTTTTCATTTTCGATTAAATAAGGGACCGTTCTAGAACAATTATTACAAACTAATATTCCTTCATCTTCAAGAGGAACTAATTCTCCTTTACGACATATGGTGCATATATCAGTTTGAAAAATAAAAGAATTAACATCAATAAAAGCGTCATCAATATTACTTAAATATTTTTGAGCAATATTATTATTTTCTTTTAACACTATAGCATCATTATCAAATTCGTGATTAATTTTAAAAAAAGAATTAATAATTTGTGTTTTATTAAATGAAGAATTAATATTTCCATTAGAAATATTTTTTTTATTTTCGAAATATTCAAAAATGAATTTAGAATTATCCAGAAAATAATTTTTTTTATTATTTTTCATTTTTTTAATTTGTAGTGTGATATCATTAATTTTATCTGTTAATTCGAGAGTTTGTTCTAGAGTATTTAGAGTATTTAGATTATTTAAATTATCTTTTATTTTATTTCTCTCAATTTTTAAATTAGGGATTTTATTATTTTCATCTTTAGCAAATTCATTTAAGAATTCTTTGTGTTTAGTATCAAGTGTAATAGAAGATTTTTTATTAAATTTAATTTTTTTATTGGATTTTGGTTTAAAACTAGGCATCTTCCTTGTTTAATATAATTAAAAGTTATTTAATTAATAATTTATAAATTAAATATATTAGAATTAAATAGTTAAAATTGATGTATTGTTTTCTAAAAATTATTTATATGGATATAAATATAAATTTGGATTTTGTAACAGATTTAGAAAATAATAATATAAAAGTAGATATTATAACATTTCAAAAAATGTTATTTTTATATAATTCTATAGAAAGAGGATGGTCTGTTAAAAAAATGAATAATTCTTATATTTTAACAAAAAATCATGAAGGTAAAAAAGAGATATTTGAAGAATCTTATTTACAAAAATTTATGAAAACAACATTAGACGTGAATAAAATATTTTCATAATAATTAAATTTTTAAAAAATAAAAGATGTATATGGTTTTAATTTATTTGTATTTATTTCAATAATACAAATAAAAGGTGTAATTTTCAAAAATAAAAAGTGTAATTTCAAAAATAAAAATAAGTTGATTGCTATAATGAAGTGAGAGAAAAATAAATAAAAATATAAGTATAAAATAAATAAGTATAAATATAATAATTAAATGAATTAATTAAAAATCTCAAATTTTTTTTCTTTAGCAATAATATAAATATGGGAGGCGGATTAATGCAACTTGTTGCCTATGGAGCTCAAGACGTTTATTTAACTGGTAATCCTCAAATTACATTTTGGAAAGTGACTTATAGAAGATATACGAATTTTGCAATTGAATCAATAGAACAAACATTTAATGGACAGGCTGATTTTGGAAGAAGAGTTCAATGTGTAATTAGTCGAAATGGAGATTTAGCCTATCGTACTTATCTTCAAGTGACTCTCCCAGAAATAAATCAATTAATGGGTTTAGGAAATTATACTACGGGTTCAAATACAGGTGTATATGCTAGATGGTTAGATTATCCAGGAGAACAATTGATAGCTCAAGTTGAAGTTGAAATTGGAGGTCAAAGAATAGATCGTCAATATGGTGATTGGATGCATATTTGGAATCAGTTGACGATGACTGCAGAACAACAAAGAGGATATTTTAAAATAATTGGAAATACTACTCAATTAACATTTATCACTGATCCTTCTTTTGCCGATGTCGAATCTCCTTGTGATTCGATGGCTCCTCGTCAAGTATGTGCTCCTCGTAATGCTCTTCCTGAAACCACTTTATATATTCCTCTTCAATTTTGGTTTTGCACGAATCCTGGATTGGCATTACCATTAATTGCTCTACAGTATCACGAAGTGAAAATCAATTTAGATATTCGTCCAATTGATGAATGTTTATGGGCAGTAACTACTTTGAACTGCAACACCAGTCCTTATTCAGGACAAGGTGGACAATATTCTGTAGGACGTCCAGTTCCTGCAACTATTGCTTACAATCAATCATTGGTGGCTGCTTCTCTTTATGTAGATTATGTATTTTTAGATACTGACGAACGTCGTAGAATGGCACAAAACCCTCACGAATATTTAATTGGTCAGCTGCAATTTACAGGAGATGAATCTGTTGGTTCATCTTCGAATAAAATTAAGCTTAACTTTAATCATCCTGTTAAAGAATTGATATGGGTTGTTCAACCCGATCAAAATGTGGATTATTGTTCTGCTTTAACGTGTGATGCTCTTTTATTTAAAGTATTAGGTGCTCAACCATTTAATTATACTGATGCAATTGATGCATTACCAAATGCAGTTCACGCATTTGGAGGACCTGCTGCGGTTGCTTCTGATTCACGAGCATATATTGATGCTCGTGGTCTATTCCAAGATGCTGGTGCTTTAGATTACCAACCTGGTGATGAATTTCCTGGTTTTACTGGGTACTGGCACGGTCCTTCAAATCCTTATAACGAGGCTAATTTGGGAGGACCTCAAGTGCAATATCCAGTTGGAACTGATCCTGCTATGAGTGCTCTATTGAACTCTGGAACAACTGCTCCTCATTTGGATAATTCAGGTGTTTCAGATGCTGGAACATTTGTGCTTACTGAAACGTCTCTTGATATGCATTGTTGGGGTCAAAATCCAGTTGTTACTGCTAAATTACAACTTAATGGACAAGATCGTTTCTCAGAGCGTGAAGGATCTTACTTTTCTTGGGTTCAACCTTACCAGGCACATACCAGAAATCCTGATGAAGGTATTAACGTGTATTCATTTGCTCTACGCCCTGAAGAGCATCAACCAAGTGGAACGTGTAACTTCTCAAGAATTGATAACGCAACTCTTCAATTAGTCTTATCTAATGCAACTGTTGAAGGAACCAAAACTGCAAAAGTTCGTGTTTATGCCACTAATTATAATGTGTTGAGAATTATGTCTGGAATGGGTGGATTAGCTTACTCCAATTAAGGAGTTTAAATTATATATTATCAATATTATTTATTTATTTACACATTTCATCTTAAAAATGCTAATTATTTTATAAATTAATAATAATTTATAAAATATTATATTAATATAATATATGAGTATTACATTGGGTAATCGAGTACCATATGAATATTTTTTAACAAGTGGAAAAGGTGAATCAGATGCTGGTTCAAAAGGATTAAAATATGAAACTGGTTCATATGACCAAGCTTTAACAGAGGCAGGAATTGAAAATTGTAATATTGTTGAATATACAAGTGTGATTCCAACTATTTCAAAAGAAATAACCAAAGAAGAAGGTCTCAAAAGATTACAATGGGGAGAAGTCCTTGAATGTATAAAAGCACAAACAAATGGACCTAAAGGATCATTTATTAGTTCTGGTATTATGACAACATATGTTTTCAATAAAGAAGGGAAATGGATGGGTGGATTTGCGGTTGAATATTCAAATACTGAAAAAAAACCTTCTAATGAAGATATTGAAAAAAAAAAAACAGAAATGAGTTTATCAAAATCTATTAAAGAATTGATTGAAAGAAGAGGATTAGGTAAAATACAAAATGAGTTAAAATTATTTCAAAATAATATTACAGATAAAGGAATAACCATTTATCCAGGTAAAGATTTTATTTATAATTCATTAAATGTCAAAAAGAAAAATGGTTCTGTTTTTTCAGCAATTTGTTTTGTATCTTTTAAAATTCCTGTTTTAAAAAATAATTTTACAAACAACAAAAGTAAAAAAAATAAAAAATAAAAATATAATATTCTAAAATACTTATGTATTAAATAAAAATTGAAATAGTTTGTAAATAATAAATATATTACATTTAACAAAGATATAATGGAAAGTCATTATTGTTTAACTTTAAACGACGAGTCTAAAAATGAACATCAACCTGTTCCTTCTGATGTTACTCATTTACGAATAAATAGAGAAGATTCTAGAAGTTATTCTAATTTTAATTTAAATTATTTATTTGATAATTTAATAAAAAATAATCCAAATATAATTAGTTTATGTACGAATTATCAAGAAATTAAACAATTTCCTAATTGTTTACAATTTATGCATTTAAAAATATTAAAAGTATCAGGAAATTCATTACACGAATTACCTGATTTACCTGATTCTTTAGAAGTATTAAATATTTCTAATAATTACTTACGTAATTTAAATAAATTACCAACTTCTTTAAAAGAGTTTGATTGTTATAAAAATTACTTAAGTATATTACCAAATTTACCTATTACATTAATAAAAGTAGATGTTTCTAGGAATCAATTAAAAAGTTTACTTATTTTACCGCCTAAATTATTTGTATTATTATGTGAAGATAATCAAATACAAACAATAGGTGAATTACCCATTACATTAAAATCATTAAATATTTCTAATAATCAATTAATAAGTTTGCCTATATTTCCAGAAGAGTCGGCATTACAAGTATTATATTGTAATAATAATTCAACTCTTACTTCATTACCTGATTTATTACCTCCAATACTAGCAGATTTAAATTGTAGTCATACATCAATTACTTATTTACCAGAATTAGATCATTTAGAACAATTCTACAATTTAAATTGTAGTTGTACTTTAATAACTGAATTACCTCCACTTCCTTTTAGTATAAATAGTTTAAATTGTAGTTGTACTTTAATAACTGAATTACCTCAACTATATAAAAATTTATTTCATTTAAATGTTAGTTGTACTTTAATACAAAAATTAGATTTACCTAAAAATTTGGTAGATTTAAGTTGTAATTCAAACCATCCATTTGCGTTTGATAATGATACTATGTTATCACAATTATTTTTGCATGATAAATGTGCATTAAATATAATAGATATAAATTTACATTTATGTATTAATCCATTCAATGAAAATGATATGGATAATATTACACGTTTTATAATAAAATTAAAAACTATAAATCAAATATATATAAATAAAAAAAGATATATTCCATTAGGAATAACTCTAGAATTACTAGTAGAAGATAATGTAATAGAATATGACTATGCTGTATTAAAATAAAATAAAAAAATAATAATATAATAAAAAAATTTATAATATAATATAATAAAAAAATTTATAATATAATATAATATAAATTTTTTATAAATTTGTGTTATAATTTTTTTTTATACATTATAAATAATTCAAATACTTAAACACATCCAATTGATTTAACTGAATCCATTTCATCATCTGGAATTTCAATATATACATTAGATTGACAAATGACTTTTTTACTATTAAATAATATATTCATATTAATAATTTCGGGTTTTTCTGTTTCTGCTGTAAATAATTTTAAAATCTGTGTATCATCTCTAAATCGAACAGTATAAGTTTGTTGAATATTATTTCGTCCAATTCTACCCATAGCTTGAATAATTTTTTCTTGAGTAAGTTGTAAATCTTTACTAAGATAACCGTGACAGAATTGATAATTTGTTCCATAAATATAATCACTACTAGCAATAATCATATATAATCTTTGTTCATCAACTAGTTTTTTCATAATTTCAGTATAAGTAATATTTTCGTGATTAATAAAAACTCCGATTCCCATCATTAACAGAATTTTCAAAGAATTATCCACTCCATTTAATGCCATAATATCAGAAACAGTTATTTCATCAATATTACTAGTAAATGCACCAGTTGTATTAATATTATTATTAGTCCATTTATCAATATGTCTTTTTTTATTTGGAATAAAAGTATCATTTAATGTAGCAGATTTAATCATATTTCTTAATGAAGTGATTTCTTGAGTTAATTTAGACAATGTTCCTTTATTTTCCATTTCATCAGGTTGTTCTTTATTTAATTTTTTAATTCCTTTAGAAGATTTATTTCTCCCAACAATAGTATGACCGTTATGAGATCCAAATACTGAATTTTGTATTTTGGCATCAGCTGCTTCTTTAATTTGTTCAACACGTGATTCTAAATCTTTTAATTGAGTATTAATAATATTATTATATTCAATTTTCTTCATAATTTCATCCATAACTAATGGTGGAATATTTGCTTGTTGAATACAAAATTTGGCTATTTTTTCAATATCATCCGAGATAAAGATAGTAGGTCCATCTGTTAATGTATATGCATCTTTAGTTGTAACATAAATTCCAGAAGAACCGATTTTAATAGGTATAGGTTGTGTTGGAATAATTTGTTCACTAGTTAATCGAACAATAGGTTTTCCAGATAATGGATTAGAAGAATCACCAGAACCAGGACCAATACTATTTATTTTAATAATAGGTTGTCCTTTTATATCAATAGTTTGATTTTCAAATATTCTAGGTTGTCTAATTTTATTAAAATGAGTGAATATAGTAATCCAATGATGTGGTTCAATATTTTGAAGTAAATATATATAATACATTTTAATATTTTTCATATTAATATCATCCAGTGTTTCGAAATGTCTATCTAATTGTGTTTTAAGTGTTCCAAAATTGTGTGCATTAATATAACTAATAAATTCAACAACTTCTTTTAAATCAAAATATCTCAAAAGTGTTAAATAATTATTACAATGTTGAGCAATATCTATTATTTTCAAATAATTATCATCTAAATAATGAGGTAACATAACATATCCATCTTTATTAATTATTGGTATAGATTTTTTACAATCGTGACTAACAATATTATAAATTTCTGCTCCAGAAAATTTATTTAAGAAGTCAGGTAAAGTTTCAGTAAGTTCATTTTGTTTAGGAAGTGTAGCAGAAGATAATACAATATTTGGTATTTTATTTTGTTTCCAATTTTGTCTAATTGTAGCGTGAATATCGTGATTAGTATAATCAAGAGTAATTGTAGGTTCATCCCAATATAATATTATTTCTTCTGGCGGAAAGAATGCTAACATATAATACATAGCAGGAATATATGATTTAATATCACAAATCATAATTTCAACATTATCACCTACACTATTATCGACTTTACCAATTCCACCAGTGCGTTTATTTTTAGTGAATTCTTTTGCTGCAAAATAATGCAAACGAATATCATCAGCACAAGAACAACCAAACGCAAAAGCGACTTTTTTATTTACTGAAATAGCTGATTTTGCTAATGCTAATCCTACGTGTCTTGCTGCACATACAAAAATTATTTTATTTTGTTGAGATAATGCTATAGGTGTAAGTGTTTTTCCAGTACCAGTTGGTGCCATATATAATATAATTTTTGGATTTATTTTTTTACAAAAGGTGAATATTTCTTTTTGATGTTCATAAAGCATCATATCTCCATATTTTAATAAATCTCCATTTTTTTCAATAAATTCAACCGCATTTGAAATTATTATTGCGTAATTAATATCATTAATATAAATTTCCAATATTTTATTTGTTAATTCTTTAAGATGACGATTTAAATTAATTATATTATTTCTAATTAATTTATATAATGTATAATAATGATAATGATACATTTTATTATTATTATTATTTTTAGAATGTAACATTGCTTCAATATGTGTTAATATAATAAATTCATATATATTATTTTGTATTAAAGATGATTCATCAATTCTCTCTAATCTAATTTTATTCGCAGAATTTATTTTTACATCATCAATTATTTTTATTTTAATATAATTTGGATTTCTATTTTTTAATTCAATTTCTATTTTACTACATCTTTCACGTAAATATTTATTATATAAATAATCTTCCATTTTTAAATTATATTCCATTTTTAAAAATGTAAAAATGGAAGAGTTGTTATTTATTCTAATATTAACATCATCATATCCTTTAATAATTAAAAGTAAAATTTCTAATTCATTTTTAGAAACGGGAACCTCAATAGAGTTCCATTCGGATTTGTTTAATTTTCTTTGATTTAAATCCATTTGATTTGATTACTTAATAATATCATTGTTTTTAAGTAATATTTATATTTCAATTTTTTTTAATAATTGAAATAATATTATAATTTTTACATTATTTAAAAAAACAATAATCAGTATTTAATATTAAATATTACATTTTTGATAAAATCGACCTCGTCTATGTGTTCGACATCTTCTAGTACCTTTTTTACATCTGTTACCTTTTAAAATTAAAGTTCCAGATTTTAATATATAATAATATTAAAAATATTATTAATATTTAAATAATATCTTTAATATTATCAAATATGACAACTCCAATAGAAGATATATTAAAATGTCCTCATTGTAATAATTTTATCATTATTGAAAAACTAAATTGTGGTATATTTAGACACGGTATTTTTAAAAATAATAATATTCAAATTGACCCACATAGCAAAAAAGAAATGTGTGATTTTTATATTATTAATAATTTAATTTATGGTTGTGGAAAACCTTTTAAAATAAGTATTACAAATAATAAGTATCATATCGAAATATGTGAATATATTTAATTTATTTTCGTTTTTGTGTTTTTTTGTGTTTTTTATTTCTTTTTTGTGTTTTTTTGTGTTTTTTATTTCTTTTTTGTGTTTTTTTATTTCTTTTTTGTGTTTTTTTGTGTTTTTTATTTCTTATATATTTATTTGTTTTTTTATGAAAATTATATAAACTTCCTCCACTTAGTTTTTTGGGTTTATCTATGGATTTTGTTGAAACTGATGGAACTGCTGATGGAACTGGAGGAACTGGAGGAACTGGAATTAGTGGAAATGTTGAAACTGATGGAACTGCTGATGGAACTGGAGGAACTGGAATTAGTGGAAATGTTGAAACTGATGGAACTACTGGTTCCTGTTCCTCATCCAATAATGTAATAAAACGATTTATTACTGAGTTAGGTATCGATTGATCAAATACAAAATTTATTAGTACTTCAGGAAATTCGGGTAATACTACAACTTCCGGTAACGGTTGTATACATTTATATATTTTTGTTTCATTTACTTTTTCTTTTGTATCTACAAGATTTTTTATATATTTTTCTAAACAAACAATATAATTATGTATTGTTTTTGTTTTATAATCAGAAATTGAAATAGTTAAATTTTTTTCTTTAATTTTTTTATCAAGTAAAATATTTTCATCTGTATCTAAAAACATTTGTAATATAATTATTTGTATAATATAGTAATCATTTCTTGTAGCATTCTTCATTATTTGTAACATATATGTACGTCTCGCTTTATTTTTTTCTGTTATATCTTTTATATCTTTTAAATTTAAAATTAAATTTAAATTAATATCAGTTATTATTTCAAAAATTGTTTGTTTGAAGTCGTCCATTGTTATATTATGTAAAATTGGTAATAATTCATTTATTTGTCTAGTATTTACTGCTATAAAATAATCATTATCTTGCATTTTAAATAATCTTTCTGCATAATATTGTGTTTGTTGCAAATCACAAATGCCATGTTTTAATACATAAATAAGTAGAGGCATCGCAGTTACAAATTTATATTCATCATATTTTTTTACATTTTCCGTAACTTGCTTTATCATTTGTAGTTGTTGATATATTCCACGTAATCCATTAAATTGTTCCATACATTTTTCATTCGCATAATCATAATTTTCTTTTGATGTGAATATATTAATATATTCACACACTCTTTGTAATTCAATTTCATCTAGACATCTTTTAGTTAGTTGTAAATTTAATTGAATTAAATGATAATTGGTCCATTTTTCACTTTCAGTATCACCACTCGTTTTCAAAAAATTATTTACTATGTTTATTATTTTATTTAAGTTTAATATTTGTCTCGAAGATAAATTAGTACGATTAATTTCTGTTAAATAATACAAAATATAGATCGCAATTACAAAATCTTTTTTACCATCAGTAATCCATACAACTTTAGATCCCTCTAATTTAGATCCCTCTAATAAATAAAATATTTCTGTAATAGATTTACTACAAAATAAAAGCAATGAAACTCTTACACGATCAGTTGAACCAGGAATAAAATGTGTTTCACCATTATTCAACTTTATTGCCATTTCCTTATACAACTGTTCTATTTCATCTTCATTTTTTCCTTCCAGTAAACGTTCAACTTTTACTTTTTCTTCTTTTTCTTTTTTTTCTTTTTCTGCTACTGCTTTTTTTCTGTTCTTCTTTTTTTTATTTGCTTTTGTGTTGTCACTTATAATGTCATAAGTCATTACAACATCATCATCATCATCATCATCATCATCTCTAGTAATTTTTGGTGGTACTGGTATTAATGGTGGTGGCGGTGATGGTGCTCGTGATATTAGTGGTGGTACTGGTAGTGGTGGTGGTGGTGATGGTGGTACTGGTATTGGTGGTGGTGATGGTGTTCGTGGTGGTGATGGTGTTCGTGATAGTGGTGGTGGTGATGGTGCTCGTGATATTAGTGGTGGTGGTGCTGGTGGTGGATTATTTTCAAGTGTAAGTTGATTAAGGTGTTCTATTATAGAATTATGAAATTCAGAAATTTCAGTTATATTTTTTTGTATACTATCTATATTTTCATCTATTGATAAATCTTTATCAAAATTAAAATATCTTAAATTATTTAAAATCTCAGTTTGAAGTAATTTTTGTTTATATACTAAATTTGTAATTTTACTAAATTTAGTAAGATACTTTTTATATTGATTTTTAGTTAACACTATTATTTGATTTAATGCTTTTATTTTATTTTCTGTATCAGTATCAGTGTCATTTATATATTTTCGTAATAAATCTATATAAATAGATATATCCATACTTGTAACATCTAGTCCCAGAAAATTTTCAATTTTTGTGGTTGATTGACCTGATGGATTTAGAATTATGGTTATTAAATTACTTTTATCTCCATATGTGTCTTCATCCGCATCTGCTTCATCATCATCATCTGGAGTGGATTCTTCCTTTACATCATCAGTTGTTATTTGTGGTTGATGAGTTATAGGTTCTATATATTCTATTAACTGATTACGTAAACCTACATTTCCTACGATATCTATAGGTAATTTACTAGATGATGATATCAACGATAATATATTACATAATTGAATAAATGTTGTTTCATAATTTATATTAATAAAATCAAAATTAAATTTACGACTATGATTTGAAAATTTATATTTTGGATAATTAACTGTAACATCATTAAAAAGTTTGTTATATATTTCAAGATTTATCTGCGTCTGATGATACACATCACAATTTTGTAATTTTCCTTCTATAATAAAATTTTTTAATATTGTTTTATCATATGCTAAAGTAATTGTACAAATATTAATATATTTAATCATTTTACAAATAATACAATATCCTAAAGTATAACTAAATTTATAATCTCTACACCATATTTTAATAATTTGAATATTTTGTTGTAATATTTTTTCAAATATTTGTTCTATTTTATTTAATTCATCTAATTCACTTGATGAAATTGTCTTATTTTTACATTTTTCGTGTAAAACTCTATAAGTTGGATACTGTAATGTTCCAAAACTAAAAATTCTATTATTTGTTTCACCTTGATTAGTACTTTTTTCTATTAATTTTTGAATATCGTGAGGCCAATGACCGATTGGTACAGATTTTTGCTCAGCTTCAACTTGAGTTCTATTATAAAAATGAATGTGATCGTTTTTTAAATAATTACCTGTAACATTAAGGTGTTCGTTTTCTAAAGTACCTGTTCCTTTTACTCCCCACCAATCAAATAGTGGTTGTGATATATTTTGGTTAAAAGGATTTAATTTAAATGGTACATAATATAATCCACCTACGCTATAACCCTTTAAATTTAGAATCTTATTTGGAAGTTCTATTATAGCACCCTGACCATAATTGCATTCAACTGATAAATTATCACATTCAGTTGAATATATTTTTTCATAATAATTATAATTAGTTTTATTTTTCAATTGTTGTGTCAAATTAACATCATTCAACCATAAATATTTACAACAATCATCTACAATTTGTATAAACCAATTATCATTTTTATTTACAGTACCTCCTAACATATATTTAATATATATTTAATATATTATTAGATTTATATTTTAAAATATTCAATTCTTTTTTAGTTGTAGGAAATTCGGTTTCTCCATATATATCTTGTAACATTAACCATTCAAATAATCCACCTAAATATATATATACATTATAAAATCCTAATGAAATAAATTGATTATATTTAACAAATACTGTGTCATCATTGCAATTGCGTCCATATAAAATGATTTTGAATTGTTTATTATTATTTTTAATAAATTCATTAATTAATTCGGTTTCTTTATGAATATTAATTGTATTTTTAATTAAACAATTTTGTTCATTAATATTTAAAGTATTAATTAATATATAATTATCAGAATTATGAATAATATATTGTATATCTTGATAATTTATTTTTTGAATTGATTGTGAATTTCCCATATTAGAAATATGAATTTATATTTAAATACTTAACTATGATAAATTTAAATTAATTAAATTGAACAACAATTTCAACTTCTTCTTTTTTAATACTTTTAGTAGCAGAAATAGATAATTCTTCTCTTTTTTTGCGTGTTTTTGAATTATCAATAATAATTTCTTTTCTTTTAGATGTGCTATTACGAGTATTCATATCTTTTTCAATAATATCATAATTTTCTTCAATAAAATCAATGACTTTATTTTCAATAGCCCATTTAAAAAAATTTAATTGTCCGATAGTAGTTTCAATACATGTTCCATTTTTATATGGAATACTAATTCTATCCCATCGACAAAAAGGATCGAATCGTTTTTTGCTATATGCTTTTAATTTTAATTTATAATCAAAATATACTTTAAATCTAGTTGTATAACTAGAATTATTAGTAATATAATATAAAGTAAAATTTTTTTTAGCATAATTAGTAGCAAACCAATCAACAATACGTAAAGATATTTTAGATTCACCTGTAATAATTTTCAACATTCGTGTAAGATAATTTTCATTTTTATAAAAGTCTATTAAATTATGTAATAATAAATCATTTTGTGTGGTATAATTTGTAGAAGAAGAATTATTATTCATAATTTAAATGTTAATTTTTTGTTTAAGTTGTTTATTTCACTATAAATAATAAGTATTTAAATATTAATACTATTATAATTAATTATTATTTACATTTTTATTTTTTAGTGTTCCTTGTGTAGTATTAATTGGTTTTAAAAATTCATCTCGTATAGTTATATCATCTATATAATTATTTTCACCTAAAAAAGGGTTATATCCTATTTGTTGAACTAATTTTCTATCCGAAATTTTACTATCTAATTCTTCTCTCTTATTTGATATTTTAAAATCCATATTTGATATATTTTTATTTAAGATTTCCCAAGTATTTTCATCATAATTTAAAGATGATGAGTATGCGGAATTATCCATTTCATTACTAAATTCAGTATCTTCTATTTCTAATAATTGTTTTAATCTTTTAGTTCTCTCGTAAGGTTCTCCTTTTGTCCATTTCCATTCCATATAATAATTTAGTTTATAAATATTATTTATAAACTAAATTATTATTATTATTATTATTTATTTATTTATTTATTTTTAAAAGAGAGAAAAGAAGAGGATTAATCGATATTGGATTTAATAATTTTTAATTGTTTAGTAAATAAAAATTTTTCATCAGTTCGTCTGCGTTTTTTAAGATTACATTCTAAACAAGATAAATAACAATTATTAATATTATGTCCAAGTGTATTATCAATTCTATCAACAGACCATTGTTTTATCTCTCTAGAGATATCATATAATACATTCATTTCAATTTTACAATAACGACATTTTAATTCACATTCAATCATTTTATGAATAATAAAATCGAAATTTAAAAATTCGATTTCATTAAATCGTTTTTTTAAAATATCTTGTTGTTTATATCCATATATTTTAGTATTAATTTGTTGAATAATAATATTAGTTATATTATCAGCTAAATTATTATTTAAAATATCATTTATTAATTTTAATTGATTTGTATAATCAAAATATTCAGGTGCAAATTTCCAATTTTTAGTGACAACTCGTTTTTTTATTTTTTTAATTGTAGGTATTACTGTTTTATGTGTACGTGTATTATCAATAATATTGATATTTTTATTGTTTAAGTTGTTTTCGATATTGATATTTGTATTTGTATTGTTTAAATTGTTTTCCATTATATAATATAAAAAATAATATTTAAATTATAAATATTTAAATATTAAAAAAAATAGAGTTAAACTCTATTTATATATTAATATATACAATATGGAAGAAATTACTGTTAAAGAGAATAATGATATGGAATGTCAAGAACTTAAAAATATTAAATATAAAACAATGTTATTAAATGGAATTCCATTTAATGAAACCAAATCATCTAATGATATACATAATTTAGATAAATATCTTGAAGAGGAAATGATAAATAATAGTAATGAACCTTGGTGTAAATTAAATAAAACTATTAAAACTAAAAAATTATTAGAATTTGTGGATTTATATAAAAATATAAATAATTTAAATGAAGAAGAAACTAATTTATTAATTATTTTTTTAAAGGATTGTTTAGATAAAAAAAAATTATTAAGAGTAAAAGATGTTGTTTATAATAAAACAGATGGACTTATTAAAGAAATTCCTGCTTTAACATATACTAAAATTTCTAAACATTTTACATTAAAAAATATTGATAAACGTGTTTCAACATTAAAATCACTTTCAGTTAAAAAAAATTCAATTACAATACGAAATAAATTATTAATTAATGATAAAATACCAGAATGTAATTCTATTATATAATTTATTAATTATATTAAAAACAGTTAAAGTTATATATATATATTATGTTTATCAACGAATTAAAACAATTGATAGAATTACAAAATATTATATCTGATGCTTATAATAATTTCAAAAATAATGTAAAAAAAACTATTGATATTGATAATGATAATGAAGAAGATGAAAAAGATGAAGATGAAGAAGATGAAGAAGATGAAGAAGATGAAGAAGAATATGAAATCGAATATGAAGATAAAGATTCTATAGATATACAAAAATATATTTTTTCAGAAGAACATATACTTGAATTAATTGAAATTTTCTTTTATCTAATCGATGATTATATTAAATATAATCCACATATTATAAATAATGTTGGTTTTTATAATATTTTATTAGAAGATATTCAAGATTTATATTATCTTCAGATAGAAGATTATATTATTTTTATACAAAAACAATATCATAATATAAATAATATAAATGATATTATTGAAAATAATATTAATAATATTATAGAATATACTTTTAATATTTACATTAATACATTTTATCCTGATACAATAAAAGATACAATAAAAGATACAATAAAGGATACAGTAGAAAATGAAAATCAAGTTGATATTATTGAAAATATCATTCATAATTTAAAAAATATTCAACAACCAACTCAAAGAACACCTGAATGGTATTCTTTTAGACATAATTTAATTACAGCAAGTAACGCATATAAAGTATTTGAAAGTCAAGCAACAATAAATCAATTAATATATGAAAAATGTCAACCTATTAAAATGTTTAATGAAGATATAGGTGAAATTAAAATGATTAATACAAATACTTCGTTACATTGGGGACAAAAATATGAACCAGTTTCAGTTTTAATTTATGAAAATAAATATAAAACAGAATTATATGATTTTGGATGTATTCAACATCCTATATATAAATTTATAGGAGCATCACCAGATGGAATTAATGATGATAAATCATCCAATCTTTATGGACGGATGATAGAAATAAAAAATGTAGTTAGTCGTGAAATAACAGGTATTCCAAAAAAAGAATATTGGGTTCAAATGCAACTTCAAATGGAAGTATGTAATTTAAATGAATGTGACTTTTTAGAAACAAAATTTATTGAATATTTAGATAAATATAGTTATGATGAAGATATAATTACAAATATTAATACAATTATAGATACTAATGAACCAGAAGATAAAGATAAAGATAAAGATAAAGATATAACTGAAATAGATACAACTATTTCTGCAGATGGAAAACAAAAAGGTATTATAATACATTTTCATAAAAAAGAAGGTTCTCCATTTTATTTATATAAACCTTTAAATTTAAAATATTCTGCTGAAATTGATCAATGGGAAGAAGAATCTATTGCTTTATATCAATCGGATAAATATAATTATATTTATGTAAAATATATTTATTGGAAATTAGAAAAAATAAGTTGTATTCTAGTATTAAGAGATAAAAATTGGTTTAAAAATAATATAGATCAATTAACTAAAATATGGAATATAATTGAATTAGAACGTTTAACTGGATATGAACATAGAGCTCCTAAAAAAAGAATTAAAAAAGAATATAAACAAGAATCAATTCAGGAAACAGGTTGTTTATTAAAATTTAATAAAATAATTAAATTAAATTAAATTAAATTAAAATTATTTTACATTTTACCTGATAAATGTTGTTAGAGAGAATATTAGGTTGTATATTTTGTAGTGAAAATTCCATAATATTTCCAAATAATTCATTATTTGGAAATATTTTTTAATCTATTAAAAAAACAATTTTTAAACAATTTTTATAATAGCCGACGTTTTGTTATTACCTATATTTACAAAATCATACTTCAAATTTTTACTCGCAAAAAAATCATCAGTTGCTTTTCTTTGCCCATTCCAATGATAATAGTCGTCAAATATTATGACTCCTCCACTTACAACATTATCATACATTTGTTCTAGTTCATATTTACTTGATTCATACCAATCAGTGTCCAATCGCAATATTGCTATTTTTTCAGGAATATTTGCCTTGTCTTTCAATGTTTCCATTACATCACCTACTATATAATGTAATTTATCTTGTGGATAACCAGTTGAATTTAATCTATTTTTAACATGTTGTAAAGGCACATAACACCACCCATTTGTATTTTCATCAATTATTTTACTTTTCCAAGTGTTGTAAACTTCATCTTTATTCATTTGATAAAGTTGAGTATCTTTGCATGTATAGTCATTATCCGATGGTTCCACTAATCCCCCAAATGTGTCATATAGATATATATCGCGAACAACATTATTTTTCATTAATTCATTTATCCATATATGTTCAAAAAGTCCACTTTCTACACCACATTCAACAATATCTCCTTCAATATTATTTTTTAAAATATAAGTAATTGAATCCGCTCCGTCCATATTATACCTGAATTTTAACCTTTATATAATTTTAGTTAAATATAATAATTTAAAGAAATAACTGTATTATATGATTATTATAATTTTATTTAGTATTTTATAAAATACTTATTTAAATAAATATACAATAGTATAAAAATTATGTTGTAAAATAACCTACACGTGTTCCACCACATGTAGAATTAACTGGTGGTAGAGGTTTTATATAATTAGTATGTAATCCTTTATTTTTATATGTAGCATAACACATATCACCTGCGGTGCATCTAGCATCATCTGGATTGTATGGGTATCTAATATTATTTGTAATTTGTGAATATGATCCTACCTGAAATGTAGGATAGCGCCACCACATTTTGTTAGATGTTTCATCTGAAACTTGATTTTTTCCAATTGATGGATATGTATCTTGAACTAGTACATTAGTTACTGATTCAGGAAATTTTCCCATTTCCATATCTAAAGTATAATTAGAATATCCTTCTAATTTATTAAATGGAATAAATATAGGTAATCCAAGAGCTAATATTACAATAATAAATAAATATAATTTTGGATACATATATATAATATATATTTAATAATATATTAAATAATATATAACTGTAATTAATATACTAAAATCAATTTAAAACTATATATATATATATAATAATATAATAAATGGATTATTCCGGAGAAATGCGTGTGACTAAACGTGATGGTTCTCTTCAAGAAGTTTCATTTGATAAAATATTAGAGAGAGTAAAAAAAATCGGATTAGAAGCGAATATTCATATTAATTATTCTTCACTTATAATGAAAGTAATTGACCAATTATATGATACTATACCAACTTCAAAAATAGATGAATTAACTGCAGAACAATGCGCTTCATTATCTACTATAAATAATGATTATGCCATATTATCAGCTCATATTATTATATCAAATCATCAAAAAAATACAGATTTGTTATTTTCAAATGTTATGTTATCTTTATATAATTTTACTAATTTTACAGGAGAGAAAAAACCATTAATATCAGAAGAATTAATGAATTTCGTAAATTGTAATTTAAATAAAATTGATGATATGATAGATCATAAAAGAGATTTTTTAATTGATTATTTTGGATTTAAAACTTTGGAAAAAGCATATTTATTTAAATTGAATAATAAAATTGTAGAAACACCTCAATATATGTGGATGCGTGTAGCAATAGGAATTCATGGAGATATAAATAATTATGAAAAAAGTCTTGAATTAATAAAAGAAACATATGATTTAATGTCATTAAAATATTTTACTCACGCAACACCTACTCTTTTTAATTGTGGTACTCCAAATCCACAATTATCCAGTTGCTATTTAATTCAAATGGAAGAAGATAGTATTGATGGTATTTATAATACATTAAAAGATTGTGCTTTAATTTCAAAATATTCTGGAGGAATAGGTTTACATATTCATAATATAAGATGTAAAGATTCACATATTCAAGGAACAAATGGAAAAACATCTGGTATAGTTCCTATGTTACGTGTATTTAATAGTACTGCACGTTATGTAAATCAATCTGGAAAAAGAAATGGATCATTTGCTATTTATGTAGAACCCTGGCACGGTGATATAGAAGATTTTCTAGAATTAAAAAAAAATCACGGTGATGAAGAATTAAAAGCTAGAGATTTATTTTATGCTTTATGGATTTCAGACCTTTTTATGGAACGTGTCAAAAATAATTCTAAATGGTCTTTATTTTGTCCTAATGAATGTCCTGGATTATCTGATGTATATGGAACTAAATTCAACCAATTATATGAAAAATATGAATTAGAAGGTAAAGCACGTAAAATAGTTAATGCACGAGATTTATGGTTTAAAATATTAGATTCTCAAATGGAAACCGGCACACCTTATATCTTATATAAAGATGCTTCCAATCAAAAATCAAATCAACAAAATTTGGGAACTATTAAAAGTTCCAATTTATGTTGTGAAATTTTAGAATATTCTGATAAAAATGAAACCGCAGTTTGTAATTTAGCTTCTATTGCTTTACCTTCATTTGTTAATCTAGAAACTAAACAATTCGATTATGAGAAACTTCATACAGTTACAAAAGTTATTACCAATAATTTAAATAAAGTTATTGATATAAATTTTTATCCTACTGAAAAAACAAAAGCTAGTAATTTTAAACATAGACCAATTGGTATTGGAATACAAGGATTAGCTGATGTTTTTATTATGATGGATATTTCATTTTGTTCTCAGCAAGCAGTAGAATTAAATAAATTTATTTTTGAAACTATTTATCACGCTTCATTAGAAAAAAGTAATGAAATCGCAATTGAACGAAAAATCAAAGTAATTGAATGTATTCAAAATAATAATAAACTAGAGTTGTTTAATAAAATATTAAATCATTATGATCATTTAGAATATATTAAAAAAGTGGTTGAATTTAATTCTTTATATTCAAGTGATACTAATTATACACAAAATCGTATGAAATATACTACCGATTTTGTTGGTGCGTATTCTTCATTTAAAGGTTCTCCGGCATCAAAAGGAATTCTTCAATTTGATTTATGGAATGTTAAACCTAGTGATCGTTATGATTGGGATACACTCAAAGAATCCATTATTAAAAATGGTATTCGAAATTCATTACTTGTTGCCCCTATGCCTACTGCATCTACATCTCAAATTCTTGGATTTAATGAATGTTTTGAACCTATTACCAGCAATTTATATACTAGACGCACATTAGCTGGAGAATTCGTTGTTATTAATAAATATTTAATGAAAGAATTAACTGATTTAGGATTATGGAATGAACAAATAAAAAATAATATTATCGCTAATAAAGGTTCTATTCAACAATTGACTATATTATCTCAACATATTCGTGATAAATATAAAATTGTTTGGGAAATACCTATGAAAAATCTTATTGATATGGCTGCTGATAGAGGCGCTTTTATTTGTCAAAGTCAAAGTTTAAATTTATGGTTAGAAGATCCGAATTATAATTCTTTAACTTCTATGCATTTTTATTCTTGGAAAAAAGGACTTAAAACAGGCATTTATTATTTAAGAAGAAAAGCGAAACATCAAGCACAACAATTTACTATTGAACCTACTCAAATTAATACTGATACAGATACAGATGCTGTTGATGAAATATGTGAAATGTGTTCTGCATAATATTATTTATTATTTATTATTATATAATTCATAAGTATTTAAATTTAATATTATTTAAATTTAAATACTTATACCATCAATCTATTTATTATTATTATTATTATTATATAATTAAAATACTTTTACATATCTCTCAATTTATTATTTTTATAATATTTATAATAATTCTAACAGTTTTATTAATTTTTTAAATTTTTTACAATGTTTCATTAAATCAATATCATACTTCAATTTCATAAAACAACGCAATGTTATTAAAATATCATTATATGAATTATGTAAATTCTTTGGAATTGATTCAAATAATTTTTCGTGTAATTCAATTAATTTGGGAAATTTTAAATAAGATTGTCCAAACTTATTAGTTAATTGTATATTACATAATTCAATTGAATCTTGTAAAGTACACGAAATATTTTTATAATTTGTTAATAAATAGAAATAACTTTTATATTTTTTTATTATATCTACAGATAAATTATCTGGATTTATATAAATAATTCTTAAAATTTCTATTTTTAACATATTTATATCAAATAATACATTATGACCTACTATCTTATCTACATTTTTTAAATTATTAAAAAATTCTTCTAATATATTATGTAATAATTTTCCTTGTTTAGTTGAAATTTTATTTGTTATACCGTGTATATTTGAAACTTCTTTTGAAATTATTATACTTTCAGGAATTTTAACTATTTCATCATATGATTTTATTATATCATTCTTTTCAGTATCATAAATTAAAAAACTTAATTGAACTATATGTGGCCATAAATCTAAAGTATCTGGATTTATTATTTTTATTTTTGGAAGACCTGTTGTTTCTGTATCAAAAACAAACACTTTCATTATTATCTTTTAGTTTATTCTTTTAAGTGTTATTATAATTTGAATTCAATTTTATTTATATATATTATTTTTTTTTACATTTTTTTACAAATTCCAAAACTCTTTCTATGCCAAATAGTTATACCATTCTTTTTTATTCCATCTATATGTTTTTTTGTACCATAACCTTTATTTGAATTTATACCATAATTTATTTCTAAAAATGGATTTTCTATACATAACTCATTTATATAATTATCCCTTTCTACTTTTGCTAATATCGATGCTGCAGCAATACACGCATATGTATTATCTCCATTTATAATTGTTTTATATGGTATAATTACACTTTTATCAGTATCTTTATCAATTATTGATAACGGATTAAAATAATTTCCATCAATTAATAAATTATATATATTCTCTCTTTTATTTTCTTTTAAGTTTAACAATTTTATTATTTCATATATAGAATTATGCATTGATAATTGAGTTGCTTGTAAAATATTTATTTCATCTATTTTATTCTCATTTTCATAACTTATATACCAAGCTAATGCATTTGTTTTTATATAATTCGACACTTCTTCTATTTTTTTTTTTGAATGAAATTTTTTACTATCTTTTATTTTTGAATAATCAAAACTATCATCTTTAGGTAAAATTACAGCTGCTGTATAAACTCTTCCAAATAATGGACCTCTTCCTACTTCATCTACACCTATCTCATATACTTCATCTTTATTATAATATTTTTTTAAGACTTGTTGTGTAGAAGGTATTTTTATTTTATTTTTTATATTTTTATTTAATTCAAATTCATTAATTCCTTTTTTCATTATTATAATATATATATTATCTTTTTAATCTATTTAATTTAATTTTAAACTTTTTTCACTCTATAAATTATACAATGAATACTGAAGCATTATTTCTTTTTTTGATTTTATTATTAGGATTAGTTTTATGTTCTTTTTTAGGAGGTAATTGTAATAGTAATACTGAAAATTTTACTAATAATACTAATGTATCAAATATTCGCAATAATAAAAATAATAATACTACATCATCTACAACATCTACTACATCTACATCTAATGTACCTTATGATAATTATAATCACTATAAATCATCATCTGCCGAATTAACTAATGGTTCTACATTTTATGGTTCTAATGGAGGGACTGTTGTAGTTATTACTAATAGTGATGGAACACAGTCTTTACAAATTACATTTGCTAATGGACAATCACCTATCACATTCACATCTCAATCATCTAGTAATGCATCTACAACTGAAAATTATACTAATTACATTGGTAATAATGGAACTGCTACTAAATTTTACGGACCTAATGGAGATACTGCTACTGTAGTTAATGCGAATAATGGACAAAAAGCTATTCAAGTTCAAACTTCTTCAGGCAGTTATACTTATACACAATCCGGTAGTTATTCTAATCCGAATAATACTTCTTCTACTCAATATTATGGTAGCACTGGTTATCCTATACAAACTAATTCTACTGCTTTATCTTATCAAGGACAAAATGGTGCTAGTGCTGGTTCTGTAACTGGTTCTCAAGGTAATACCGCATATTACGCACAAGGACCTAATGGAACTACTATTACTGGAACTACAGATACTTCTTATAATTATTATGATACTTCTTATAATTCATATGATACTTCTTATAATCCTTATAACACTTCTTCTACACAATATTATGGTGCTAATGGAGGTAGTGCCGGATCTGTAACTGGACCTCAAGGTAATACCGCATATTACGCACAAGGACCTAATGGAACTACCGTAGCTGGAACTACTGCTACAAATACTTATAATCCTTATAATACTTCTTCTACACAATATTATGGTGCTAATGGAGGTAGTGCCGGATCTGTAACTGGACCTCAAGGTAATACCGCATATTACGCACAAGGACCTAATGGAACTACCGTAGCTGGAACTACTGCTACTGGAACTACTTCTACTGGAACTACTTCTACTGGAACTGCTGCTTATAATCCTTATAATAGTTCATTACCTTATGGAATACCTGGTAGTCAAATTTCACCTAATAATGCAGATTTATATATTCTTAAATCTCAAGTGGTTCCTCCTGTTTGTCCTGTTTGTCCAAAATCATCTACATATCCTAGACAAAAACCTTGTCCTGCTTGTCCTGCTTGTGCACGTTGTCCTGAATCATCATTTGAATGTAAAAAAGTTCCTAACTATAATGCTATTAATAATGATTATCTTCCTGCTCCTGTATTAAATGATTTTTCATCATTTGGAATGTAATATAATATTATAATATTGTATAATAATGTATGGAATCAGAAGATGTCCAAATAATTCTAGGAGGTGTTTTGATGGATTATGTAAAAATCGTGTATTAAAAACAAACTTAAATTCTAGACGTTGTAATAATGGAATGAGGAAATGTTATGATAGAAATTGTTATATATTTAGAAGAAGATTAAGAACTAGAAGTTTAAGTTCTAGAGGTTCTACTAGAAGTTTAAGTTCTAGAGGTTCTACTAGAAGTTTAAGTTCTAGAGGTTCTACTAAAAGTTTAAGTTCTAGAGGTTCTAGAAATTCTAGAGGATCTAGAGGTTCTACTAAAAGTTTAAGTTCTATAAATTCTATGAAAACTTTAGGTTCTTTTATAAGAAGTTTAAGTTTAAGTTCTAGAGGATCTAGAAGTTCTACTAAAAGTTTAAGTTCTAGAGGTTCATTAAGTTCTAGAAGAAGTTTAAATAGAAGAAGAAGAAGTTTAAGTTTAAGTTCTAGAGGTTCTACTAAAAGTTTAAGTTCTAAAGGTTCTACTAAAAGTTTAAGTTCTATAAATTCTATGAAAAGTTTAGGTTCTTTTATAAGAAGTTTAAGTTTAAGTTCTAGAGGATCTAGAGGATCTAGAGGTTCTAAAAGTAGTTTAAGTTCTAGAAGAAGTTTAAATAGAAGAAGAAGTAGAAGTTTAAGTTCTAAAGGTTCTACTAAAAGTTTAAGTTCTAGAGGTTCTACTAAAAGTTTAAGTTCTAGAGGTTCATTAAGTTCTAGAAGAAGTAGAAGTTTAAGTTCCAGAGGTTCTAAATCTAGTTCAAGATTGTCACATATGAGAAAATCAAGACGACAATATTTGTCTTCATTACCAAAATCAAGAATAGAAAAATATGGTTATAATAAATCAAAAAGATTCCGTCCATATATTAAAAGTAAAATACTTAACGCAAGATCACTTACAAAAAAATTAAGAAAATTAAGAGAAAAACAAATAAATAGTTTATCGTCGTCATCATCTTTAAGTAATAGAAAACCAAAATATATAAAATCAAGAAATATAAAATCAAGAAGTTCAAATCCATCATTATTAGGAACATCTGATTTTTCTAATTCTAAAAGTTCAAATCCATCATTATTAGGAACATCTGATTTTTCTAATTCTAAAAGTTCTAGATCTAGTTCAAAAGGTTCATCTTTATTTACAGTAGGAACACCTAGTTTAAGTTCTAAAAGTTCAAGAGGTTCTAGAAGTTCTAGAAGAAGAAGTAGAAGTTTAAGTTCTAGAGGTTCTAGATCTAGTTCAAAAGGTTCATCTTTATTTACAGTAGGAACACCTAGTTTAAGTTCTAAAAGTTCAAGAGGTTCTAGAAGTTCTAAAAGAAGAAGTAGAAGTTTAAGTTCAAGAGGTTCTAGAAGTTCAAAA